TGAAACCAAAGTTCCTCCGATAAGTGTTAAATAGTCGTTTAACCCTTCATTGACAGGTTTCTTTTTTGTTTTATTTTCTTTAATAACTCGTCTAACCAATCTTGTTAAATCTCTTTCTGTTAATCTTGTAATTCTTCCCATAATATTTTAATTTATCAATAAATATCGACAAAAACAAAAACCTCTATTACTATAGAGGTTCAAACATTCTTTTTATGTATTATATCCTTACTTCGTTATTCCTAAGATATATCGTTCATTTCCTAAGTATATATCGTTCATTAAGAATCATAAAGTTTTTCTTCTATTTCTGACGCTAATTCATCATAATGGTGGTCTCTTAAAACATCAATAATATACCATTCATCAATTTCATCGATTGCGTCTGGTGAAAATCCAAGTTCGTTTAACAGAAAATCTTCAGCAATTTTTATTAACTCTTTAAGCGACTTATTTTCAAAATCACTATCATAATCATCATTGTCATCCATTTCGCTAATAACTCTTTTAACAATTCTTGTTAAATCTCTTTCAGTTAATCTTACAATTCTTGCCATAATATTTTAATTTATTAATAAATACTTCTATATCCAAAAAAAACCCCCACTCTTATTAAGGAATGGGGAATTAATTTAGATTGTATGGTTTTATTACTTGGTACTACAACTTCTCAAATAATATGCCCCCCATACGGCCAAACCTAGAGTGAGAGGTACCATTACTCCAACCCCACCCATCATTGCCATGTGGATAGCCACGGCGCCCGATAAATAAGATGAAAGCAATACGGCCCCATACTTAGACGTTTTTGGGATAATAAATAATATCACACCAGCAAGTTCAACCACACCAAGCAAAGCAAGATAAGGAAGAAGATTCATAAATGTGAAGTTATTAACCATTTCTTCAGTTCCCACAATTTTAGAAACCGAAGACATTCCCAACATAAACGTAACCAAGACGGTTAACAACCACCCCAAGTTTTTAAATGTAAGATATTTTTTCATATGACCAATTATAAAATAAATTATTTAATAAGTCAAATAAAAAACGCGGCGGGGAGGGGATTATTTTTTTAAGAGGGACACCAAGTAGATTACCATAAATCCCCGAAGGGGTCGGGGGACGAAAAAATACCGACGAAGTCGGGTTCGGTTTATACTGCCCCTTCAAAAGTATGAATTTATTATCCTAAAACAAAAAACCCCCAACATAAGAAGGGGGCTTACTTTACAGATTATAAGGATTTTATTTTACAGATTATAAAAAATAATCATAAGTCCCATATACTTTTTCTTTTACGTTTAAACCTCTTCATCAATAACTCCCAAATCAATACTACTATCCGTATCTTCCTCCTCATTGTTCTGAGTTTTTAAAGGTTTCATTGTAGTAATTTTCTCCATCTCCATCAACATATAATAATTTTACAACTTCATCACCATTTATGATGGATATAGTTGGATATTCATCATCAGGTACTGGATGTGTGGGTTTAATTTCAATGTGATATTCCCAACATAATGCATATAACTTGTCAAGGAATTCAGTCATCTCTTGTTTCATCTTATTCTTCAGCATTATTAATATAAGATTTTGGTTCAACAAAATTCATATCAAAGTTTTCCAACTTTAATTTCATTTCATCAATATCCTCACGACTATAGAACGGAGCGAAACTCGGTCTTTGTCTGAATGGAACATTTTCACGTTCTTCCCACACTTTAAGTTCTACCTCATGTCGGGGAATAGAATTCTTAAGATACATATATTCCTTCCATTTGTTATGGTCCTCCACGGATGGAATAAACTTAAGAGCCCCATAGTTATCAATACCAGACAAGTCGGGGTTATTGGAATATACATCAACAATACCGTCGTCACCACCATATTGGTAACATAACTCCTGAAGAGTATGAGTATTGTAGATATCCGACTCTTTCCAATTACGACCATAAGAACGTACCTCACAGATATAGAAATATCCATCTTTAAAATCGTGAATTATACCTGAAGATTTAGATTGTACCTCAAGTAGTTCTTCAATAGTAAGGTTCTTTAAAAAATTGTCGATTCTCATACCACAAAGATAATAAAAGATTTTAATACACCAAAGATTATTTAATCTTCTTTTTTATGTTATATTTTTTTTTCTATATTTGTAAAAAAAACAATATGAAAAAAATTATCTTATCCACTAAAGTTATCTTATCTCTTATCATTTTATTTACCACAATATCTTGCGGTAATACATCATCACAAAACGTCTGATGATAAACAATCGTTTTAATGTTGTTTATCATTTGTTATACACAGTAATTTTGTACGGTGGGTTGATATTAACAAAATAAATTAGTATATTTGTAAAAAAACATAAATTATGGAAAATAAAAAATGGACAAGAGAAGAATCGGAACAAAACAAAAACAAACTTCTTCAAGAATTACAACAAGAACCTTTTAACACTTATGGTGAAAATTTAGATTGGGTAACAAAAGAACTTAATCAACTGATTGATGAGGAGGAAGTGAGACAGTAGAGTAACAATGTTCCAAAAAAACTTATCAATTTTATTGATGAATTGATTGGAGAACAAAGCAGTGGTGAATATCAAATATCTCCATTAGTTATAGACCCTATAACAAATGAAAAGCACCATACTGTAATTGAAATAAACAATGGAATTAAAGTTATTAAATATAAAATTAAAATAGAATCTTTATGAAAACATTATTAGTAAAATTACAATTTAAGTTAGCGAGTTGGTTATATAATCAAGGTATTATTGCGCCACAATTATTAGAACATAAAATAATTAGAGTTATGAATGATGAAGAAATGGAAGACAGACAAAAATCATTAAATTTTTGGAACTCGTTATCCAAAGATATGAAATTAGAATATATAACATATATGAAAAAATATGACGAATATGATATAACACCAGAAAATATTACTGACGAACAAATAACTCAATTATGGATTTATGCGGTGTGATTGGTAAAAATATTATTTAATCTTCTTTTTCTTTTTTATGTTATATTTTTTTGTATTAGAGTAAGGTTTTGTATATGAGTATGAGGGAGTATCATCATCATCCGTATTTTTATAATTAAAATTGTATTCATACTGAGTACAATCGCATTTAATACCTGTGTACTTATAAACGTATTCAATTAAAACATTAGAAAACATTTTATGTTTATAATAAGGTATGAAATTTTCCATTTGTTCTGTTGCTTCAACACTAAAGGTCAAATCTCGTTTACATCCCTTATTTTTAGATTGTCCTTTTATCCATATATTCGCAATTTCCTCACCATTTTCGTCAAATATATCATGATAATTGCTATCACCATGGCCTAATCTTTGTTTTTCTTCGGCGGTTGTAATACTAAGTTTACCAAACAAACCTTCAAGAAGTTTTAACACTAATATTCTATATTGTTCTTTTGATATTAGAATCTTCATACTGATAAATATATTAAAAACCCAAATGATGAGGTGGGAATTTTTTTTACTATATAGGAGTTAAATTAAAAGAAGGAGTCGAATACTTCCTAATCTACACCAAAATCCATATATACATCATCAAACGTTGGAAGTAATTCACCAATGTATTCATACAACTTAATTATATCTATACCCATCTTTGGGTACTCATCAAATTTAAAGGATGCCTTAAACTCGGCCATATCCCCACGTTGACCCACCTTAATCCTAGACAACTTGGGTAAGTCTTCAATCCTATTATATAACTCAGGGGTAATCCTATTAATCATACCCCTAAGTTTATTTGAAAATTCTTTCTCATTTAGAAACTTAAACTTTACAATAACGTTTGAATCGGCCAAACCAACATAAGGTAATACACTATGGATATTATCCTCCAACTCATATAAAAAATTATTTGCTTCAGGAATATACTTATCCCCCGACATACACATAAGCTCAGGGTCAAGATAAATCGTTATGAGATAATCATCATAAGTATCGTTATAGGACAAAATAGACTCAGGTGCAATTTTAAATTCCAAATCAAAATCCTTGAAAATAAGATTCTTTAATAACTTGGTAAGATGAGGTATGATATTTGATTCCTTCATATGAATAAATACTATATAAACCCCTAAAATTTTCCAGAAATTTTTTTTCAGTATATAGGGGTTAAATTAAAAGAAGGGGTCGATATCCCTGAAAAGAAGGGGGGTTAAAACTAATTAATAAATACTGACAAATTCACAACCATATTTTTTCTTAATGTATCTACCAATTGATTGACTGAACTGTCGAGGGTTAACACTAAAATAATGCCACATGTTTTCAAAGTGGTGACCATTAGTGTAGTAATTATCAACATTAAAGGAGGGATGACCAACTAACAGAACATCGTCCTGATTAATAAAACCATACCATACATCATTACTATCTCTTGGTGATGTATGTTCACCCCACTTAGCATCTTTAAATTCCTTATCAAAAAAAGGTTTCATGACTTTGTCTAATTGTTCAGGTGAAATAATATAATCCATAGTTATAAAGTTTTTTTAAATATAGTATCAAAATTATCATGAGGAATTGAATCTTTTCTAACAATATCTAATCCCCATATTTTTGAATCATCGTAATTAACATTTATGTTATTATTGGTACAATCAATTAATCCATAACCAACATAACCATCATTAAAATTATAGGACTTATCTTTATTACCCAACCAAAAATTATAATAGGATGTAAATGTTTGACCTGCCCAAGCACCTGTATTACGTCTACGTGGTATTGTCATGTCTTCCTTCTCATTCTGAGGTAATGTATCATGTAATAAAACATAACCATTACACAATGATATAATATTTTTGAAAATATAATCCATATATTCTTTATAATGAACCGTGTCCATAATAATAAAATCATAAGACCCCAAGAATGGAAAATTTTTAAACTCATCAAACGAAACATAATGATATGGAAATTTGTATTTATTTTTTTCCATAAGTCCACACTCAAGATTTAAAATTTCATCTTCTTGAATTAGAACATAATCAATATGAATATCATCCGAATATTTTAACATACTAGGAGATAACCATTCTTCACAAGCGGCTTTAGATAAAAATAATATTTTTTTAGGTTTTAACTTATCAACTACTTTAGTAATTGTTGAGTAATAATTTTCAGTGTTTTTCATATACACTATAAATACCAAATTTTTCTGAAAATTTTTTTTTCAGTTTTACATAAAAATTTATATAAACATTTTTTTATACGAATATTTCATTTAAGGGATTATCCCCCCTTTTTGACCTGTCAGAATGTCATATACGGAGGGGGGATACGGGGGAGGGGAGGGGTACCCCCCGTATGGAGGGGGTCTAGGGGTATTATTAGGGGGGAGTCCTTTTGTTTTGACCCCTACGGTCCCCCTTGTCTTAGAGGGTCTCTAATGGGGTGATGTAAAAACAATGACATATACAAATAAAGTTATACACAGTCAGTATGTCATGTTAATAAGTGTGGGGGAAAGGCAGGCTGGAGTCTAGCCTCTGCGAAGACTGTACCCCTCGAACCCGTCTCGGACTTAACCACCGACTATACAAAGGTACGGAAAAGGATTGACATGGCCAAAGGAATAAGTATTTATTTTACCCCAATATTATTTGGTGGAGTGGGGAATAATATGTATCTTTGTATTATATGATAAAGTCTTTATATACATTCTTTGGTTTATATTCTTCCATCCCCTTGTATCTATTCAGTGACAAGGAGTTAAAGTCTATTGTTAAGAAGTGTAAGAAATACTGTGTAAATAATCTTGGGGTGAACAATACTAAGAAGTATAAGTTAAGTGTTGTTATTGAAGACAACCCCTTTGAGGAAATGTTATATGGTCTTTACTGTCCTTATGATAATCAGATTAGTTTATATAAAGATAACCTTAAGACCTTGGGGGATTTCACTAAAACATATATTCATGAGTACACCCACTCTTTACAACCTTGTCGTACCAAATATGCAAAGATGTTGGATAAGTATGGTTATGACAATCACCCCTTTGAGATTGAGGCTAGAGAGAATGAATTAATTCATAACCCTATATTATTAACTGAAATAGAAAATACTTATTAGAATGAATTATTATTTAATTACCTTAGTATTTGGATTGTCGTTTATTGTATTCATATACATTACAGAACTTTTTATTATCCCCAAGTTAAATGATGATAGTAAGTTCCTTAAGTTTTGGCGACGACATATTATTGGGGAAGACCCTTTTGAGAAATAAACTCAGTGATTATGTTTTTTGAGTGAGTTCTAATCTCCATGTTCATTTTGTTGAAGTCTTCACTTGATAGTGGGGTCTTATGGTGAACACATTCTATAATGTCCCCCATGTCTGAATTTGTCATAAGGTATACAGGTTTCCCCTTCATCACCCTACCTATCTCACTTACATATCTTACGTAACTTACCGTTCCTGTAAATTCTCCTTCACTATATATTACATCATATCCATGTTCTGTTAGGGATATCCTTGTTGAAAAGTCATCTAAATACATTTTCATAACTGTGTTTTTTAATAAATATAATACATAGTACACAATGGTACAGTTAATTGTCGATAACTTTATTTATTAACATTGGTCATGACACTATGTCAGGGGGGAAATTGTTGATAACTTTAGTTAAAATAAGACTTGATTTATTAGGAAATGACAGAATGTCAGTCACGCTTGTCAATGGGGATAATCCCCTCACCCACTTTATCCCACTTTGTTCTATGTATTTCTACCCACTAATTACCACCGTTTATGGTCACTACGACATACTGATGACCACTTTTTCCCCTCTGTAGACCCCTACAGGACCAGTTTTTTAAGTATGTATGTATTCCAGCAAATAATGTACGTAATGGTTCATAGAGCGGTGGAACACGTAGTGTGTTAGAATTATCACTTCAACGACCCGTCAGGGGACATATAACACCCCCCAAGTGACCCTTTAAATCACCTATCAAGTGACCCTTTAAGTTGACATACCATAATGACATACTATAGTGGGAATAAGTGGAACTTATCTTTTGTATCACAGTGGTGAGGTTTAACCTCACAAGACTGATATGAATAATAAGTTACCATAGAATAATCTTATACTCTATGAATGTTCATTTAATTTACCCGTTCATTATGAACCTTCCTTAGAGATGAACACTATAAAGAGTATACTATATGTCTCTCAGATAAATGTCCCTTAGTAATCGGGGGTCTCTATGTATATGGGGGGAAATATACTAAAGTGATACGTAATGATACGGAAATATACTTAAATGATACGATACTACAAAAAATATACGTAATGAAAGAATCTAATTATGAATGGAATCCGTAGTGAGTTTACGAACGGTAGGATGAAATGAATAGTTAGAGTGTTTCATTACCCTTAACCCGAAAGACTTAATGGTTTATTTAATGATATTATTATTTGGAGGGAACCTTTGTTGTCCATCATTAATAATGTATTTAATACTAACGATAAGGACCTGATATATTTTACAACAAGGGGATTATTTAGAAGTTAATAATTGCCCCCTTTTTTTTAACGTAAACTGTTTTTTCCATTCTTCTACTTTAAATACTGTTAGAAAATCTTCTACTGTCATTTGTTTTTTATTGGCAGCAATTTTAGTTGCCTCTTCTAAATCAATGGCCTGAAATTTACCTTGTATTTCTTTATTGGAGTCTAACTTGTTGTAATAGATATATGGGTTCATTATGTGTGGTGTTTTATCAATCTTAGTTTTTTGAGACAGCCCGTCCGATTTGTTTTTCCCAATCTTTATCTGTTCGTACCATTTCATTTTTTGTAATAGTCGAATCTAACATTGTTGAATCAACATTTAGTGTTTTCATTAAATATTGCAAAGCCGCGATATCTTTAGGAAAACAATGACCACCAAATCCTAAATCACCATCGGGTCCTGGAACCGACCAATGTGAATTGCCTAACCTATCATCGTATCTAGCATATTCAATTACCTTATCATAATCAATTTCTAAAGTATTACATAATTGATATATCTCATTTGCATATGAAACTTTCATTGATAAAAATGTATTTGTAACATATTTAATTGTTTCAGCTATGGTTGAGGATGTTTTAATAATAGGCACTTTTGGAAATGCTTTTGAAAATATCTGTTTTATCCTTGAAGAGTATGGTCTATCGGCTCCTATAATTATTCTATTTTGGTTTTTATAATCCTCAACAGCATTTGCCTCAGTTAAAAATTCCGGATTAAAAGCGATGTGGATATTTTTAAATTCTTGGTTTAATTTTTCTGTAGTTCCCGGTGGAATAGTTGACTTGAGTATTACTATAAAATTTTCTTTTTGGTAATACTCAACTATACTTAAAATATCTTGTAAACATTCTTTTACAATTGATAAATCACATTCACCCGATTTTCTCATTGGAGTAGGTACACAAAGAAATAACTCATTTACATTTTCAATTAAACTTTTTAAAGAAGGTTCATTGCAATTACCATTGGTATCGTATGTTCTTACATCAAAATAATTCTTCATTCCTTCTTTAACTGAATTTCCTACAAACCCCTGTCCTATAACTCCTATTTTTTCCATTATCTTATTTATAATTAATAAATTTTATACTCAATTTCTGTGTTACCTAATCCCCAATCATTAGTATTTTGGGATTCTTTTGTTTGTGTCTACGTTGATATAACGTAAAATATAATTTACAAATACACGTTATTTTGTAAACAGTATTTTACATTATAAGGTTGTGGACTTATATGGTTTTAGTTTTACAATCTTATTATTACGTAAAACTACTAACTCACTATTTTTTGATTTCTTAAATGCTAAAAGTGTTTCATACGTTTTTTCAAGACCTTTTAAGATTTCATTTTTCTCTTTAATTTGAATTTCGATTGTTGTCATATTATGATTAAGGTAATAAACCATATAAGTCTACACAATGATGACTATCTACAATTTTAACAAATCCATCTTTTCCGAAAAAACCTTCTAAGAATTGTTCTTCGTATCTATTGTTTATGTATCTCATTAATTTTATCTTAATCTCATGGGCGCTTAGTGATAAATAAGTCCTAACATCAACTAATTTTCTAAACTCATCACAGTTCTGAACCCAAAGAGTACCCGCAAGATTTTTACTGAAAACACTATCATCATCATGGTCATCTTCAGGTATATCTTCATCATTAAAAAACCACCTACAATAACCACCATTATCTATTACCAATGTTAGATTATCAAATACCTCATCAAAGTGACGGTTAAGTAATATATTAAGTTTATCTTCTGATTCGTTTATAACATTTCCTTCGTTATCGTATTTTAGTTTAATGGCATCCAAACGAAAATCTGCGTCAGTGTTATACTGAATAGTGTGCCAATACGGAATAAGTTTAATACCTGTATATTCATATATTTTACTTTGTATTTGTTCGGCAAAATAAGTCTCTTCATTACCAGCATATTCATAGTTATCAAAATAAACTGTTATCATTGGTTTATTTTCATATTTTTTAATATCAATAAAACTAACATCATCAAAAAACTTATGAATCATTTTTGTAACCAACTTAAGTTTTTTGTCTTCAGATTTGTCAACTGATTCCATTATTCCCCCATCTTTACCTGAACCTTCATAAATAAGTTTGATTGCCTCTTTAGGTATGTCTTGAAAGGTTACTATATGTTTTTTACTTGATTCGTAGTGTCTATCCTTATACCATTTGATTTCGGGCATCATTGTTGTATCAATTTCCCAAACATCATCATCATAAGTAGAATCAAACCACGATCTCTTATTTGTTGAGTTGGTTGCAAATATTGCAGGTTTACATTTTGTTCCATATCCTGCATATATTTTATAACATTCACCAGCACGAACTTTTAATCCTTGTTCTATAATCTTGTCTCTGAACTTAGGATTAGATTTATGTATAACAATTTTGTTTGGAGTTATTTCTTTACCAGCAGGACTATAATTTTCATAAATCTCTTCCTCATATCTTTCAGTATCTATATAAAAATCAGGTTCCTTTTTTAATTCTACTCGTTTATCATAAACATACCAAGGAACAACATTTAAACCGGTAAAATCATTTATAATATCACATATTTCTGAACTCTCTAATTCTTCTTGTTTATCATAGTAAACCATAATCTCATTTCTTTCAGTGTGATATTCTAAATCAATAATATCATCAAACATGTTATATATAATATCCTTAACCAACTTAAGTTTTTTGTCTTCAGATTTGTCAACTGATTCGTTAATTTTATTACCAAAAAAAGTGTCATATCTATCTTTAATCTTATCATGAAAATAATTTAAAAGAAAATTATAAACCTCATCATATGGGAAATTATCATAATCGTCATTAGATAATTCACCATGATACCCATCCATAAGATAATGTATGAGATGATGTTCAAAGGTTTCAAAATTAAAATTTATCCCCTCATTATATTTTTTTAAATAAACATCGGTAATAATATTTAAATTTTCAAAGAATTCTTTATTTATTAAACTCATATCAACCCTTCTACGAAAGAATGTTGATTCTTTTATAGAACTTAAACCTGAACCACAATTATCATCGTAATGTTTCATTATTTTGTTTTGGTAGTTTTCTCTAATATAATTAACCATATCAAGATATTCATGAGCCCATTCTCCTGAATTATCATCCATATGAGAAAAATAATTATAATACATAGCATCAATTGCATTCTCCATAATTGTTTCAAAATATTCTATATCACTTTTAAAAAATATACATATATTATGACCTCCCCATTTATTAAATCGTTCAACCTCATAATCCAACATTTCCAATCTTCTTCTAAGAAAATTAGAAAGTTTTCTTTCTTCCCTTAATATTCTTTTTATGTTCTCTTGTAGGTTCATATTAATACTCATCATCACAGATTCTACCGTCAAATTGATTTATAAGGTAATTACCATATTTTTTAGTTAATAAGTGCCATATAATTTCTTCAATTTCTGACATTTCATGTTTAACATAAAGTTCATCACTAAAATGATTAATAAAATTAGCTCCTGCAACTTCAAAAATTATATCTTTATAATCTTCAAATGTACTATAACCACAAGGACTAATTTGATTGGTTAAACTATCAATTTGTTCATCTAGGTAACCTTTTATATCTTGGGTTTCCAGTCTTCTTAATAACCAAATCTTATTTTTATCTGACTCATTCAGATTCATCATTTCTCTAATCCTTTTTATGTTCTCTTGTAGGTTCATATTTTTTCTCCTCCAATTAAATTTAATTTGTTACCTTCGGGCATTTCTACAATATCTTTCAAATGTCCCGCACCGACAAAATAAACGCCAGGTCCGGAGTTTATTAAAAATTGGTCTCTGATGGTTGTTGCTATTCTTGCAAACTTACCCGCCATATGAGGATATTGTTGCCATAAATTTGGATTTTTTTCTGTTGATGGCCATTGTAATTTTTCACCTACGTCTAAAAAATTAGATAAATTCTCTTCAGTTGCATCTTGTTTGGACATTTCAATAAAATTATGATTTTGTTCACTAATTTCTTCAAGGAACTTTGTTAATTCTCTCTCACCCAAATTAAATTTACCCATATCCGCCGACCAATCAGGTATTGTTTTTAAAAGAACATTAAATATGGTATCACCATCATCAATATTATTTAATAACTTTTCTAATCTACGATTCTCTTTTGGATTAGAGAATAACGCATATAAAAAAACATATTCTTTATCTTTCGGAACTTCACCACTTTCAATTAATTTTTCATCCCAAGAACCAATTTCCTTTTTTGGGTTTAATAAATGATAAAAATTTGATTTTGTAACCGCTTCATTATGTTTAAGTCCAATACCTTCACCATAATATCCTTTATCGTTTGCAACATTAACAATTTTTTCAACCCATTCATCAGGTAGTTCTAAAGGTGTTTGGTGCATATCACCAACCAATATTTTATTATCACTAAACTTTATGATACCATAAGGTATTTCTTGTTTTATTTCTTCTTCTGTAAGAAGTCCCATCATTGATTTAATTCTTGATATGTTTTCTTGTAGGTTCATATTATGTAAGTTTAAATATTACCTCATCAACTAATTCATCCGTTGTTTTACTTTCCCCGTTTTCATTACGTGGATTGATAGTTGTTTTACCTTTATAAAATTCTCTAATACTATTAATTGATTGTTGTATGTCTTCGTCTTTTGTTTTATCCTCTAAATTAGTTTGACCCATTTCTGTTGCCCTTTTAATTCTCCTTTGTTTTAGAAATTGGATATATGGTCTATCGTCTTCAGGTGTTGTTGGCAATCCAAAAACAAATAGATTTGGTAAATCTTCTAATAAGTCAGGATTTTTTATACTGTCCCCACCTATATCAAAAATTACTTTATCATTACCATATTTATCCAATAGTTTAGTAAGAACACATCTTTTGTATTCATCATTTGTTTCACCATAATTATGACCATCTGAAGTTCTTACTATATTTACTTCCACACCAGGTTCATCCTTACACAATTTTTCATATTCTTCACTACCTTCCATTTCATCCACATCAATACGTGGTATTCCCAATTTTTCGGACAAAGCTTTAGCGGTAGTAGATTTCCCACTACCCGCAGTTCCAACAAAGACAATTGGTTTACTTTCATAAGACTTTTCTTCTTCTGTAAGAAGTCCCATCATTTGTTTAATCCTTTGTATGTTTTCTTGTAGGTTCATTACTCTTTTATTTCAGGAAGTTTAGTATCCTTTATAAATTTATTATGTGACGCTTTATATGATTTTTGTGTCTCGTCATTCTTATCTTTGGTATATTGCCAATTCCAATACAAATCATTATTTGGTTTGAAACCATAAAACTCGTGTACTTCTTTTTGTGTTTTGGTTACGGTTTCTCCATTCCAATTCTGACCCACACAAATGAATCCTGTTTCAATATCTTTGATAATGTTGGCTTCACCCAATGTTGTGTGTCTATTCTCCAACCAATTTAATCTTTCAATTAAGTTTTGGTAATACATATTTGTTTGTCCCCATCTTATTGAACTAAAAAATATCACCGCATCGGACTCAAATAACTCTTTTGATATCTTCCATAACTCATCTGAAGGTTCGTTAATGTTAACCCAACATCTGTGGTCTCCTGATGGGTTCTTTTTCTTATCTTTAAGAGCGGCTTTTAATAACCCGCAAGAGTTACCATCTTTTCTTGATACATTACCTTCACAAGGAAGTATTTTAAGTTCAGGGACATCAATTAATACTGACTTATTACCCAACTCATCGTTCAAGTACATTGCAATCATTTTAGACTTTGGTATGTCTATATTCTTTTCATCAAAATTATACCTGTTGGAGCAACTCAGTAGTAATACTTTTTTCTTATCTTTAAGGATATCTAAAGTTTGTTTGATTGATTTCCAAGCGTCTGATTGAACCATCTCCTCAGAAATCATCATTTCTCTTATTCTTTGTATGTTTTCTTGTAAATTCATATTATTTTGTCTTCTTAACACAATTAGGGTATCTCTTACCAAACATTGTCTTCATACCTTTTTGAGTATATCCTGCCCAACATTTTTCGGTTATCTCACCTTCTTTCATCTCACTATGTTTACCCTTACCTTGACAATGAGCTCTTTGACTAAATCCTTTTGGGTTATTGCAGTTGATAGATTTTTTATACTTTTGTGACCACTTTTCTGTTAATTCTTCTTCTGATTCATCACTATTATATCTTTTTTTAATTCTATTACCAAAATAATTCATAAGTGGAACTCTAATTTTTTCGTGATATGTTTCGTCATCAAAATAAATCCTATTCTCGTCACTAAAATAGTCTTGCTCTAAATACATATTCAGTTCATCTATAACAAGTTTAGCAAATGTCTTTAACGATATATTCTTTATTGGTGAGAATTGATTGTGTAATCGAGAATAATCAATTGAATCTAACGCATTTAGAAACGCCTCTTCGATATCCGAATAGCTTACCCTTCTTCTAATTGATGAAGGTATCTGAGTTTCCTCTCTTAATACTCTTCTTATGGATTCTTGTAGGTTCATATTAATAAATATACCGTTTATTTAGTTTGAAGAATTAAACTATATCAGTATTTTATCATGATAGTCTAATCAGGTATAAAATTTTTACATTACTGTTTGTGATATGCCCCAATAATTACCACATATCCTTTATACAAAGGTAATCATTACTCTTGTTATTAATACGAAGGTAAAGTTTACTGTAAATAACCTTATAGATAATCGGATATATTCCGATTATAATATTAAAATAATACAATACATGAATGAACGAAAAAGGAGACCCGAATGGAGTCTCCCTTTGTAGTGAGTGAATGGAATGTATTATTCTTTAATGTATCTTATATCTTTAGAACCATCACTGTATGTATAGATTAAATGTTTGTTTGGTTGTATATTTGTTTCTTTACCCATTAAATCTACCACACTGATAAGTTGTTTACCATTACCTGATAGTTCATTAATACCTGCGAACCCTACGTACCAATTTTGATTTATAACGATAGTGTTATAGTTCATAGATTTTTGATAACAAAATATAATTAATTGTAAGTTATAACATCCTACTGTAGGAATATATGTATATGTTTGATACTGAGGTGTAGACACATTAAAACCATTAGTATCTACAAGTATCCAAGTAACCATTACAATATTAAGAGTATCTGATATTGGTGTGACATCTGAAATAAATGCACCACCAATAGAATTATAATTTAATTTACAATCTTCTATTGTTGAAACTAATGTACCAATAGGAAGATTGCACATCCCCGCATTTGTTATATATAATGTATCTCCGTAGTTTGAAGATTGAACTCCTATTGTATCACATAATGTTATTGTGCAACCGTATGAGTCCGTAACATAACAACAATATGTGCCAGGACATAAGTTATCGATTGTCTGAAGCATATTACCATTACTCCATAGATATGTGTATGGTGCTTGTCCTCCTGTTACTGTTGCCGTTACAATACCATCACAAGTTGTGGAGTCAACAGAGTTTGTTGGTGTTATAAACCCACCGAAGTTTAAACATGGATTAAAGTTTCCTGCCATGACGATAAACGTTAATGTAACCGAAGTTCCGTTACTGATGAATGTAACACCGTATGTACCAGGACAAAGGTTTGTTACAATGTAACTTCCCTGATTAATAATCATCCCCATTCCTTGCCAATAGATTGATGTCATATTAATATTGGTTGTGTCCAATACCGCAGTACCATCACAAATGTTTGGTCCCGATGTGTTTGTTGTGTAAACTTGTGTCTGTGAGAACAAGTTAAAAGATATTACGCTTAGTAACGTAAGTAATAATAATTTTAAGTTTTTCATAGTTATTGTTGAGTTTTAATATATTTTTTACCGTTCTTGATGTAAAGAGAATTAAATGAGTATGTTGCTATGTCTTTAATTTCTCTACCTAATAAGTCATAGTATTTGTTATCCATTAATAATGAATTTTGAGTTTGTTCAGTAAGTGATGCCGAATTACAGTCGTTAAGATTAGTTCCTAAACGAACATAATTCAAATTATTTTGGTCAACGAATGTGACAATGTTTCCTTCACAACTAAATACCATACTAGTAACTAAGATATTTCCAAAATTGTAATCCATAGTAATTGTATCGTTAGTCACAGTATACTCTTCTGTTCCTGGAATGTGATTACCATCTCCAGCCTCAAAGGTGTTGTATAAAGAATCACAATTTCCTGCTGTACAATAATAAGTAAATCGTTCACCATTTTCAAAAATAAACATCGTATTGTTGAAGTTTAGCATTTTCCATTTGCCTTCAATTGTGTTGTTTTGTGAGAATGTGTTAGTTGTGCCCAATAGTAGTAGAGCACTTAATAATAGTTTTAGTTTTTTCATAAGTTTTATATTTTTTAATAATAATACATAATAACTTCTGTAAAATCAATATTATCTTATAATCTAAAACCTTATATTTATTAATATGAATTACCTTGTTACTCATCCTCAGTTACGTAAGTTTATGATTGAATATCTTGATGATTTTCTTAATCATTGTAGTGTACATGAGGTCGATTCTTATATCGTTGTTGACTACAACTACCCTGAGCCTGACGAGTATTCAGTTGACGATGTTGCAATGGAATATGATAGTAGTGATGGTAGACTTTTTGTTAATAAGGATTTCTTTGATAAGTTCACTTCTTGGTTTCCCCTTGATATGGAACAATCAAAATCATTCATTAAGGATTGGTTTGAAGATATGTATAATGTTAAAATAAAATACGTAGAATACTAATATGAAATTAATTATAACAGAGTCACAATTGGAGAAGTCCGTATTTAAGTATCTTGATATGAAAGACCCCTATGTATTAAAGACATCCCATAGTTATATGTTCTTTACTTCCCGTCAAACTATTGAAGATGGTGAAAATCCTATTATGAATTACTCCATTGGTGATAAGGATTGTTTTATTAGTTCCGACTTTGCTAGTGATGTTGCCACTATGTTTTCTTTATACTCCGACAATACTTTGAGTATTATATCTGATTGGGTTGAAAATAAACTTGGTGTTGAGGTTACTTACTACTATTCTGACTCTGGTGCGGATTAACTAATATTTATCTATATGAAATATATAATCCCCAATAATAAACTAGAATCTATACTCCTTAAACTTCTTAAGTCAGAGTTTAAAAACTTTGATGATTGTTATTATGATTGGGCAGAATTTAATTGTGGTATGGGTATTTGTTGTGACCCTTACGCTGTTGGTTTTGTTTTACCCAAGGATAGTCACGACAATTACTTATTTAAATTGGTTGATGGTAAGAACTATCACAATAATGGTAAATATCCTGAACTTAGTGGTGAACTACCTGAAGTTTGTGAACAACAACCCGACATTACCAATCTTGATTTTAATGTGGTTATATTCTACGAAGAACGTATGGAATTTATTACCGACTTCTTAGGTTCTTCTGATATATGGGAAAATCAGTTATTAGATTTGGTAAACAAACAATTTGGTTTTAATGCTAATAGAATATTGTTGTTATAACTTTGGGTTTAATAGTTGTACACTTGGGGCAGTTACTGTTAAACATTTACCTATATTTGTATTTGTTGTTGGTCCGTAATGCATAAAACCAACTGGTAGTGATGTAGTTGAAGACTGTGTTTCAAAATTTACATAACCAACAACTCCACCTGTTGTCATTTCCCATACAAAACCAAAGTTACTATTTGGGTTCCATGTTGTTGTTGTTGAAACTCTAAAAGTTCCAACTACTACTCCTGTTCCCGTTGGTATGATAGGAGATGTTTCATTGGTAAAGATATTTGTTGCTGAAGAGAAATTTAATTTCCTTTGTCCTGAGATATATGGTAAGTTGGTTGTTCCTTTTTTAGGCCATCCTAACCATTCTGGAATAGTATTGTCATTTAATGCTTTCCATGTTATAGTTCCTGTTGTTATCTTTGGTGAATGAACACCACGAATAATCAAAGCGTTTAATTTAATTACTGATGTACCAGTGTTTGTTAACCGAATTTGGAAGTCTGCGGTGTTTGTTGTTGAACTCAACCACTCCATATCCATTTTGACTGATACTGTTGGAGCAACGTTGGTTAATTCTTGTAATCTTTGTTCTGTAATTGTCATTTTTTCTATTTTTTTTTATGAATTATTTACACAATATAAATATATTTAAAATGACCATAAGTTTAATTATTTTTTATTTAAATCGCACACGGCAATTAAAATTAATATACAAATACCTAATAAACCCACACTTAATTCCATAACTATATTTTTTTAAAGATTAATAACTGACTACATTACAAATATACAAAAATTATTAACATTACCAAAATAAGTAATCCGTATATTTAGTAATAACTAATATTTATAGTTTATGAACGTAATCATTAATGGTCCTCAGTTTTTCTTATTATTAGATAGTCTCTTCTCAGAGTTGTCTGTTACGAGAATATATTCGTATAACCCAACATACAGAATTGAGTATGACAATGAGGAACTTTTTCATTATGAAAATGGTATTGTTAATGTTGGTCTTGATTTCATCAATAAAGTTAAAAGTTTTGTTCCTGTTAAAATAGATAAGGAATTTGCTATTAATGTCGCTAAATGGATTCGTAGTAAAACAAACCTAAAACCAAAATCTATTTGGATTGGTCTTAAAGAATACAATGTTGGTCTTTATCTTAATGAAAATACAACTTTAATTAGTGCTGGTGAATATAACGGACCTATCGAACTTGGTATTAGAAAATGGGAAAAATCATTATTATATCCATTTATTAATAGTGTTGATTCTAAATTTAATCGTAAAAGTAAAAACAAAAACTTGAAAGGTAATGAAGGCACCGTTGTTGGTATGTGGGAAAAAGGTGTTGATGGAACTTATGAAATTGATACTGAAGATGTAAATACGGTTAAAGAATCTGAAGAAAAACCTATGAAAAAGTTTAACAGAGATAGTAATCCTGACCAAGGTAAGTACGGTAAACTAATTGAGGATATTGCTCTTTCTTATTTTGAGAACTCTGATGACGTTTGTGATATAATCTGTATTAAAACCAATTTGGATGAATACATTTTATTGGTTTTGATGTCCTATTCTATGAATGAAACAACGTTGTCGTCGTACATTAAAAGTTTTTTACCTATCAACATAATCGTAATGATTCATACTTCGCGTCACTGTAAAGACAAAGATTAGTGAAAAATAATTGTAAATAAGATTTTTTATATCATTCTATTACGGTGTCAACTAATCGCTCACCTGTTTCTTTAATTTTAAATTGAGATAAGTTATTAGTCCCACTGTTACCTTTCTTACCTTTAACAAACTTGACAACACCGTTGTTGTATAATTTATTTGGGGTGTCAAACTGCTCACCATTAAAAACTAACATACCTTTGGTGTTAAGTAATACATCATAATCAATCCCCATATAAGTTCTAATTAACATTTTATCTTGGCCAAAATTATTAGCAACATCAACTAATCTATTGTCAGGTGTTAGTTCTACCGTCTCACGACTTTGTTTGAGTTCTGTGGTATCGCATGTTGTTCCACCGTAAGCAATCATGAAGTTAATGAACTCACCTGTTAAAGTATCTTCATCATCTTTAAACCACTCACCAAATACTCTACGACTGTCTAAGATTGCATGTAACATCTTTTCTACCTTATTCATATTGTCTACCTTAAAAACAGAGATAATCGAGTAACCTATGGGAGATTTTGTCCTATTTAATTGATATTCTCTACTGACAGGGTCGATTGAAAATCCTATCTTCTTATCAGATAGATTCAACTCTCTCCCTAACACGTCATAGTACTGTCCTAAATAAATGTATCCTTCCACATAGCAAAGATAGAATATTATTTTGTTTATAACAACTATTTTCTTATCTTTGTTGGATGGAAAATGAATTAGATATTCAGTTGAAGTTAATCTTCGTACTTTTTCTTACTTCTACCGAAATAAACAATACAAAACCATAATGTGAGAGCAATAATTAATTTATCCATATGTCAAAGATAATAATTATTTTTGGATTCTAAATCTAAGTAATGGTTTTCCGTTGATAGTTATGTCACCTTTTTCGTTTTTACCAATATCTTTGACAACAACTTTTTTGTTTTTAAATTTACCACCCATTAGGATGTCACCAACTTTAATGTCTAATTTAATCATTTCGTTAATATCATTTTCAGAGGGTTCACAATGTTCTTTATAGTATTGGATTAAATAACCTTTCTTAATTGAAAATAAATAATCTGATATGTCACCAACGTCAACCATATCTAATCCATACTTTTCATTCCTTACTAACCAAGATATTTCATCCATAACCCCTCTAACAAAATCATCCTTGTCATCAAAGTCACAAGGAAACATTTGAGGTAATAAAACCTTTATTAATTTATCAAGAAGGGGAATACGTCTTCTAAACTCATTACTAAACTTCAGAGATAAATTATTATATACATCTTCATTTACTATTACTCTCATAACATTCTATCATTTACTTTATCCAATAATTCTTCAGAAAAAGGAACTCCGTGTCTGTGTTCAAACTCGTCCTTCAATCGTTCTGTTGACATATTATATTTAGTTAGTAGAATGTACGCACCTAAGTCGGCCTCAATCTCATCTTCTTCTGAACGAGGACCATTATGTCCTAATATAAGATGAGACACTTCATGAGCCTCAACGAATTTCATATCGTCAAAGGTGAATGCGTTTTCACCAATAAAGTTTTCACCATCTAAGAAAATTGTTTTAAATTCGGGAGCAAGAAAACCATAACCCATCATATTAAAATATTCTTTCATTTGTGGGTAATTAGGGTTCTCCTTGAAGATTACGTTAATATTCAATTTAGGCATAAATGAGCTTGGGTACGCAATTAAATCGTCTGTCATTTTTATTGTGCTTTACCACTACCACAAGCATTGAATGTCGCCAAATTTTTAACCTCATCTTTAGCGTTAGGAGTTGCGGATATATAATTGAAAACTTCTTTTTGTCCATTCGTAACCACAATATTACCAACACCTTTATGACATCCTCCATTCCAGTCTGTATTATTGAATGGGTTAAGACATTTCGCTTTTAAAATAAATGATGGTTTTTCAGCTCCGTTTTTACCAATAGTTTGAATTAATATCTGACTAGCAATTTCAGGTGTTATTATAAATTTATTAAATCTTTTACCACCAACAACTTTAGTGTTATCGTATACATCAATCCCTGGATAGTTTTTAGCCTTATTATAATTGTTATTTAAACTTGCATATGGTTTTTTATCATCTCTAAATAGTTTAACATCGTTTAATGATATTTCGTAAATAGCACTATTACATACATGTTTTTTAGATAAATCAGTATAATTAACTTCAATAACCATATTATCTAAACACTTTTTCATGCCCGTTAGTTCTTCTAACTTTAAAATTACCCGAACATATTGTTCCGTTAAATATTTGTCAGCATAATCAGTTTTATATATAGTGGTTTTACCCTCTCTATATTTTTTAACACATACATTTCTTTGTTGTACATCAGTCATTCCTTGAGGACAAAATGGTGCACCAAGGAATGGTGTCGCGCCTATTTTAGGTTGAGCAACTTGAAACTTAGGTAAACTAATTAATAGTTTTTGGTCAACAAATGATTGTAATTGTGTTGTAATATAGTTTTGAATTGACTCATTTCTTTTTGTCGCTAAATAAAGTGGGGGAACTGCCTTACCACCATTTTCATTGTCAACATTTGGTAATTGAGATTCACCTGATTCAATAGTAACACTAACTAAATATATTTTACCAGCCCCACTACTTAAATATTTTTTAACTTTTTCAATCTCGGGGCCTAAAGTTTCTGGTAAATAGGTTTCACTCCAATAACCTCCACGAAATTGAACATTTTTATCTATAGTTAGGGTAGACACTGGTTCAGGGTCAACTGTTGCAACTTCAACTAATAAGTCATATTGTTTTAATATGTCTTTCTTTTCTAATTCGTTTATTAAGAATCTTTTATAGCTCATGATTAAATTTTTTTAATAAATAGTTTGTAGTTTAAGAATAAATGCGTATCTTAGCAATATAAATAATTAAAGATATGAAAAAAATAGTTTTAATAGTATTCGGCGTTATCGCATCTTTTTTAGTGTTAACTTCTTGCAAAGGGTTCAAGCCACTGTCAACGGATAAAAATACTCAAACGAGTGTTAGTGTAGTTGAGGTTGACACTAACTTGTACAACACATACTTTGTGAATTACAAGAATGGTCAAACTCAAACATTACAGTATGAATATCGTTACAACATTTACCGAGTGATTGACTCGGTTAAAGTTGACCATGTCGACACTTTACAATATAAGGTTCTTTGGGGAGAATTAAACTAAAAGGGAATAATTCCTTTTTTTTACCAATAATTTATAAATTTTCCTTCTGGAGTATAAAAATTAAGTACAGGTTGTGTCCCCATATAATCCTTATCAACCATTAATGGGTTATTCCAAAAAAAACTTGTAACTGAACTTGCGAACTCGTATTCATAGTCAATGAAGTTTTCATTTTCTGACATTTCAGAAATTTTATCACTTAAAATGCCCATATTTCTAAGAGGTTGCCCTTCCCATTCAGGTGTCAATAAGACAACGTTTAGTTCAATAAGTGCGATATCGTCACCACTTTCAACGTAAGCTTTCTCAAAAGTAACTTTACATTTGGACCAAAACTCATCAATTTTATATACACGAATCATGTCACATATATGTTCAACATTACGTAAATCTTGTTTATTTAAGTAAAATTTTTTATCATAAACAATATTCATGTTTTTAGCGTATTCACCATCTATGGAAATAATTAAACTATCAGAAATATTTTTATAGAGACGATTACCACCAGTTTCCGCACCATTTATAAATTTACTAAAGTCATGAACAACTTCTTCAAAATAACCAACAACAGCGTCGGGACTATAAGATAAATCATTTGGGTTACTAATATTGATTATAATATTATCACCATTAATTGATGAGTCAAAAACTAAACCTTTAATGTCGTTAATTTTTTTAAGATATTTTGAATAAAATAAATTAATTAATTGATTATTTGATTTTGAATTACTCATATTAATAAATACTTAATATGTTAGTATTTTCCAATTACCGTTAAAGTCTTCAACTAAACAAGTTGAATTCTCACAAAAATCACCTGAATTCATATAGTCTTCAGTTAATTTTGGTTGGTGGATATGTCCACATACTGCAACATCACAATCTTTACTTTTTGTTAATCTTTTGGCGTTTTCTTCAAAGTCAGACACAAAATTAATTGCCCCCTTTACACTTTGTTTGATATGATTCGCCAATGAATAATAAGGTAGATTAAACTTTCTCCTAATCAAATTATATAACGTATTCAATTTGATTACTAAGTCATAAGATATCCCTCCAAGTACTGCCAACCATCTTACTTTCATAATAACAAAGTCAAGAACATCACCATGAAAACAATAATACTTTCTACCATCAACTCCAATGTGTATATACTTCCTAACGATTTGAATGTTATTCATAAAGAAAGGTACGAATGGTTTTAAGAAATCGTCATGATTGCCTCTGATATAAACCACTTTTGTTCCTGTCTCACTTCTTTTCATAAATCTTCGGAATATCTTGGAACATTCTTTTTTCCATTTCCCCCCACTTTTAAGTGCCCATCCATCAATGATATCACCATTTAAAATTAATATTAAAGACTCATTCTCTTCCAAGAATTTAATAATATTGTCTGTTTGTGATTGTCTTGCACCAAGATGTAAATCACTCATTATTATTGTTCTCCATGTTTTCATGTCCAATAGTCATTGTCTTTTGTAAAGTATGGTTTATTGTTGTTGTTAAAAAATGAACCTAAAAATAGTTTGGTCATATATAAAATTCCTTTATTTTCAAATCTTCTTGGAGGGGTAAAAACAACATTATTTATTCTACCAAACTTTCTTGGTTTAATTTGTTTTGAAAATTGATAATCCTCAGCAATTTTTATTTCTTCATCAAACCCACCCAAATCAGTAAATGTTTTAGATTTTATCATCATAAATCCACCCAAACAAAATGGTGTTGACCATTTTGAAATTATTTGTAAAAAATCAAATGTTTTATAAATGTAATTGTATTTACCGTTGTCGCTTCTAAATTTGGTGGTCACTAAATCTAAATTATTTTTATATATTTTTAAAAAAGCTCTCTTGATTGTTTTTGAATCCAACAAAAATACGTCAGCATCAATAAATAAAACGTATGGTGTTGTAACTAATTTAAACCCGTTATTTCTTGCCTTAGCAGGTAATCCACCGTCTATCACATATAAATCAAACACATCATTATTTGATTTATTCCCCATCCTATTAATTAATGATTGGTTTGTTATATTATCGTTTGATTTATCACACACAATAACTTTCACATTATATATATCTGACTGATAATTTAACAGGTCCAATGTTTTTAATATAATGTCTTTTTCGTTTTTACAAGGTATTACGATGGTAATATATTTATTTAAATCCATATTTCATAAATAGGTTAAAAATTTAAGATTATAAACAATTAACAATTAAATAATAAACCCAACCTTATAAATGGGGTTATTGTTAACGATAATTATTCAGGACCGATTCAAGAACACCAATAGAATTTTTATCTTTAACCGTTTTATTCTTTTTGGATTTTAAAACGGATAATGCCTCTTGAAGTTCTTCTTTTTTAGACTTAACAGAACCTTTAAACTCAACAGTTTTTGTTGTTTCTAATTTAATTGTTGGTACATTGCGTAATTCTTTTTCATTAGTAAAAATAATCCGAACAACCTCTTTTGATTTGAAGTCGCTCCACGTTACTAACCATGTAATCAAATATACTAGTTCTTTATCCATAGTACAAAGATACAAAATTAATTTGACTTTTTTAAACTAATTATTTGTAAACGTCAAAAATCTCCGCAACACCTAATAAAATAAACGCCAACTCAAATTCACCGAATAATCCACAAATACAAGCAACAATTCTAATTCCTGATTTGATAAAACTAAATTTTTTACTATTATCAATAAAGTCGCTACCAACATTTTTATTTGTTATTAGTTTTTTGTATTCTAAATATGGTTTTTCTGTATGAACTACTTTATGAAAATTATCAAACCCAATTTTACCAATTTCAATATTTAAAATTTCTCTTTTCTTTTTAGGTTTATAATATTTTTTTTTACCATTTTTATGGTCAACATCTAAAATAGGTTTGTTAGGAGTTGTTTTTGGAGTTTTATCTTTCTCAATTTTAATTTCTTCAATCATTTTATTAATTTTAAAATAAAAATAGTAATTAAAATTTAAATTGTCAATTAAATATATTCATCAAACATTTCGTTTATATTTTTTTTAATATCAGACCAATCTGGATAATCAGGAGTTCTAAAATCTATACAGTCAAAATCACCATCGTCGATTAGTTGTTTCATCAAAGTAGTATAACTACCAAAATAGTCTAAATATGAATCGGAATATGATTGACCTTTATTGTTTTCTAAAAATAAAGTGATGTTTCCAACAAAATCTCTAATTTTAATATAATTTAAGTATGTGGTTACTTTTTTACCATCCGATTTGGTAGTTTCTTTTGGGACTTCATCAATTTTTCCTTCAAAGTATTCATCTAAACCACCATATACTAATTCATATATTTCATCTTCATATGCAGAATTATAAGCATTCCAATAAACACTTTGTAATTCTTGACCTAACTCACTTAAGTCATTTTTACATAGTTCATCTATTGCTTCGGAATCTTTAATTAATTCATTTAAGTCTTCAGGCCTAATTCTAAAATAACCTTCAGTCCCCTGTTCTTCTGATAAACTTTCAAAAAAATCAGAATCATAATCTTCTAAAGATAATTCTTTATCTCCAATTTCTTTAAAAATAACATCTTTTAAATGGGTGGTATTTTTTTCGTCTAAATCGTCAATAACATCAGATGGTTTTGTATCAACATCAAAATACCAATCGTGACCTAAACCATCTTCACTAAATATTTGTTTTGCAACATCTTCAGAAGAAACGTCACGACGGGAGGAACCACAGAAAAAAGAAGCTAAATCATCTCTATCATTACCTAAATATAGATAGAACCCATCAGGTCTAATTTTAACATCGGTTAAAAGGTCGTTTGTAATATACTTAATAGTATTTTCGTAGTTATGTTCTAAACCATGTATTAGATAATTGTTTTTAAATTCTTCAGGAACAGAATCATAATCTAAATTAGACATTATACCATTTTCAACCAAATAATCAAACACTTCATTACTAAAATAACCAGAAGGAATCTCCCCTAAATCTATCTCTTCTAAAAGTCCATATTTTTTAACAAATTTAAAAAAAGTTATTATATTATTAAAATATGGTTGTAACTCATCCCACTCACCATCGTTAAATCTATTTAAAATCTCCGATGCTTTTTGATTACTCATGCTTATATTGTTTGATTTATAAATATTCATATATTTATTAATATGAAAATTATTTTAACAGAATCTCAATACAAAAAACTACTTAACGGTTTAACCACTTCTGAAAAAAACAAAAATGTTAATGAAGATTTAAGAAACTGGTTTAAAGAGAAGTGGGTTGATGTAAGTAAAAAAGTTGACGGAAAACATCCACCTTGTGGAAGAAAGGATGCCGACGGAAAATCATATCCAAAATGTCGCCCCTCAAAAAAAGTTTCATCTGAAACACCAAAGATTGCTTCATCATACGATAAAGATGAAAAAAAAGCAATGACTCAACAAAAGAGAAGAGCTGAAAAGAAAGACCCTAAAATAGGGAAAGGTAATAAACCAACAATGACACACTACGAAAAAAAATGAAATTCATAATCACAGAATCACAATACAATAAACTGTTTAACCTAAAAGAAATGGTTGATAGTTTTTATGGGTCAGTCGAGGAGACTGAATTTAAAGTTACTGACTTATTAACGGAAGCAGAATACCAAGGACGTAAAGTTCAATTAGGTAAGATAATGCAAGGTGATGTAAAGAAATCTAAAGTTTACGTTAAAAACGACAAAGGTAATGTTGTTAAAGTAAACTTTGGATTTGGCGGTAAATCCGCTAAAGGAAAAAGAATGGTGATAAAAAAGAATAACCCAGCAAGAAGAAAATCATTTAGAGCTCGTCATCATTGTGAGACACCAGGTCCAAGATGGAAAGCAAGATATTGGGCGTGTAAAACTTGGTAATCCTTTACCCCAAAAAACATTATAAAAAATTTTGAGGGGGATATTGATGTCCCTCTCAAAAGTATTACAACATATTTGTGTCTTCCTCTTCGTAACTTTCTATTGTGTTTTTAACGTATTCACGTATTTTGTGCATACTAGATAAAAACTCCAATCTTAATTTGTGGAATTCTTCATCTTTGATTTCTTCGAATCGACTATAATGCTCAAAACAATAATCAATTCCTTCTTCTCTCATTCGGTAATCAACCGATTTCCAATTTTCAAATTCTTCTTCAGTCATATTTTTAGTTTTTTACTTAATAATAATCATATTTGTGCTTGTAATAGGTAGTCTCATCACAGGAATTGCCGAAATCGAATCAGTTTCTAATTTCTGCATAATTTCGTAAAATCCTAATTCAGAACATTTTACAGTTGAAACATTGTCAAATGTTTCTAAAACTTTTGAATCTTCTCTTGAACCTGATAATAAAACTACTTTTTTAAATGTTGTGTTGAATGTGAGTGTTTGCATATTTTTTTATATTGTTTAAATAATGTGTTTTTTTATTCTATTTTTATATTACAAATATATAAAAATTATTGGGGTAAAACAACAGTTTAAAAGTATTTAACAATATGGACATTAAAATAAATAAGGATAAATTTAAAAAACTACTGTTCAAGTACTTGGATTCACAGGATGAATTAAAATATGCTAATGAGCATAGAACAGGTTATGGTAATAGTGTTAGAGAGTTTTTTTACGAATACCCTAACGATGGTGAGGATATGGATATGGATTCTGACTATGAATTTGTATTTACCTATTTTGGAACCTCAGAAGATTATGAAGAATATCATAACATTACGACCCCTTATGTGTTATCAACATACCCTTTAATTGAGATAGATACTTATCTCTACCAAAAAATAGTTGATTTGTTTGGTGATTTATATGCACCTCAATTAGTTCTTGAGTGGTTAAACAAACGTTATGATTTAAATGCGGTTAGTATTGCTGAAAATTAATTTTATTATATTATTATATTTATAAAATATGGAAAAGTCAAAATTAGAAAACATTGGTAATAAACAATTATTTTACTTACTTAAAAGTTTTATATCAAAATCTAATGATTCAACGCCTGATATGGAAGATTATGGTTTATCAAATAATTGTGACCACGCAGCAAAAATTGTTGGGTTGGATTTAAATTTTCCAATTGACGAAAATTATATTGTCGCAACATTACACCTAAATACAAATTATGATTTTTCAACACAAAAACCAAATGGTGAAATTAAAAGACCGTCAGTTGGTGTCTATAAGTTTGAAATTTCTGAAGATAGAACGGAGCATGTTACAAGAACATATCGCCATGAAATGAGTTCTTATGATGCAAACTTAGTTATTCCAACAAGTAGAATGGCTGAAGGCGAAGGGGTATTTGATTATTACGATGGTGATATGATTGATGAAGACTATTACGATGGTGAAACAACAGATGTTAGTTATGACTATAGTTCAGTAAGAAAAATTAGTTAAAATGAAAAAAGAACAATTACTGTCATTAGTTAAAAAATTATCAATACAATATAAAAATGGTTTACATCCTGGTAATGTATTAGGTACATTAAGAGAAAATAAGTTTATTACAGAATTATTTGGTGATAGGATATCTGGTGAAGATTTAGCATATATGTGTTTTCTTATACCTCAAGAAAAAAAAGGTAGAGATATTAACGTTGCTTATGATATTATGAAATCCAATTTATTTGGGGTATCAATTGCAACTATATTAGAACATGACCCAAATGTTGAGTGTCCTTCCTGTGACGGTGCTGGCCAAAATGGTTGTGAAGATTGTATGGGAGATTCGTATTTAAGATGCGATTTGTGCGATGGTTCAGGTGAAGTTACGTGTATTGATTGTGAGGGTTCAGGTGAAGATGAAGATTCGGAAGGTAAAGATTGTGGTAAGTGTCAAGGTGGCGGACAAGTGTATTGTGATGAATGTGGTGGTGATGGGGATATTGAATGTAACTCATGTGATTCCACTGGTAGTGTTGATTGTTATAATTGTGATGGTAATGGTGATATTGCGACTAACGATTCACTTAAATTAGAATATTTCTTTGTATTATCTTGGAATAGTAAATTTAGAGATTTGTTTGAAACTATGGAACAACCTAAAGTAATTAATAACGAAACCTATCTTAAATTAATAGATAACTCTCAATCATTAGTATTCTTTAATAAAGAATGGGTTGATGAGTCTGATGACCATGGTCTTCTTGATTTGGAAGATAATACAACAGTATTTATTACTGTAGATTTAAAACCAATGATTGAATTACAAAATCTTTCAGGTGCATTAAGGGTTATAGGTCTTTATGTTTAACTAATAGAACGTTGCATTATCTCTAAATCTTTCTAAATTACTTAATATCAGATTATAAACTTTTGGCAAATAAAAGTGTTTATACCAAGTTAATAAATCTTCAATACCATCAAATTCTATTTGGCTTTTTAATTCGATATAAAAACCCTCATCAATTGTAAACCCGTTGATTTTATATTCTATTGATTCAACGGGTGTGATGTTATTACCATCCCAAAATGGTGTCGCCATGGTTAACATTTTTTCATCGTCAGGTCCTTTATACTCCCAATAAAATATACCATCCCAATTACTAACACTTATCTCACAATCTTTATAAACAGTAGGTAATAAATTATCTCTATTCAAATCAAAAAGTAACATATTTGCGGTTTCATAATTAATAGGGTAATTTGCAATCCTAACTAATTCATATTTTGGTAACCCCAATATATTAGATGCGTTAGTTAACCCAAGATTTTCTATTAATTCGTATATTTTTTTTTCTTTACTCATAATTAACTTTAAAACTTAAATCTACATCAATACATATTTGCGGTAACATTTGTTCAATAGTATTCATAACATTTTCTTGAACATCGTCCCAACACCAACTAGGTAAATCATCTTCACCATGACCTCTTTCCCATTCGTCAGTTTCTTCAAACCCAACTAAGATTCTATTTACGTTAATATATACAGTACCAGTATATAAAGTATCTTGTTCACATAAACTAAGTTCACGTTCATTTGGTTTCCATAATTCAACATTTTTCACCACGTACTCAACGTGCCAATCAACCATATCATCATTATCAGTATAAGGCATTGTGTATGACCCTTGATGTGTAGGTTTATCGCTAATCAACTTAGTTATAATACTTTTAAATCTATCAACCGAGTTTGTTTGTTCTTGGATTGACTCTTTATCAAACTCAATATAAACCTCACCGTAATTATACCCTAAACTACTAAGAGATTGTTCTATTACAATTTTTAATAGTTTCTTTAATCTACCTAAACGACCATCTTTAACATCAACTTTGACTTTAGCAACTATTGTATTAAAACTAATAGGTTCATACTCACCTCTCCGATTCCACATATTGTTTGGGTACCCACTAATGTCAATCACAAATTTAGGTAATTCAAAATTGTGTTGAGATTTAAACCTATCAATAAATTTAGGTAATATTTGTTTTACCACCTTCTCAACCTCAGAGATATACAAATTTTTTTTCATCTATAATATAAATATATCCCATAATAGTTTATATTATTATTTAACTTCAAAACCGCAGATTAAATGTTAACCTCATATTTATTTAATAAATAAACAATTAAAAATTAAATTATGTCTTACAAAAGAGAGCAAATTGAATCGGCGGTTAAAAGTAAAGGTCACGTATGGTTTGAGGATGCAAACAACAAAGGTTTTGATGTGAACATTGTGGGAGTTAGAAATGATTCTACAGGTGATAAAGTTACCAATGTATTTGATGATTATATTACATTATCATACAAAGAAAATGGTGAATGGAAATTCCATATTTGGCCAGCAACTACTGACCCAGGTAAAAAAGGTGTTATGGAATATCATAACGCTGCGGGTGTTGCTCGTTTAGTTGAGGGCCAATATCGTGGTTCCCACACTATTAGATTACACCAAGGTAAATATGAAGCGTTAGGTCAAGCAAAGAATGTTAAGGTTTATCGTGATGCAAATCGTGATATGAAATATGATGAAACAAAAATAACTGAAGGTGTTTACGGTATTAATATTCATAAAGCGGGTGCTGACTCAACTTACGTAGAGAATTGGTCTGAAGGTTGTCAAGTATTTAAGAAAGCTGCGGATTTTGAGGAATTCATGTCAATCTGTAGAAAGTCTAAAAACATCCATGGTAACTCATTCAGTTATACTTTAATCGGAAGTAACGATATTAAATAATGACTCAAGACCAAGAAATACAAGCGTTAAACAAGATTGTTAATTCAGGTCTTATACTATCGACGTACCCCAATGTTGACCATATTGATGTGTCTATACATGGGGTGCGTCAGCCATATCTTATCTATAAAATTTATATGAAAGATGAAGATATAACCATAGAAGAGGTAGAGGATGACATTGACGTTCTTTGGTTGATTGACCATCAAATAATGAATGTCGTTTCAAAATTAATTCCTTTTGAACATTTACCGCTTAAAAGTTATGATTATCAAGTAATTATTTACGATGGAAAAGGTATTTCAATTTTTGATTGGGAACATAGATTAAGTCAAATGAAACCTGGAAGTACAGGTAAAACAGATTGGGAACAAAGACAAAAAAGATAATTATTTTTCACCACTTGTGAAATCAATATCATTAAACACAATTACAATTCCCGTACGGCTAGTTATTTCTTTTGAAAGGTATTCATCAGTACAGTCTTGAATTTCATTTTCAATCTCCCATCCAAAATTTTCTTCATTTCTCGCGTCAATTAATTTATAAAGTTCTTCATTCTGAAATAAAGTCACCTCACCATTAACATCATCAATAAGTACTGTAGTTGTAAATTGGGTTGAATTTTTTTCTTGTACTTCAGATACAGTAAATTTGTAATCATAACCACCATAAATAGGCCCAACAACATGGTGGGTGCCTTTTAACAATTCTTCAGTCATTTCAATTGATTTAGACTCACCTAACCACTCTCTTAAAAAACCTAAAACATCGTAATACCTAATTTTAGTTTTACCAACAATTAACTCAGGTAATCGAGTACCGTCAAAACCAAATAACTTATAAAAGTTATCATCAATTTTACCACCAAATCTATCCCAATATTTAAAGAAAGCTTTCTTTTCGGCAAGGAATTCGTTGATACTGTGTAATTGTTGTTCTGTTATTTTAAGTTTCATAATGTAGTAAATTTATTTTAATTTTTGAATAACTTCTTGAACATCTTGTCTTTTAACAAAATCAATTACATCTTGTTTTAATTTTTTGGTTGAACAGAATCTATTGAAGAACATTTCAGGAATCTCATCTCTACTTTCTTCCCAAGTTGAGAAGTCATACCCATCAGGGGTTAAATCCATTTCTCTGTCGGCCCATTCTTTTTCTCTTTCTGAAGCAATATCAATAGAATGTACACCTTCAGAATCAATTAGATAGTCACCTACTTTAAGATAAACATGGACTAACACATCGTCAATATTTTCATTATCATCATCAAGTCTTTCAGCTAATATTAAATGGTAATTAATTTCCTCATTAGGAAGTAACTCTTGGAATACTTTTATTAGATATTTTGCAAAGTAATGACAATGTCCAAATTGGTAATCATTACCGAATGATGTATTTTCCATATTAATAAATATATTGGGTTAAGAAATATTTTTTATTTATCATGTGAACAAAATACTTATATTTACATTAAAAACATTATGCACCCTATTATTCACGCAAAATCATCGGCCAAAAAATTTGGTGGAACTTGGGAAGAATACATAAACATACACAATTGGTTTGACGAGACCAAGGCTTGGTATGGACATTCTAATCACAGAATGTTTAGACATCATAGTGAGGGTATTTTTGAAATGGAAAAGGTTTTTGGTATGTCATTTGTAAATAGTGATGATAAGATTGTTTACACTCGTTATGTTGGTGAACAACATGTTAGAGAAGATTGTTATAACCATTTACCTTGTGCTAAAGAATGGATAATGGCTTTAGAATCTAAAGAAAGACCTATGTGGATGATGAGAACTTTAGATATTAACATAGATTAAAGTATTTATAGTTAAAAACAATATGACACCTCAAGTAACTGAAGAACAATTAAAAACCCTTAAACTATTTTCATATTATTGCATGTCATATGGAAGTAGTGAGGTTAACATTACCGTTTATACTGAAGAATGCCACCTTGATTACATGGACGACAGTGCGTACAGTGACGACGGAACAACAATAGAATTATATGAAGCAATATCTGACACTTTAGAACATATTTTAGACAAAAATGAGGTCTACAAAGTAATGTCAGATTGTGAGTATAGAGGCACAATTAGAATTAATATTGATTGTAAAGAACGTATATTATTTTTAAACGTATGGGAAATGCAATACACAACATTAGAATCTCAATCAGAAACCACATTAGAAGAAATTAAAGAAGATTATAGTGATGAATTGTATGAAGCAATTGTGAATTTATTTGACCAACTTCACGAAAAAAATGTTTCTGAAGGTTATGTTGATTTTAGTGGTGGTGGTGATAGTGGTGACTGTAATGACTTTGCATACGGAGATTTTGAAGGCCGGATAAATTTAGACGTTAAAATTGTTAATTTCATTTACGAACAATTAGAAAAACACATGGGTGGATGGGAAATTAATGAAGGTTCTCAAGGTCGTTTTATCTTTAATAATGAGTCAAAGGATGTTACCTTAGACTTTTCCGAGAATCGAGAAGAAGAAGTACCAATCTCAATAGATTTTTTAATAAAATTTTAAACCTTATTTTGAGGGGTGATGAAAAGTAAACTCAGTATTATCATCAGTTAAATAATCTTTATTATCAGAAATTATTTTTAACTCAATACCATTTTCCAAATCTTCTGAGAAAGGGCTTGGGTGTACATAACCTTCAGGATTAACAACCATCTTATTTGTACCTTCAACGGTACCTGCTTTATTAATAGTGATGTCAATTTTAATTTTACCACCGTCATTCTTAACGTCTGTGATAGTATAATTAACTTTCTTTCTGTTATCACCCCATCCAAAATCAATAGTTAATAATTTTTTAGTACCAATTAAAGAACTAGCAAATTTATCACCAAAATTAGTTACTCTTTCGGATTTAACATCATCTAAACTTTTTCCGTTAATAAGATTTTGGATTTCTTCCTTTGTTACACTAATAACTTTAGCATCTAAACCTGAATTATATCTTACAGGATTAGCGTGTGACATTTGTTTAGATGTTGATGATGAATAGGTATTACTAACTACATACCATTGATTGTTAATGAATAAATAAACTGGATACCAACCATAAGACTTAACAACATAATACCATTCATTTTTTCTATTAACATCCCAATACCCTTCAATATTAGAACCTTTAAAAGGAATTTTAGCGCTACTGAATTGGTACGCGTTATTGTTTGGCGTTCTTCTTTGTTTAAACTCTTTGAAGTTTCTGAAAGTTGTCTTATCTAAATTCTCGTAATCACCATCAGGTCTGTAGTTCGCGGTATAAATTTCGTAATAGAATCTTGCATCAGATTCAGGTCTCCCCACAAAAGGCATCATGGTTTTAACAAAAGCTAACATTTTAGATTGGTTACCCATATCTTGTTTATTTTTATTAAGATATTTGAATAACCTAATCTCTTTTTCCGACAAAGGATTTTCTCCTTGACCTTCAAGTTGTTCTTTAATAATTAATTTAACAATTTTAACTAAGTCAAACTCAGTAACACGAATTGTTTTTGACTCATCAATCTTAAAATCTTTTTTTAGTTTTATTCTCATAATTCCAACGGCATTTTTGAGCCTCTTATACTCATTAGAATTATTGACAATAGAATAATCATTAATAAAATCATTAATATCTTTAACAATTTCTTTAAGTTCATGTTGAGTATTACATGAAATTATTTTTTTAATTAAATCGTTAAGAATTTCTCGTTTATTCATAAAAATAAATATTGATTTAATTATTTTAAAAATCTTAATTTATATAATGTTGAGTTAATTAATTCACAAACAGTATCAATTTGATTTTGAATATAAGAATCTTTACAACAATCTCTTAAATCATTAACTTGTCCACAAAGGTCTTTAAAATAATTAATTGTGGTTGTTGAGTCTTTATAATCTTCAATATCGTATTTTTTATACCCTTTGAGGATACTATATTTACCTTGGTATGATTCTATAATCCCATCAACCAATCCTCCAATTTCGTCATAATACCCATTTAATGCACTATGTTCAGCAAATGATTTGGTCTGTAAATGTAATGTATGTGCTTGAGTTCTAGAGTGAAATAACAGAGAAACCATCTCAATAAAATCTTTAGTACCTGTTTTTTGTTCGGTTAATAATTCTTGTTGTTTAATAACCTCAAATATTTTATCTTTTAAAATTTCATTTTTCATAGTAATGTTTTCACTATAAATATCTTATCAATCAATAAAATTAAAAGTCTCTATGTTATATTCGTCATCGATTGAGAATAATGTTAGATACAATGATAATTGTTTGTAGATATAGTGTTGTATTACTTTATTAGTTAAACCATTAATATCCTTGGTTCTATAAACTTCAACAATAAAACTGAGGTCATTCTTCCCACTTTTTAACTTTATATCAACAGAAGTTGTGCCTGTTGGACTTGGTAGTTCAATTGGTATTGTCTTATTCTCATGAAATTTTATCGCTTGATTATACATTAAAATTTTTAGTTACCAAATCCTTTGTTGAAATTGTTAACTCATTATCCTCAATCACTCGTTCTACGGTTTGTTTAACTAAATTAAAGTCAGCCCAAAAAATGGAACCCTCCTTTAATGGTGAGTAATCATTGTCTACCAAGTACTGAACTACCGTGTTATCCTCAGTAGTTATAAACCCGTGGGCAAATCCTTTAGGGACAAACAATTCATTGTTAGGTTCTACAACAAACTCATAAGTCTTTAGATAGTTAGGCGAATTAGGTCTAATATCAACGATGAAGTCGATTATCTTCCCCGTAATGACCTTAACTAACTTTGACTGAGCGAACTCACCAACTTGAAAATGTAATCCTCTAAACGTAAATTTATTAGGGTTAACACTAATATTACTTTGTACCCAATCTTTACGTAAAACAGATAAGTTACTTTCATCAAATTTTAAAGGTAAAGGTGCAAATGTTCCTCGACTATCTTTGAATACTGAATTATGTATTAATAAACCTTCTTCCATATTATTTATTATTTGTTTAAATTAACTCATTTAAAATCCTAATTCCGCTTTCATAATCATTAATGATTCAGCTTTATCTTTAGCATTTGCATACTGTTCAATTAATTTATCCATTTCTTCAGTATGTTGTGGATGTTCCCCAATTGCAACGGGTGAAGTTACGTAAACTTCTAATCTTGCTAAAGCGTCCATTATTTCCGCTCGATATTTTGCGTCTAACGCATTAAGTAATCTGTTTTGTTTTTCTACCATTTTTATTTATTTAATTATTTTTTTTAACCATTCGGTTAGTTTAGTATTTTGCATTACACCAAATTTGTTTTCATATTTTAAAGAACTTAATGAATATCTTCTATCGTGGCCTAGTCTATCCTCAACGTATTTAAATTTAACATCCTTACCTAATATATCACCAATCATTTTGATTATTTGGTTGTTAGTGTATGATTCTCCAGTTCCAATATTATATATTTCATTAACTTCATCCGACATTAATAAGGTTAATATTGATTTTGCGTTATCATCAGCATGTATCCACTCCCTAACTTGTTCACCATCACCATACACCGGTACCTCATCACCGTTTTTAATTGACCTAATAATCTTTGGTATAAATTTTTCGTGGTGTTGATTTTCCCCGTAATTATTACAAGTACGTGTGATTAAATATGGAAACCCATATGTTCTTCCTGCAGACATTACCAACATATCGGCAGATGCTTTAGTTGCAGAATAATATGAACTTGGAATAATGTTATCGGATTCAATTGCTGAATACTCATCTATATCACCATAAACTTCGTCCGTTGAAATGTGTAAGAATTTAATTAGGTTTTTGTTTTTTCTTGCGACCTCAATCATGTTGAAGGTACCTTGTACATTTGATTTAACAAATGGTAATCCGTCTTTAATTGAATTGTCAACGTGTGACTCAGCAGCAAAATTAACTATGTAATCGTAGTCACCTAAATCCTCAGGTATCACATCACATATATCTTTTTTTAAATAATCGGTTGGTAATATAAGATTATTAAGATTACCTGCGTATGTAAGTTTATCAATAATTAATACTTTGTGGTATGTATTTTCTCTAACATAATTTACAAAATGTGACCCAATAAAACCTAACCCACCTGTTACTATAATTTTACTCATAAAAAAACTTTTGTCTTAATAATAAAACAAAAGTTTTTAAATGTAAAAGTATTTTCTAATTATTTACCAATTACTATTTCATCGTAATTTAATTTACCCATACCTTCAGAGTCTTTAGACTCAAATTCGTCATACATATATGTCTTAACAACACTAACAACACTTTGTTCGGCCTGAGCAAGTTTAGTCTCCATCCAATCCTCAAGTTGTTCACCTTGTTCCATTTTTTCCCACATAGCATGTGCTAATGTTGCAATAGTGAATAATTGTTGTTTTGCCATATAAGACCCTTCTTGTCCGTGCTCTTGTATATTTCCTTTTTTAACGCCATTAACTAACAGTTCTAATTGTTTTTCCGAAATAATAATATCTTTAGCCATAATTGTTTTAGTTATAAATATCATTAAAACAAAAAAAAGGAGACCTAAGTCTCCTTTAGGGCCGACAGGTTATGTCAGACACCACCACCTTATTTTTTTAAACAAGGAAACAATATATTATGAGAATTCAGAAACAGGTAAAACTCTAAAACCATCAACATTTTTATTAACAAAATTGTTCTTATATTAATAAAAGACATTTTTTTATTATTCTTTAGTAATTAATTCCCAAACTTTATTAAGTTCTTTTTTATTAAGAATTGTTTCACTAGGTTGTTCAATAGTATCTTTTGAAATTAATTTATCGTAAACACTTTTTACTTTAATTACTAAAAAAACAAAAAAAAGTACTGTAATAATCAACAAAGTTTTAAGAATTTTTTTCCAAAACTTATAGATGATATAAAGTGATGCTAAAATTGAGATTAATAATCCTGTTTCAATGCTCATAATTTATTTTATTTAGTAACTAACGCTTCAATTTTGCTTTTTGCATGGTCAGCCAAAGTGAACTCGTTAGTTGATGTAACAATAATTGAATCCTTTAAAAATTTGTAAGGAATGTTGATTAAGAAATCGGTTCCGTTGAAAAATGTTAAGTCATTTTTTAACTCTAAACATCCACTAACCATCTTCAAAAATAATTTGAATTGGATTCCATCAATGAATGTTTCATTCAAAAGTTTACCAAATTTCTCGTTCTCGATTCTGATGTTGTATGTCTGTGTGTTCATATCCTTAATTGTTTCTACAAATATACTGAGTTTTTTACAATTCTCCTAATTTTTCCACTAAAGAAGTTAAATTAAATTCTTTAGGTACAATGATATCCTTTTTAATAAACTCAATCTTATCATTAACAGAACGATATCTGTACCCTAAAATAATCTTGGTTTTATTAACATTAGTTACTGTAAAAGTATTAGGGTCGTTTGGCGTTGTTGGTGTACCAAAATCAACTCTAGAAAAACTAAACATGCCAATTAATTCTCTGAAGGCACGGCTTCTTATATCTTGTTTTAATAATCTGTCTTTTTCAATTACCCATAAAGAATCTACATATTCAATTATTTTCTTAGCAACAGTTCTACCAGATTTGTAATATGGACTTTCTTCATTATAACCTAATAAAGTTTTAATTTTAAAACCCAAGTTTTTTTGTTTCCACGAACCTCTTGGAGTAACATAGTGTTCACTAACATCAATACGAATTTTACCTTTTGATACTACTTCAGGTAATTTACCTGTGTATTTAATTTCATAATCAAAATAATTTAATGTTAAAGTTTCAACAGGAAATGAATTAACCCAAACTTTATAGTCCAAAGAATTTTGAGTTTTAACCAATTCAAAATCAGGAGATACTTTAACCATATCGGTATAAAAATCTTCAAAAACTTTTTGTTTAATGTCAATTACCAACTTTTGTTGGTCATAACTTCTTAACGCACTACGCTTAGCGTCTTGGTACTTAGTTTTTGCAATTTTTTTTTGTGTTAATGCGTCTGTCATAGTATCGGTGTTTGTGATTACAAAGATACAAAAAATTTTTAAATGCCACGCATAATTTCTCTATTAATATCTCTTTCTTTAATAGATTCTCTCTTATCATGTAATTTTTTACCCTTACCCAAAACTATTTCCATCTTCAACAATCCTCTATCATTTGAAAATATTCTATATGGGACCAATGTTAATCCTTTAACAAGTTCTTTTTGTAATTTAACAATTTCTTTTTTCTTAAGTAATAACTTTCTATCTCGCAATGGTTCGTGAGTATACGCCATTTTATATTCTGGAATATTCATTCCTTTAACTACTAACTCGTTATCAATAAAAAAACAATAAGCATCAACTAATGACACTTTACCACTACGAATTGATTTAACTTCAGGACCAACCAATTTTATACCAACAATCAAAGTTTCAATAAATGAATATTCGAACTTAACTTTACGATTTATTATGCTGATTTGAGTCCCCATAAAGCAAAGATAGTGATTAAAAATTAAAAACCCTAACAATTTTTACACTGTTAGGGTTTAATTATTAACCAACTCAAGAAAGGGGGTCGTTGGGGCTTTGTAGGATATAAATATATTAAACTTTTCAAAAAGAAAAACTATTTTTAAAATTTTATTATAAAAACTTAAGATATTTATTAAATATGATAATAAAAATTAATAACAATAAGTTTAAAGTTAAAACAGTTATTACTCCAAAAGATACTGAAAGTGGTATGATGGGTAAAAAATTTGACAGTTCCTATAATGGTATGTTATTTTTAATAGATGATGGTGAACATTGTTTTTGGATGAAAAATTGTATTATCCCGTTAGACATTATTTTTATTGATAGTAATACCATAACTAAAATACACCATAATTGTTCCCCATGTACGACAGATGAATGTGTTAATTACTGTGGTGAAGGTGATATAATTTTAGAAATTATGGGGGGTACCGCAAAAAAATTAGGATTACAAATCGGTGATGAGGTTAATTTTTAACCTTCATTAATTTTAGACTGTAACACATTTACCAATTCTTTTTGAACCATTTTAGTAAACTTCACATAAGGAGAATCATCTGACTCAGCATTATACTTGTACTTTCCATCTGGCGGTCTTTTAGACCTACCTAAATAACTAAGCCCCGAAATGTTCGTGATACATTTATGTCCACCACTATTAGCTTGAATTAAATCCCAAGCATTAATTGTGACACCATCTAACATTTTCATTTCTTCCTCGCTTAATTCAGTAAAAGGAATTTCCATCATTTTACCAATTTGAGTTAAATGTTTTTTACCATTCTCCATTGTTTTAAAATTGTTACCATATAACGCAACAAAATCTTTAAAGGTAAACCCAACTGATTCAGGACCAAATCCTTTTGAACCTTCAGAAATCCATTTAATTGTTGATAACGGTATTTGTCTTTCTTGTAATTGAGTCTCCCATTTAGCAAGTACTTCCTGAGCAATCTCACCTAAGTTAACACCTTTTAACTCACGTTCTTTTTTATAAGGATTACAAGACGCTTGAACTAAACCTAATGGCCAAGCAATAACTAAGAAATCAGCGTCAGGGTTATTTTTGAAGGGCGTGTATCTATCATAAGAACCAGGTTTCATCATACTACCACCTCCGTATTGAACAATAATGTTACCTTCAATTTTAACATTATGGTGGTTTTTCATTTGGTCAATATAACCTTCTTTGTTTTTCTGTAATTCGGGTACGGTAGCGTAACCTTTTTCAATCATGATTCTTTTTATGTTAGTAACAAGATTCATAAGTGATGGGGTTCCAACCATAACAAGTTCTTCTAAAAACCCTGGTTTATTTTTAAACGCCAATAATAACTTATTAGCAACTAAACCTAAGGCAGTTTTGTTTTTACCCAAAGATTTATCTTTATCTAATTTGAATAAATAATTTATTACTTGGTCAACCGTTACTTCGTTCGCCGCGTAATTAGCTGAGTCAACCATAGATATTAATTGAATATCTTCAGGTGAGAATATTTCATTAGGTGATACCACCTGGGATATTGTTTCAACATTTGAACGTGAACTTCTAAATGAAGTTGATTTAGTGTCTTCCGCACCCGCTTGTCTATCGTGGTGGTCTGTATGGATAACAAACATTGGTTTACCATGAGCAAAATCCACAAGTACTGGCATAATATCACCTTGAGCGTCATTCTTCTTTACCGAGAACTCTTTATCCCCGTATTGAATAACGTGAGCATCAACAACTTTAATACCATTGTCTTCAAGGTATTTTTTCATCGCAAGTGCGGTTGTTACGCCATCCAAATCTTGGTGAAAATAAATTTCAGCTTTAGAATAACGTTTAGCTAACTTATTGATATCTCTGATACCACTTTCTTTTAGTAAGTTTTTCATACTAACGCTTTTCCCCCACCTAATAGTGAACTAATTAATGATGTGAATGCATCTGTTTTAACCGCAGTTGATGTTGATTGTTTTGCAGTAGACAATGATGGTAACTCGGACGCTACAGTAGTTTGTGTTGTTTGTCCTGAGGCAAACTCCTGATTCCATAAATTTTGTGATTCGGGTAATTGAGCGTATTGTTCATACTGTTTTTCAACGTCAGGGTACATTTTTTCAAGCTCATCAGGACCAACAAAATTTCCAACACCTAACCAATCTAAAAACCCCGCATAAAATTTAGTTCTTTTCATCAAAGACCTTGTTGCAGGATTACCACCAAAAATTCTAGGAACCCCCGCATAAAATTTAGCGCCTAAACTTGCATCCGATTTCATAAAACTTAACCAACTATTTTTTCCAGTGCCTAAATCTCTAAACCCTCTGAAAGATTGGTCTTTACTCATTTGTTTTAATAATTCTTCTTTTTCAACAGCGCTTAACGCCTTTTCACTTTTTACAATACCTTTACCAATTTCAGTTCCCGCTTTCATTTCTTTTCCGGCTTTACCAAAAATTTGGACGTACTCTTCAATAACTTTTACTAAGCCAGAACCTAACAAAGGAACTCGGCCAATAGACCCTTTTAAAGCGGTCACTAATTTCTCACCCCAAGTTGGAGCAGTCTCAACCATCTTAGCAATAGGTCCACCAGCTCTTTTTGCCGTACCAGCAATTTTAACGGCATCGCCAGTTAAAGTTGCTGCTTTAAACGCTTTAGCGGCTCCACCACCTAATTTCATAACACCAATGACAGGTTTAGCGATAAGGTCACCTAAATAAGGGATTGCCGAAACAAATGAAAGAATTGCATATAATTTATCACCTTGTCTCCAATAACTAATACCATTAACAATATCAACAATACCTGTTGGGTCAAAGATACCGACAACATCACCAAGAGTATTATACCATTTAGATTCTTTTATTAACTTGGTTTGTTCAGTGTATATTTTTTTTGCAAATTCAAAAACAAATATTTTATCTTCTTTAGATAATTTGTTCCATTTTTCTTCAAGAATCTTATATTGTTCCTCTTTATAAATTTGAAATATCCTGTCTTTTAATTCAGACTCATTAAGTTTCATTCCTTTCATGTGTATTTTTTATAATAAATATCATGAAAACAAAAAAGGGGATATTAAATTCCCCTATTTATTAAATTCTAATTTAAGTTGTTTTTTCTTATCCACAAAAGATTGTATTCGTTTACGAGAAATCTCAGCGTAGTCAGGACTTAGTTCTATACCTATCCATCGTCTATCTAATATTTCCGCAGCAACGCATGATGTCCCGCTACCCGCAAATGGGTCAAGAACTACATCGTTTTTGTAGGACAATATTTTAATTGCTTTTGTTGGTATGTCCATCGAGAAAGTTGCCTTGGTGAGTGATTTAGTATCTGCAAAGTAATTCCACTGACCAAATACAAGTTCCATAAACTCTTTCTTATCTTTTTCCTCATATACAATTTTTTTCTTTAATGTCCCATCTTCCTGTTCAATCTCAGTTGGGACTCCTTTCCACTCTGGCTCACCTTTAACTTTTTTAATGTGTTGTTTTTTATAAGCTAATATTACACATTCTTTTGGATTATAAATATATGGAGAACTAGGACTCATCCAAGAACCCCATGCGGTTGTCTTACTTCTGTGTGGCGAATCTTCTTCTAAATCCACGATTCCAAAGAATTTAAATCCAACCTCTTTCATTATTTGATAAAATTCTGAAACAAAAAATACTCTACCTCCTCTATCTTGAACATTCACTTCGTAGGGAATGTTAATTGAGACTCTACCGTCATCTTTAATCAATCGGTAAGTTTCTGTTAACCATTCTCTTGTCCAACCCCAATATTTATCCATAGGTAAGTCATCTATGTGGGTATCATATTTAATTCCGCAATTATATGGTGGTGATGTCACAACCAAATCAACACACCCATCAGATAATGTTTTCATTACCTTGATGCAATCTCCATTTATTATTTTTCCTGTTTCCATAATTTTTAAATTCCTGCGGTTAAATGATAATTAAATCCTTTACTAGTTGTATCACCATATGATTTATAAATTTCATATGATTTTTCATCATATATAATTTCGTTTACTACTTCGACTCTACAACCAACATCATAGACTTTTAATCTTAATTTATCAATATCAAAATCTTCTTCAAGTGGTATATCATAAATTACTTGTTCACCTTTACAATAATTTTCAACAATTAAAAAAGCTTTATTACTACAATATTTTTCTTCGTAATCAATTTTTTTTATATCCAAAACTTCTGTTTCATAAACAACTTTTCCATACTCATCTTCAACTCTTAAAATAAATGAATCCGCAAAAGGCCCCATAATAGATTCGTTTGTCGAATCAAGGAAACTTTCAACTTCTAATATTTCACATATATCATCGCATTCCATCTCATCTTGTTCTACCCCGTTATCACGAAAAGTTTCGTATTGTTTTGTGTTTAATTGAAATGGGTAAAGTTCAGCTCCTTTACCGGCCAAAATTATTTTGTAGTATTTCATATTATTATATCAATTAAAATGTCCATCACTAACACAGTTGTTAACACTATCGCAACAACAATTAAAATTCCCATTACTATCATCATTTGCGTATCAATTTTAAAATTAATACTACATTCAATAACAAACTTACATACACTAAACTACCTATCATATCTTATCTTTTTTTAATTAAACCATTTCTGTAATTATTTGAGCTAATTTATATCCCGCAAATGCTCCTCCCGCGGCCGAACCAGGGAGAACTATAAACTTACCTAAAATTGTATCATATTTTTTTCTGTTGACAATATACGAAATTAAAACGTAATACAAAATATAATTTATTAAAACTAAAAAGTCCAATTCTTTTGCGACAAACACAACAATAGAATTACCTAAAAATCCCCACATAAAATTAATAAAAGTTTCTCGTAGTAATTCACTTGGTGTTGTAATTGCATCTAAAACTGAAATTTCTTTACTAAGTCCTGTTTTATTTTTCGATGTTTTCGATATGGTGTTGGAGGTACCAAAGTCCTTTTCTGAGGTCTTCAAGTTCTGTATCTTTTCTTTTTTTTCCTGCACGACTAATATATTTTATTGCATTTCCTAAACTAAACCCTAAATCCCAAGCGTCAATAACTTTTATTGCTTCGTATTCATTATTTTTACCAAATTGGTAATGGTCAGGATGATTTACCATTTCTTTTTCTATGTTAACATTAGATGAATTTACACACTGGCAATTACCATCTCCCCCATTTATTGGGTTACACACACAATTATCTTTCATTTATATTATTAGTTTTTGTTATTAATAAACTCTGGTTTAACATTTGCTTTAGACTCCATCATTTTTTCAGATAACTCATAATCATCATCATTTTTATACTCCTCCAAAAGTTCTTCTGCGGTTGGTATTCCATTGTATTTAGATTTTAAATCATCAAAGTTTTTAGTATTAACATTTGAAAACATATTACTTAATGTAACCGATAATTCGTCAGCCATATCAATAGTATCACTAATTGCTTTGATAACCTCGTATGGGTTTGCATTGGATGCTGGCCGTCTATCTTCAAGATACCCTTTCCATAATTCTGCAACTAACCTTGGAACTCTAATTGAAGCTCCTCTGTCACTTACCCCCCAACTAAATTTATGGATTGATTGTGTCTCATGTTTACCAGTTAATCTAAGATTATTATCTGAACCGTAAACTTCAATATGTTGTTCTTTTCTTGACTCAAGCGCATTGAATAGTGTTTTGAAATAACCTTCACCCCCAACTTCTCTCATCTTTTTTGTTGAAAAGTTTGTATGTAAACCCGAACCATTCCAATCACCCGCAGTAATAGGTTTTGGGTGGTAGTTAATATGATATCCGTATTTTTCAGATAATTTCTCCATCAAATATCTTGACATCCATAAATCATCACCAGCTTTAATTTTACCTTTAGCAAACACTTGATATTCCCATTGTCCCAAAGCAACTTCAGCATTAACTCCGGTAATTTCAATCCCCATATTTAAACATAAATCCATATGTTCTTCAACTAATTGTCGTCCAACAACATTACTACCGACACCACAATAGTATTTACCTTGTCCTTCAATATGACCTCGATTAAATCCTAATATTGATTTCCCAATACCCTCTTGAATAAAATATTCTTGTTCAAACCCAAACCACATATCATTAACCTCGTCACCTAACATGGTTCTATGGTTTGATTCATGTGGTGTTCCGTCAGGATTCATTACCTCACAAAACACATACACTTTATTATAACAATCATTCTCACGATATATTCGAACGGGTTTTAATATACAATCAGAACTATATCCTTCGGCTTGTTTTGTTGACGAACCATCAAAGTTCCATTCAGGTACTTTTGTTAAATCAGTAATCACACCTTCAATTACTTTTATCTTACTTCTTAAATTAGGTTCTGGTGCATATCCATCTAACCATACATATTCAATTTTTATCATCTTTTTTACTTTATTTTATTTATATAATACTCACTGATTTTTAATTTTATTTCTTCATCAGTTAACTTTTTAATATACCACTCGTAAACTTTAGACGCAGTTTCATCCATAAAAATAAAAGAATCCGCCTTAAATAACATATCTAATTTTTCATTACCTTTTAAGTAATGATTGATGCTATCAATATCAATAAATCTACTTTTGAGCCCCATTATTCTATATATTTAACCGTTTTTTTACTACCACCACTTTGACTAATATATGTTAACACTTTTCTTTTAAAGATTGGAATTAACGTTTCCTCAAGCGGAAATATATCTTTACAAAACATTTCAAAAACAGGATTATTAACTTCCTCGTTCTTTTCATATGTTTTAGAAAATTTAGAAATAATTTCTAACATTGTCAAATTATTTTGTGGTCCTTCGTAAACTAATTTTGTAGTTGTTTTACTTTGATTCTTAACCCTATAAACTTTTTTGGTGGTATATTGCCATACATAAACAATATTTTTAGATTTAAAATAAAAAAACCCTGAATTACTTTTAAAATTATTTTTATTTTTTTTTACAACAATATCGACAGAATCATACACCATACTCCAAATTGATTTTGCAAAATTAAAGTAGTAAAATAATTGTGGTTGTGTATTTTTTAAAATCTGATGGTACTCGTCAATTTCTTCGTCCGCAAGAACAGGAATGTCTTTAACTTTTAAATCCGATAATACTAACTCATCATCATTAGTTAAAAATTTTTTATCAGTATATAAAATTTGGTTTTTATTAAGTAAGGTTTGAATATTCCCTAAATGTAGTGATAGTTCAATAAACATTGGATAGACCTCCATTAATTCCAAATGTTTATTTAATTTTTGGAAATAGTCTAATAAAACGTATTGTTTTTGTTCAGCATCTAAGATACCTTGAAATAACCAATCAGTATCCATTATAAACTCAACTTTTTTATGTCTCCCTTTCTTTTCCATTTATTAAAAATATACAAAAATTTTATAAATAAATGAATACTTTTACTCGACTCTCATAATATAAAAATCTTGCCCATTTACGGTTACTTCCTCATAATCTCCATCATACCCGTTCATAACACCCCATCCGTCGCTATCAACAAGTCCTTTAGCTAAAGCGTCTTCGTCAATAAAATTTCTAATGTCAGCACCATATTCTTTAATATAATATATAGGACTGTCTTCAACATCATTTAACCTACTTTCAAGAAGTTCTTCTATCATTTCCTCGGTAGGTTCATCATCAGGTGTTATATTATCTAATTCTTCTTGTAAGGTATCGATGTGGTCTTGTATTTGGTCATACATTCTATGAAATTCCTCAGGAGCTTCAGTGTCAAAATCTAAATTACTTTGTCTTTCTTCATATTCTTCAATCTCTTGTTCTAATTTAGTTTTTTCTTCTTCTTGTTTTTGAGTTAATTTAAAATCATCTTCACTAAAATAAACTTCAGAATTTTGTCGTATATCATCTTCAAACCAATCACTAAAGTAACTTCTAAGATAATTAATATCAATGTATTCATCAATAAAACCCCGATTAAACCCATCAAGTCCAACCTCATCAATATAATTTTTAGCGTATATTAACGCCGCGTCATCCATCTCATCAGAGGTCCCAACACTATAAACCATGTCTGTAAACTCAGGGCTTAAGACTTCAAAACTTTGTAACCCATAGGTACTATAACGATTTGGGGAAATGATATAAACATCATTATTTTCATTCTCTAAACCTTCAATATCACCCTCTAAATCACTAATTTCATCATATAAACCAGAAACTAATTCAGGTTCTTCAACGTTGTTATATTTGTCTTGTAGTTTATCTAACTCAATTTTTAAGTTAGATAATTTTTCTTGACCCTCTTCGTCTAATACATCTAAACCGACAGAAACTAAATATTTAAATAAGGCATTAGCCTTTAAACCTACATCATCTGTATTATTAATGTTCCATTCATCGTTATCGCGAAGAACATCCATTTCATTTTTCTTTTTTTGTAATTCGGCCGCCAATCTTTTTCGTTGAACTGGAGTCCCGCCATCCCATACATGGTTTTTAACATTAATTTTTGATATGTCACTTATCTTAGTGTTTGATATATCTAAACTACCATCAACATAACCAACATTCCCTAAAGAATCTGTTGATGTGTTACTTATTTTTAAATCACCGGTTATCCACAAAGGTTTTCCTTGAAACTTTGGTAATCTGCTAATTCCTTGTCCGTGATACCCCGATAACTTTAATAGTTCTAAATATTCTTCTGGTGATATTTTATAATATTCACCATCAACTTCCTCAACAATTCTTTTAATTAGTTGTTGTAACCCCTGTTCAGTAAGTCTCACTTTATTTGCCATGTCTATAAATACTTGAAAATAAAATAAATTTAACTTGATTTTCTTGACATTAAATATTAATTGGTGATATTTATAAATAAGAATAAACAAATCTAAATATTATTACCATGGGCTGCGGTTGCAAAAATAAAGGAAATCAAACTCAACCTCAAACAGTTTCGACCCCTCAACAAAGTAGTCAAAATCAAACTTTGGCTCAGGTTCAAGGGCAAACTACTAATAACTCTTCTATTCAAGAGTCAATTAAGAAAGTTGTTGAGAAGTACTACAATAAGAAGTAATATATTTCTTATTTCTGTTATTAAAAAGGGGTGATAAACACCTCTTTTTCTATTTATAATCTAAATTATTTTTACTATTAATTGGTATAATTATTAAAAATGAACTACATCAATAAATATTCAAATAAAGGAATCGTAAACAGTTTTGCCGATTTTGTTTTAAAAGAGATAAACAAAGATACAAAATACGATACGGTAGTTGAGATAACTGATTGTGGTAAATTCTTTGTAATAAACGGTATGACAAACTCTTCTAAGATATTAGACATGTCTGACGTTAAAGAAAGGTTTTATAAAGAAAACGAATCCTTGTTGAACAAGTACGGTTATGATAATATAAATGTTGTCGACCTAATCTTATACAATAATGAATTAGTTAAGAAGGAAGAATATTGGTTCACCTTCTATAATACTGAAAGACCGTCATTTAACCAAAAAATGATTGACTTTGTTCAATCAGATAATACTGTTAAATATAATTCAGTATCGGACCATAAAGGGTTCATGGTTGAGTTAGATTTTGGTCATGAAGATACAACAAAATTAAGTTACTTCTCTTATTCACCTCTTAATATTTCATCAGAATTCCCATACGGACATAGTTTAAGTATGGGTAGATTATATTTTTATTATTCAGAATATATTTGTAATCAGTTATTCAAAGTAATTAATTCAAATAAGATATTATTCAAAATATCAACGCTTAAAAACCAAGATTACGATTTTAATATAAGAATAATTTCAGATTCGATTTATCAGGAAGAAACAATTAAATCTATGGTATTGGATGTATTTGATTTTAATTTAAATAAATTTCAAACTACCATATTAAACTACGATGTTTCTGAGGATTTAAATAATCCTATTAGTGATAAACCATGGTTAATCCATGATAGAACAAAAGATTTAATTATTTTTTAAACTCGTTTAGAATAGGACACTACTTGGTAGAAGTCTTTTTTACCCTCACAATAATCTTTAATTAAAACTAAAAGGGTTTTAAACATGAAGGCATTGGGCGTTTGTTTTTCACACTTAATAAACAATTCAATCATTGCGGATAAAAATTCAACTGAAAAAACACCTAAATTTTGTAATAAATCATATTTTTCGGTAAAATAATCGTTATACATTAAACAATAATTATTACGTTCCTCAATAGAGTTGAATGCTGAGGCAACATCGTATATCTCTAACCATTCAGTTACATAAGAATTAACTCCATTTGGATTATGTTCACATTTTAAAAGTAAATCAACAATCCAATGAGTATGTGATGGTGCTCTTAATCTAGATTTTTCAGTTTTATATTTAACAATAAAATCTAACTCTGGATTGTGTCCACGACTACCCTGATAAATATTAATGTAATTACCGTCAGTTAATTCCCAAGTTCTTGCAGGATGATGAGTGACACCATTTTTTTTAAAAGTCAAATTCATATCGTAAATACATAAAAAAATCCAGTGAAGGATTTTTATAAATTAAAATGTTCTTTAATTATTTTAACCCCGTCTTCAATTTCATTGAAATCTCTATCAGGAGCAAATAACATGGTCTTAGGATTTTCATCAGGTGATTCAATAATCATAAATGCCGGTACAAAGTCATTTTCGGTAATCTCAACAAACATGTCATATTCTTCCTCATATTCGTTAATATCCCTAACCACATAATCGATATCAATCTCATTTAATTGTTCTTTCATTATATCACAAAAAGGACAACCCTCCATTGTGAAAAGAATTAATACTTTATCCATTTAATAAATTTTTTGCAATATCATTTATTTGAGACTCCATTTGTAATCCTGGTCTTGAAAATTGTTCTTTACCATTGGCAAAAGATTTTATTGTAGGGATTGCTCTAATTCCTAACTTGGACGAAAATTCTTTATTCTCTTCAACATTCAATGTATATAATTGTACTTCAGAATTTTCTTTTTGATATTTTTCCGCAACGGTTTCAAAAACAGGTTTCATCATTTTACAAGGGCCACACCAAGGTGCCCAAAAATCCACAACTAATTTTTCTCCGTTGTTAATTTTTTCCTGTAATAATTCTTGTGTAATTTCCATAGTTTATTTTATTTTTTTTAAGTTATGTATAAAAAACTCAACAATACTTTTCTTGTCGGGTTTTGTTAATATAAATATATGAGTACCGTTTTTAAAATACAAAAGAACTCCTGTTGAATCGTATTCATATAACGTGTCTTTAGTTAACACTTCACCTTTCTCATTAACAAAGTCATTGTACCATAGTAAATACGATTTCTTAATTACCGTTTTAATTGCGGATTCTGAATATGGTAACATCACCTCAACAAAACTAGGATGAACACCATACTTTTTGGTAAACATTTCAACACAAAATAAAGGAATTTCTTTCATCTTAAAAATCTAATTCATTAATCATATTTAGTAAATTATTAGGTTCAAAATCATCAAATATACTTTGTTTTAAAGCAACATTATATATCATATCATTATCCCAATCTAATTTAGTTTCACTACCTCTGTTATGAACATCATAAAATTGGTTTGGGCCTATTTCAACTAATTTACTTTTGATTGTTTTGTGACCAAATATAGATTCTATCTCAGGTAAAACAAACAATTCTTTTTTAACCAAGTTATCTATTCGTCTATCAAGGTTTTCTAAAATAATTGACCAATCTTCCCCAAAGTTATAATTAAATTTACCTAATGATTGTACTCTTTTCAATTCAACTACTTTACCACCACTATACTTAATAAAGTATTCAATAGTCACTCTATATTCAGAATCAACATTATCTCTTCTTAAAGATACAATAACTGAGTGTGGTTTTTTAATATAAGTTTTAACACAATTAGACTGTATGAAAGATTCTTTATTATATTCTTTACTAGTGGTCAATAAAACAGGAAAATGAACATTTACACCCAATAACGGTCTTTCAACTTCTGACTTAAACTTCTCACCATAATATCTTTTAAAGTCACCTGACGTATAGAACGCTTGTTTTTCTGACCACTCAAAGTGTTCATCCATAAAGTCTTCGTAATTAGAAGACTTCCACTTAATTGTTTCTAAATTATTTAAGAAATTATGAAAGTTTAAATGGTCATGGAAGGTATTATAATTTATTTGTCCATCTAATACTAACTTGAAGATATCGAACGAGTTTTGGTTTTCCTTGTTAGTAAAATTAACCTGTACGCCACTACCGTTAACCACGGAGTTTTCAATCATTTTTTTAATGATATCGTCATTTTGTGACATTATAAAATTCTTACCAAAAACCTCATAAGTATAAGATAATGTTGTAAAATCACATTGTTTTACTTTATGTAATACACGTTTAAGTTTATCTCCATTAAGACCTGCGTTACTAATAATAGTATCAATATATTTCATACCATTCTTAACCAACTCAACCTTTTTAGGTTGTGGATTATATAATATAAACGAACTCCAATTGTTTGAGAATTTAATACCCGAATAATCTAAGTATCGTTTATATAATTTTAACTCAGGTGATAATTCAGGGTATTTTTCAGTGCCAGGGATTGAGTTAACAAACAAATTAATAATATGATTAATTAAATCAGACCTCCCCCAAATTTTAGGTTCAATAACTTTTTTATTGTAGTCACCAAATAAAGAATTTATTAAAGAACGAAAACGATTAATTGGGTCTTCAGCAAAAATACACCTTCTAATTTTTTTACGACACTTTCTTTTTTTATGATAGTCTAGAATATAACCCGTATATAATGAATTTGTTGTATGATTAAATGTTAGAAATTCAACTCTTGTTGATAACCTAAAATATTTGGTCGCCTTAATCCTAACTCGGTTATATTCAAATATTTTTAAAGCAATCTTATTATCCTTCTCAGTAACAACAATGGTTCTTCTGTACAACCTTACAGTACATAAAGGATTACCATAGTTTTTAATAAAATCCTCTTTGTCTTCACTAACAGATTCTTGTTTAAATTTACCATAATACCCTCCATCCCAATCATCGGTTGATAGTGTAACTTTTTTCTTTAATGGTTCGTCATCCCCCAATGGATTCACAGTCTCATGTTTATCAAAACATAAATCATTAGTACCCTCGAATTTTATCGTGGTGTAATCCGTCAAAGTATATGAATAAATTTCTTTCATAATTTAAATTAAATGAATGGGGGATTATTACCCCCATTTAAATTAACACATCTCTTCTGCAAGTTCCCAAAGTTTGGTATTAACTTGGTTAACCGCCATAATACTACTTAAACCTCTTAAGGATGTTTTTCTACCTCTTTGTGTTTGATACTCAAGACCACCTTTAATAAACTTCTCTTGTACCACATTGAATACCGTCCATAAGTCATTCTTGTTATCTTCCTCACGTTTAGGGTACATAATCTCCATAACATCAAGAGTTGGCGGTACAGTACCAGTCTTCCAACGAGTGTTGATAGCTTTCTTAATGAATTGAATTTTCTCAGGTAAAGTCAGTTCTTTATTCATCATTCGGTCTACTGACCTTTGGATTACAGGTAACCGTCCCGCAAAACTCTCTGTAAGTTGTTTTACCTCATTTAAATCAAATCTTTGATGTCTAAGGTTGAATGACTCAGAAAGTGACGTAGGTACCGTTAAACCGTTACTACATACTAATCGATGAAGGCCAGCACTAACTGAGAATGTTGCCAATCCGTTATGCGAGTTACGAATAATTGCCTCTACGATTGAATCACCAACTTTAGGTAATTCCCCATTACGAAATCTTAATTCGTGAACACCATGTTCACCACGACCTGTTTGTTTAACAGATGATAATTGCCATCCCTCACGTTCAAAATTCTCAAGAATTTCAAATGTTGGTACGAAAACATACTTATCCGACATCTTTTGAGATGGGAACGTTGCAAATACTGCTGGTGCGGTTGATTTAATTGACTCGGAAGTGTATGACATATTTTGTTGTTTTTAAATTTATAATACAAAAGTAATGAATACCATTCATATTACCAAATTTAATTTAAACAAATGTTTCCGAATTTTGTTTTTTGGTGAATTTCGTAAATCTTAGTTTTTTCAAAGATAGTAATTTCACTCTTTCTAAGTTTAACAATTATTTTAAGTATCTGAGGCCTTGTTAAAGAAATTTCTTCCCCATTTTCAACATTAACATAACATTGTTCAGTAACTTTAAGATAAAATTCATTTTTATCCACATCACCGATTAAAATTTTTAACTCTTCAGGGTTTTTATCAAAAAATGATATAAACTGATTAACATATATGTCTACGTCAACATTTCCCATAACATTATTTTTGTAAAAAAATAAGTAAATTAGTTTACATAATAAAACCCACTACCTTCATCAGATAGTTTTTCTTTTAATCTTTCAGGTATTTTAACACCAGGGTTACTATCTTTTAAGTTAATAAACGCTAAACCTGGTATATCAGCAATTGATTCAGGTAAACTTTGTAACGATTTATTTGACGGTAACGCCAAGAAATTTAAATTCTGTAATTGACCGATTGACTCAGGTAATGTTTTAGCGATATTTTGTAATAACAATGCTTGTAAGTCTTTGAATCTACCTAAAGACTCAGGAACTGTTAACGCAATCTCTTCTTTTGATTTGTTATTAATTAATAAGTGTTCTATATTTTCAGGTAAACTATCAAATAATTCATCAAATCCATATAAAGCAACAAATTTACCCGCAGAACTATCAGGATAGTTAATTTCAACCTTATTACCACCTTTAGTTACTAATCCTTTCGCAAATTCAGGTTTGAAGAAGTCCTTGAGTTCAGACATAGGTCCGTTCAAATATTCAACTAAATTAATTTGTCTGTCATGTCTATCCATAAACTGATTTGAAGGGAAATGGAATTGGAATCTTTCTTGTGGTAAACCTGTTTTTTTACCAACTAAACCTTTGTCATCATTTGGAAATACGACATATAATGGGCCATCTTTAATGTATCCATTAAAATAAGTTAATCCAGGTGATGACGTACACCATCTTGATTCTCCTTGGTCGTACTCATGGAATCCACCATAGTAAACCGCCGCGTCTTTACCAACACTACCTTGGTCTTCAATTTTAATCATTGTCCAATTTGGACCTTCATAAACGATTTTACCACCAGCGTGGTTAAAACCTTCTCTTGATTTTTTAGCTTCTTTCTTTTCAAGTTCACCCCTTTTCTTTTCAGGAATTTGAAAATCTTTTAAAGTATCAAATAATGATGTTACCGTAAATTTATTGATGTCTCTTTGTTCTTGGGGTAAATAGGGTTTAGCCTTTTCAAACTTAACTAAATCAGCGGTAGTTTTATATAAATCCTCCATGAATAATCTTCGGCCTTCAACTAAAGACTTTTGATATGCAGGACTTTTAAAATCAACTTCATCATCAGTTTCAATCTGAGGACTAACATAGTTTTTAAGTAACCATTGTGAGTATTTACCAACTTTAACTCTTTCCATATCTTCCATGGATAAAGTGTCTATATCTTTACCTTCAGGTACTCTAGTTGTTGGGTCAGCAAGGATAATCGCCTTTAGGGTTTCAAAATCCATAATACCTTTTGGTTTTTTTCCTGTCTCAATATTTTTAGATTTAGTGGCAGGTTTAACTAATTTATCAAATAAAACCTGAAATCTAGATTGTTCTACTATTAAATTCGAAAGTAATGTTGTTATTCTCATTTTAAATGTTTTTAATATAAATATTCAGAATTAAGAAATAATCCATTATTTAGTAATTCATAATTAAAAGTTCTTCCCCCATGTTTTGAGTCTTACCTTTTTTAGCCGCCGCAGCTTTGGCGAATTCTTTTTTCTCCCATCGATATTTTGGTTCAGGAAACCAAGTATGTAATAATTCAAAGTCATAATAAGATAAACTAAATTTACCTTTAATATCTTTTAATACATTAGCCAATCTCTCATGGTCATCTCTATCAAAGTCATGATTATTGTAATAATTTTCCGTTTTCCAATAAGGTGGGTCCAAATAGATATATGTTGTTGGTGAGTCATATTTTTTAATAACATCCTCAAAATCCATATTCTCAACCTTGGTTATCTTTAAAAAATGTTCAACCCATTCAGGTTTAGATAACTTATCTCTAAATGTAAGGTATTTTGATTTATACTTACCTTTTAAGTCAATAAAACCACTCGTTTCAGGTTTACTACCACTAAATACTTGTGTTAATACGTAAGCATATTTCGCGGCAACAACATAATCGCCAGGTTGTACGCTGTAATTATCGGCAAATATTTCAGCTTGGAAGCTGATAAATTGTTCTTTGTAAATTGACGGTGTAATTTCTTCACCAAATTGTTGACATGGTATTGCATTAATCGCATCCAATAATAGTTTAGGATTTTTAACACATTGAAACAAGTTATAATTTAATGGATTGAAGTCGTTATATACGACTTCTTTAAGATTTGGATATTTGGATAAATCCATGTTGAAGAAACACCAAAACATCCCTCCGAATGTTTCTACGTACGTCTCCATATCCTCAGGGTAGAAAGGGACAATCCACTTTCCAATTTTACTTTTACCTCCGATGTATGATAGCATAGTTATTTTTTTTAAAAGTATAAGTGAAAAAAACCAAAAAGGCAAATGTTTTAGGTATTTTACTTTAATGTATTTTTAGATTACTTTTGGGTCATAAACTATTTAAATTTAAAAAACAATGGATACAGTCGAAGGAACAGTAATTGATGAAACCGAAATTAATACAGGTAAATCCTCTAAATCAACAAAAAAATGTAGTTCTTGTGGTAAATTCCGAAAACAACAGTGGTTTTTAATTGCAATATCATTCTATATTTTATTTGCCGCAATATACGGGACTATAAAATTAATACACGAAGCTCAAAATTACTTCACAAATTAATTACGGTTAAACCTAACAAAAAGTTTAACAAACATATCACCAACATTATTATACCCTTTAGATTTAACTCTAAGGGGTTTTGATGTATCAAATTGAGTTGGTAATTTAATTGATATATTCCCTTGTGGATGCGGAATCTCTAAATTATCACTGTGTAACCCATTTAAATCAAAATAAGCGTTATAGATTAAATCATCCCCAAGTTTTTCAAAATTATTTTCAGACATCACTTTAACTCTAATAACCAAATTACCATACATACCATCTTTATAATCACCTTTACCTTGTAACCTTAAAAATTGTCCATCATCAATCCCATGTGGTAATTTAATCTTAATTGATTCCGTTTCAGACCTAGTTGTTTGTCCGTGGCAAGTACCACAAGTTTTTTTATAGGCGAATCCATTCCCTTTACATTTGTTACACGTTTGTCTAACCACCTGAGAAAACATACTTCCACCAATTTTTTGAACAATAAATCCATCTCCATTACATACATTACAAGTGTCTCTATCTCCACCTTGTCCAACACAATCATTACACATATGTTGTCTTGAATAACTAATTACCTTATCCCCCGCAATAAACGATTCAAGAGCACTAATCTGAACTTCAATTACTTTATCAGGAACAGTTCGTCTTCTTTGAGTATGAAATGCTCCTTTAAACAAATCTTCAAATGGGTTGAATCCTCCACCTCCCATGTTATTAAAAGGATTTTGCCTTTGATTGTCATATTGACTTCTTTTAATCTCGTCACCTAAAGTATCGTAGGCTTCCGAAATTTTTTTAAATTTATTTTCATCACCACCTTTATCTGGATGATGTTCAATTGCTAATTTACGGTAAGCTTTTTTAATCTCATCTTGTGTTGCGGTTTCATTAACCCCTATTGTATTGTAAAAATTATCCATACTCATTTACTTATATTTGTTTTGAAACTAATTTAGTTAATATTATCATTTTTCAATGTCATACAACTATCAAGTAGTACTGTTTAAGAATAAAGTAAAAAAGAAAATAATCAATAAATTTAAAACACATAAAAAAGCAAATGAGTTATATAATTTATTGGTTGAGAAAAGTAATTCCATTTTTTTTGATAAAAAATATGAAAATGGTTACGAATCATTGTATGAATTAGCATTGTTAGAAAAAACATCAGGAACTTTGTCACCAATGTATATGAAAGATGTTTTTGGTAGACAGGTTAAAGTTGACTTAGACGATAATGATTTCTCAATTATCAAAATATCAAAATATAATTTAGAGGAACTTATTGTTGACTATTCCACCAATACTAGAATAACAATCAATGATTTTATTAAAAAATATTTAGACCCACCTGGTTTAAAAATGATATCTAAATTAAATAATAAAGTAATTGTACAAAACGATGACAATTATAATTTATTCACATTAAAAAATGATGATGATTCATCAAGACTATTAGATAATCTTTCTGAAAATTTCATATCTCAAAAAAGAAGTGATTGTATGTTTGTTAAAGATTATTCAACTGCTCAGAGGAAGTATCTTTATTTAATTTTATCTGAGAAAGGGTTTCCGAAAACCTATCTGTTTCGTCAATCAACAACCCATCCAACAAAAACATAAATTCGGTATTTGAAATAACTATTTTGAATTGTTTATGTGTATGGTCAACTTGTCGAAAGTTATTTTGAACTCTTTTAAAATCTTCTGATTTAAGTTCAAAGGCGATTGCGGATTTTCCATCAGGAAATAAACTGTCAATCGCATCAGCAACTAACGCTAATTTTTCAATTATCCCATCAATACTTTTTTGATTCTCTTCCATAGTGATATTTTTTCAGGGGTTTGAGGTATTTTAGGAAGTATTTCTTCCTTTTTTAATTTTTTAATTTGGTTGATTAAATCAGACTTTCCTTTATCTAAATCAATCTTGTCCTTTGTTAATTCGTTCTGGAACCACTCTAGCACCTTCGAGCTCTTCTTCATCGTATTCAAGTTCTAATTTATTATTTTTTATTTCAAATTGTAAACTTTTTAAGTTTTTAAGATTTTGTTTTTCAAAAATATGCTTTAATTCATCTACTTTATTTTGGAATAATTTTTCTTTCTCTTCTCTTTCTAAATTATATTTAATAATATTTTGAATATTTTTAGATGTGTTTTCAACACCTTCTTCAGTTATCTCAGATACAAAAGAAAAAAATCTATTATCAATAATAGTACTTTCTTGTTCTAAAATTTTATCTTCTTCAATATATTTTTTAGGTAATTTCCATGTTTTAGGAAAACTAACGTCAAAACTTAAATAGTTTTTAAGTTTCCTTACAGACTGTATGTATGGAAGTAATGTTGAAAACTCTTTATATAAACTCATAATTAATTTTTAATAAAATAGGTTATGACATAGGATAGTGATAATCCTAAGTGTATAAGTTCCCACCTAGTCAATTTTAGTTGACTTGGTGGGTTCTGTAATAGGGTACTTATAAACCTAGCGACCGTTCTAATTACGGTCAGAACCGAAAAGATAAATAAAAACAAATATATTGCATTTAAATTATGCATTATTGAGGTTTTTTTCTTTCTTCAAGTATTTCAGTTCTTAGTGTTTGTAATAAATTTTTCAAGTCATGAGCGTTTTTTCTAGCTCTAGTACCCGCACTTTTATTACCTTTAAAGAATTTGGCCACTTCTTGTGACAATTCTTCAGTTAGTGTTTTAATTTGTTCTAATGTTTCCATTTTTAAAATTCAATTAGTTTATTTATTGTTTTATTATAAAATAATTTTTTTTGGTCTATAGTAAACACTATAAAGGTATTTTTTAAATTTTAAGATTTTTATCTAACACTTTATATATGGTTAATATCATATCTAAATCAGATTTAGTGAAAGATTTTTTGGTGTCAAAAAGGTCGTTGAGGTAACTATCAATAGAATGTCTAATTTTAACGTCACTTTGATTATAAAAGATATCAACAAAAAATGATTGGAAGTATTCGTAGTGGTCACCAATTGGTTGGAATCTAATATTCTCTTTAGTAAAGTTATCAATTATTTTATTCCAACACCATTCAAAATGTTTGTGATTATCGTCTAACGACATAACAATTTTGGTTTCATTTGCGGTGTTATTCTCACCTAAATAAGTTTCAACAATTAATATGTTCAGGGAATGTGAGAAGTCGGAAAATAACTCTATTTTTTCAGGTATGATATTATTTACCCTAAACCAGATGTCAACATCCTCAGGAGTTAACGGATTTGATATGTAATTAAAAAAATTCTCCATAGAGTTAGTCTATGGAGAAATTATAAGTTATATTATGTGTTTGTAAATTATTGAGTTTTTTGATTGTAACCTATTAAAGATTTCATTCTATCAAACTCTTCATTAATTTGTTTCGCTTGTTTTGGTTCAGTTGACTCTAATTTAGCCATAATCACACTACCTTTATCTTCACCCGCAGTATCGTTAACAACTGGTTGTGGTGATTTGTTGTAGGCCTTTCTCTTAAGTTTAGCCAACATATTATCTTTTCTGATTTTGTTACGTTTTTTGTTCACATCAGATTCCCCCGTGTTAGCCCATTCAGGGTTATTACCTGTTCTTGAAGAACCTTCGATGTTATCTGTTACCCATTCTTCATTTGCATGGATACCATCGTAATCTAAATTTTCTAACGCAGCAGCCGTAAAGTTGTCAACGTAGTCCTCAACCGCAGTTGATGGGATATATGCTTTCTTTTTCATTGTTGCTAATTCACCATTTCCTTTAGGAAACATTTTAGGGTTCATATCAAAATCACCTTTAGAACCGTCTTTTAAATAATCTTTCATTTTTTTAGAAACATCCTTAAGATAGTTATCATTTTCTTTACCATCTTTAGTGTGAATTTGTTCGTATTTTGTAAGTCCTTTAGGTTTTCCGGCACTTTTAATATTATTAGTTTGTTTTTTGCCAGCATTTTCTTCTCTAACAAGTTTTTCTATTAAATCAATCATTTCGTTCTCAGAAAGTTTAACAGATTTTTTACCTTCTTTAGTCTCACCTTTTCTTAACATTTCAAAATCTTCAGAATCAATTTTACCATTTTTGTTTTTGTCAATATTTCTTTGTCGACCTTTTAATTTCTCATTCATTTTACCTTCTTTAGTCTCACCTTTTCTTAACATTTCAAAATCTTCAGAATCAATTTTACCATTTTTGTTTTTGTCAATATTTCTTTGTCGACCTTTTAATCTTTCATTCATTGAGAATTTAAATTTGTTTAAACCCATTTTATTTGAACCACAGAACTGTTGTGTTCTTTTGTCCTCAGGACCAAAATTATCCATATGGTACTTGCAAGCCTCTTTATCTTCTGATTGAGTCTCGTCTTCAATTTCTTCCTCATCTTCAAAATCAACTTCTTCCTCAACATAATCAAATTTACCATTAAGGTCTTCTTCATCATCAATTCCTTCGTCTACTTTACTATAACCACATTCTTCACAAATACCTTCATACATACCACCACCACATTCACATACTTCTGATGATTCGTCTAATTCCTCATCATTATCAAAGTCATTGTCAATGTCACCATTGTATTGGAAATCATCGTCTTGGAAATCATCGTCACCATCTTCTTCACCATAATATGGTTTATACGCACTTCGGTCTTTATAGTCGTCGTCATCACCTTCAACATTAGAACTCATTAAGTCATTTAAGTCTTCATCTGACATTTTATTTAAATTTAACTTACCAAATTTAGGATGACCATCATCCATACCACCTAATTCATTTATCTTGGTAGTTAACTCATCGGTTCTTTCCTCTAAGGTTTCTTTAACCAATCTAGCGACCAAATTATCAAGGTATTTGTTATTTGTGTTTTTCATTTTCTTGTTTTTAATATAAATATCTAAATATTTCAGTTTATTTGTTAGATTTACTATTTTCATACTCATAAGATAGTATCGTTTTAATCACGTTTTCACTTATGTTATGTTTTTTACTAATATTTGTAATCACTTTTTTAACAGTATTGTTTTCAAATATTTTTAAAGCTTTAATATCTCCTTGATTACAGTATGGGAATTTTTTACACTTCTCTTTAACTTGGACGAACTTACCTCCAGGTATTTGAGGTTTAGATTTACCTCTCCAATCTTTTTTACTTGTGGATTTTGCCCAAGCCGCATTGGTTTCATAAGCACCTGAAGATGATGAACCTGTAGCTTCTGTCGCCTCAACTTTTTTAAGTTTTGGTTTTTCATCCGAAAACATAGTTAGTTTTGGGGCTTTGAACGTATTTTCTTCCATTTCTTTTTTAGTTGTTGAGAATAATGGCTCTGAGAATCCTCCCGCAGAACCTGAACCTGTTGATTCTGTTGATTCTGTTTTTTTTTCACCCATTATTGGCATTCCCATAGTTAATTTGCCTATAGGTTTTGTTATTTTTTTAGTACTAACTAACTTATTGGTAAAACCTTTCTTTAATGGTTTACGAATAATCTCTTCTTTTTTGTTTTTACTTTCAGGTATACTTCTAATAAAAGAGTTTGCAGTTTGGACCGCGTCTGAACCTTGTGAGAAAACACCTGTTTTACTCATTTCATCCGCCATTTTAGTTTTTAGGTCACCAGAATATGTTTCTTTAATTTTCATGTTATTTAATAATTAATAAAAGTGATGTTGATATAATCCCAACTAAAGTTCCTAATTTATATAAGGAAGTGGTACGTTTAGAACTTTTTAATTCTTTACCTAAACTTTTAGATAACTCGTCAGATATTTGTAATTGTTTATCTTTTTGAGTAATAACAAATTGGTTATTCTTATCTTTATCTCTCAATAAAGAAATGATTGTATCTTTTTGAATTTCTCTTTCTTCAAGTTTAATAATTTTATTTTGAGTTAATTTTAACTCTTCTTGACATCCATCTAGCCTAATCAAGTCTTTCACAATTTGTTTAGCAACCTCTTTAGTTAAAACAACTTTAGTGGTGTCTGATTCTTTATTGGTACCTGTTTGCGAAAAACAATTCAAGCTCGTTAACGCCAAAATTGTCAGCAGTATTAATTTTTTCATTTGTGTTATTTTTTACTATTGTTATTGTATTATCAATATGATGAATCTCTTTAGTAACATTAACAATTTTTTTGTCAACTTTACCAATTTTTCCATCAATTTCTTTATTTACCGTTTGGACAGAGTCTACTTGTACTTGAATTGTCTTTATCTTATCTTTATATGAATCAACATCCGTTTTAATACTGTTAGTGTTGAATATATTCCAAATTGCCAATACGGCAATAATTAATAATAAAATTGTTTGTTCATTAAAAAATTTTTTCATTATTCTTCGGTTTTTTTTGTTTTTTTTCTTGATGCCATAATTTTAGCCCATTTTGATTTAAACTTTTCATAAAAAGTTTTTAATTTATTAACCATATCTAAAAATTTATCATCTACCTTAATCATTTGTCCATTAATATAAACTCCATTTTCTTCGCCAATTGTGAAAAAAAACTCAATATCAAAATCAATTATTTTACCCGACCATTCAACATTGTTTGGGAATACATTTAACTTATTAAAATCAACTAAATCAGAAACCCCAGTAACAAACTCATCCATAGTTTCTTGGAATGCAGTTTTTTCATCAGTTGTTAATTCTAATTCAGTTTGGGTTTTACCATGTAAAACCAATACACCACCAGATATTCTATACCCTTGTGTTTTATCTTTTGAGGATTCTGTATTATCATCTATTTCGTCTTCAACAGATTGTGTAATATTAAGTTTTTTAGTAACATTATCGTCAGTCATGTCAACACCTTGTTCGGTTAATACCCCATATTGTCTACGGATATCTTCATTAATAGTCTCATTATTTAATAATTTTCTAGAGGCTTTTAATAAATTTTTAATTTCATCGTGCGAATTATTCATTGTATTTTAATTAATTTAAATATTATTTTATTTTATAGTTCTTAATGTAAGCTTTTTCGGCAAACTCTAAAAATTTATCCCCATAAATTTTAACTAATCGGTTCATAATTAGTTGTGGATTTTTTCTTAAATACCTTAAAACATCATTTGGGACTTGGTCTTCATATTTACCAAACATACCTTGTAGTTGTTTTTCTCTTGGTATCATATTAACATTAGGTTCAACCGTAAAATTATTATCATTAAAATCATCTTCAGATTCTTCTTCAGCAATAAATTTTTTAATAAAATTTATTAATTCAGATTCATTTAATTTAACAATTTTTTTCATTATTAATTTTTTTTAAAAATTTTTCAAAATTAAAAGATGGACTAACATCAGTAAAATTCAAATCAAAATTACTTTTAGTGACCACACCTTCATATTTTTCAATACCATTTATTTTTGTGTTGTGCCCAACAATCATTGGTTTTATAGACATTTCTTTAAACAATATATTACACAATATACTTGTATTCTGTACTTGGATATCGGTATAAGGTTGCCAAAAAAAATAGTCTCTCCATTTTTTCTCAAACACATTACCTTTATAAATATCACCAATCCAGTTAACGTAATAGTCTTTTAACGGTTCTTTTTGTAACCATCCTAAATTTTCTAATGAAATGATAATTGAATTCCTATTAATATTAGGTTCTTCAAAGTATTGGGTGTGTTCCGTATTGTCTAATAGTTGTAATACTTTTCCATCCATAGTTATAATATAGTTTGGGATTTTAGGATAATTTCCCGAGTATCTATACTTAATAGAGTTTAAATAATCTGTAACGTTCCTTGAGGTGTGGGTTAGTATTATTTGATATTTTTTCTTTTGTTTACCCTTAGGTTTAAATTTTTTGTAGTTAATTATATCAAACATAACATATAACTTAAAATTTTATTTAGTTATCTTAATCAGGTTTTATATAACTTAATCTTTTAATATTATCTTCAGTTGTTGTGGTTGTTGTGACCTCAACTTCTTTAATAACCTCAACAAATACTTCTTTAATAACCTCAACTTCTCTAATTACTTCAACAGGTACTTCTTTAATAACCTCAACAAGTACCTCAACAATTTTCTCCACTTCTTTAATAACCTCAACAGGTACCTCAACAATTTTTTCAACTACAATTGTTTCGACTTGAGGGGTATAATGTGTGGTATGATGTGTTAAATAACTTTCAGGAATCTCAATCTCATCATGTATAGTATCATGTATGGTATCTTCTTTGTGAGGGACATTGGTGTCCCTCTCTGAATCTTCTTTAATTACTTCAACAATTTTTTCAAACACTTCAGGTTCAACAACAGTCCTATTACCTTCATCGTATTTAATGAAAAAATGTAATGAGGTTAAAGATATTATTGGTAATAAACCACCTTCTAAAAATGCTAACCATCTTTTCAATGATACAACATCTGTAATGTCAGAACCTAAACCTTCCCATATTGGGCCAGTAAGTTCTACCCAAGATTTGAATAATTCCCCGTTGGAGTCAATTTCTTTATAAGAAAAAAATATATTACCAATCATTTGTACAAAAGTAACTAACCCAAACATAAACCACACCCCACCTTTAATTCGATTTGTTGCCGCAATCAATGCCGTCATAGCGCCAATCTCTATAGCTATTGATAGGTAGATTGCCCAACTAAGTGGATTCGCTAAATCATACCAAGAGACTACGTGGGAAATAGAAATAATCCCAACTAATATAATCGGGAATAAAAACATAGCCCTAATTGGGTTGGATTTAATCCATGAAAAAATTATTTTCATTTATCAAGTTGAGATATTTCTTTATCAATTTCTGTCTGTCTGTTAACATCCATAATTTTTCTATCAGTAGATTGAATCATTCTTTTTTCAGATTTAAGACCTTCAATCTTAATTTGTTTTTGTAATTCAAGTGATAATGAATCTACTTTAATGTTAGTCTCCACTACACTTTTTTGAACTTTTTCAACTTTTCCATTAGTCGAACAAGTTTTAAAAAAGATAATTAATATTAATAATGTAATGATTCTAACTCCCCAAGTGTCAATAAAATTTAAAATTGCTTTCATAATATTTTGTTTTTTTTATAAAAGTAAAAAACCTTCTATCTTAATAAATAGAAGGTTTTCTTTTTTTTACATATAATCGTATAAACAATCACTTTCATTTCTTATTTTCCTTAAAGCCTTTTGTTTTATCTGACGAACTCTCTCCTTTGTTAAGTTAAAATCACCACCTATATCCTCTAAAGTTCTTGGTGTCCCTGTTAATCCAAAATAATCTTCAATAATCACTTTTTCTCTTTCATCTAAAAAATCAAGAAGATTTAATAGTTTTGACTTTAACATATCCTTACTATTAAATATCTCATCAGGCATCTCCGCTTGGTCATTCTTAATAATATCAATTAAAGTATCACCATCTTCGTTAATATTCATATCCAAATCAATCATCGATGGTAACCTTTGGAATTTATCATCTAGTTGAGCACCATTAGATTCAACCTCTTTTTTTGCTCGATGTAAATCTTGAACAACATTAACAGGTAATCTAATTGTTCTTGAGTTGTCATTTAAAGACTGTAAGATTGATTGTTTAACCCACCAAACCGCATAAGAAATAAATCTAAGGTTTTTAGACCAATCAAAATTATTAATGGCTTTCATTAGCCCTAAATTACCTTCGGCTATTAAATCAGGAAAATCTAATCCTTGATTTTGATATTGTTTTGCCACTGTAATTACAAAACGTAAATTACCTTCTAAAAGTTCTTTGTGAATTGCATCTTTTTCTCTTTGGGTAATACCCTCAGTAGCTATCATCTTTGCAAGTTCTCTCTCCCTTTCAGGAGTCATAACTTTTATTTTACGAATGTCCTTAAGATATATTTGTATCTCTTCTTGGTTAATTGAAATTGATGAGCTTTTTTCTTTCATATTTTTTATTTAGAGTATTGTTTTAGCAAAGATAGTTCTTTTTTTGTTAATGATACAAGGCCTTTATCATTTATTTTATCAAGTAAGTCATCTAAAGAAGGAACTGAAAGTTTAGATTTAATTTTTTTAATCTCATCCTCATCATCGTCCTCATCGTCAATTATCTTATCAAAAAATAAATCAACTCTACTTTTTAATTCTTCACTTAACGTTTTTTGCGACTCAGATTCAAAACTTGATATATTTTTACCAACATTTTGTGTAAATAAGTGGTTATAAATATCATCCGAAAAACCAACTGATATTTTGTCATGGTCATATGGTAACAACATATAAACAATTTTACTTTCACAAAACATTATATCCATATATTCTTTAATAACCGAGAAATCATCTTTGGTATCAAAAGTAAATATACCAGATTCGGGCCCATAATAAAATTTTATATTTAATGAATCGGATATGACCGATAGTTCCTCAGCTAACGATGTTATAAACTCTTCCTGTTCATCGTGTTTAGCAAAGACAAATAAAATATAACTAGTTAATCTATCATTCATATGTTTTTTTTACAAAATTACAAATTATTTAGTTAATATCAAATTATTGTGACACAAAACTAATATTTTCTTCCTTCCTAATCTTAACCACATTATCAGACCAGTTGGTCACCAATGGGTTATGTGTTATAACAAATATTTTTTCAAAATATTCTTTAATCTTTGTAAAGAACTCGGAAACCATATCCAAGTTATCGTTAGATATTTTACCAAAGACTTCATCAAATACCACAATATTTGGTTTAGGTAATGAACAAATTTTACTTAATACAGCTCTTAACGCTAAAGAGGCGATTGTTCTTTCGTAACCTGAACCTGAGGCCATAAGTTTTTCTACCTGAGTATTGTTATCAATCATCAGGAACTCAACTTCGTTCTTATCATTAATATTAACTTCCAATCTGAAATGAGAACTATTCTCCAACAACCTTTGTAATTCAGAATTGATTAACGGCATCATCGTTTTCATAATCATTTTTGATACTCCGTTTTTACCATATATTTCCAAATAAATTTTGTAGATTTTTTCTCGTTCCGCCTCTTCACCAATCTTAACAATTGTTTTTAAATTTTGTTCAATCTTATCTTTATACGTTTGGATTTGATAATCGTTACTGTTTATTTTTTTTGTTGTGTTACTTTTTTCAACATCAAGGTCATCTAAACGTAAACCCGCTTTAATTAATTGGGTTTCAATTTTTTCGTTGGATGTTATCTTATCCTGTAACTCATTATATTTTGTTAACTTCTCTTGGAGTCTTTTAATTTTTAAATCAAACGATTCAATACTAAGTTCGTATTTTTCTTTTATTAGTTTGTTTTTTTCATACTCATCAAACTCTTTTTTAAGTTGTACGAAACTTTGTTCTTTGCCTAATAAAACCTGCATTAACTCCGAAATTTGGTCTTTATGCTTAATATAACCATCAAGTTCGGCAATTTTAGATTGGGTAATTGATGCCATCATTAAATTAATTCCACAATGTTCACATTTAATTCCGCCATCAACAGAACTCTTCAAATCCTCAATAGTTTTTATTTTATGGTCAACCTCAACTTTTTTCTTATACTCCTCATTGTAGTCTTCTTTAACTTTATCATGTTCATCCTCATGATAAAAAGATGATGGTTCAACAACTTTTATTTCGGAAAATTGTTTTTCAACACCTTGTCTTTGACTTTTAAGAGTTGTTATATCCAAAATTACTTTATCAGGGGAAAGTAAACTGATTTCTTTATCAATGTCATTATGTTTACTCTTTAACAAATTATCTTTGTATTCCTGACCTTTAATGATTCTCTCCTGAACATTAATTAAATCTTTTTGGAGTTGTTGGTTCTCTTCATTAAACCCAACTATTTTAGAATTATAATCTTCATTATCGGTTTTTAACTTTTCACTACTATAAATGTTAGACATCATTGATTTTGAGAAATCACTGTAGATTTCCTTTCCCTCCTCTTCTTTCTTTTTAAGAAAATCTAACCCCATGAATCTTGACAAAACTTGCCCTCTAGCAGTTGGTTTAGAATCAATTAAATCCTCTAAGTTAGTTGCAGTAGTTAAGATTGTCATTAAGAAATCTTCTTTAGACCCAATGGAAGTTTTAATGAACGCCTCTGTTTCTCGTCTTTGTTCTCCTGTAAAGTTTTGTAAACTACCGTCAGACAACTTTTTAAAAAAGTCCAATTCAGTTTTAACATTCCACTCTCCCGCCTTAGATTTTTTTCTTTCAATATGTCTAACAATTATATATTCATCACCATCGATAATGATTTCTCCTTTAACGGATACTTTATTCTTATCGGTGAATCGATTGAAGACCTCTTCGGCTTTGGATGTTTTAGTAGTCTCATTAAAGAATAAGAACAATAATAAATCCACAGTTAAAACTGTTTTACCTCCAAAATTTGGTGGGTTAGACTCAACTACGGTAATCCCATCACATTTTTCAAAATCCAATTTCTGATTCTCACCATATGAAAGGAAATTTGAGAACTCAATGTTCTTAATGAACCATCGTTTAAATGGGGTAACTTCACTGTTATTAACCAATAATTTATTATCAACAATCCCATCAAGATGAATTACCTCATCAAAATACTTCTCTAAAGATTTAGATGTTAGATATGTTTTAACTAATTCAGACTGATAATTCTTGTCCAAGATATTAAAAGATATGTCAACAGTATGAGTGACATCATCACTAGCCTTAGTCTTAGTAATAACATTTACATTAGTCGTATTGTATTTTTTTTGGAAATAATGTCTAACACTTTTAATCTTTTCTTGAGTAAAATTTTCAGCATAATCATCCCATACAACTTGTACATATGGATTATCAAAAGTTTCAAACTCTAATTCACTATTCATTATTTTATAATTAAATTCTATTGGTGGATTAAATAAATCCATTCTATTATTTTTCTAAATCAGAAATTTCTATTTTTTCAACTTGTTTTTGTTCAAGGATATTTTCAATTGGGTTATTCACCACCTCAAAAGGTACCTCAACATCTCCAACTTTAACAGTTAAATTTTCTGTTTCGCCGGAAAATTTAGATTCTAAGTCAGTTAATTGTTTACTGAACATGTCTTGGTAAAGTTTTTGCATTTTTTTTTGTTCTCCCTTAATTTTTACGTTTCTCGCTTGAGTTTTTTTTCTGTGTTCTTTTGCTTTTTTTCCCATTTTTTTGTTTTTTATTTATAAATTATTTAGGTCGATTCTCTTCGAACCATTCTATTATTGCATTTATCCCCCATACAAATCCTGAGGCTATCATACCATCAAAAAAGAATGATGTAATATTTGTACCAATCAATTCATGTGATGGTGAGTAATAACATAATGAGAAGAAAAATCCAACCCATGTACTAGTACACATCATACAAGATAGTAAATCCGATATGAATTGTCCAATCCCGTGTAAAGGTACTAATTTATTACTTCCCCATTTTTTGAAGAACTCTCTCATTCCTGCGAATATGGAACTGTACACAAGTATGTTACTCATTCCATAAGCGGCGATTAACCAAATTAAAATTGCCATATTATATGTTTTTTGTTAGGTTCGACCCTTTCATATAAGCCGCCCCTTGATTTATGTTTATTTGTTCTAATTTTTTGATAGTCCCCTCAAGTTCTGTTATCTTACTATTTTTTTCTGTAAGTTCTTTTCTTAATTTATTCAATGTGTCTTGTAACATTAATGACTTATCGTTATTTGATTGGGTAATGACCTCTTTAATAACTTCAACAATTTCAGGTGGCCTGTTTTCCAACTGTTGTATTTTTAACAACAGTTCATTTATTTGAGTATCATCAGAAACTTGGATGATTTTTTCAATTATTTTTTCAACAGGAACTTCTTTAATAACCTCCACAATTTTTTCAACTTCTTTAATCACTTCAACAGGTACTTCCACCCGTATTTCTCGGATTACCTCGATTTCTACACGTTTTTCCTGAATCCCACCCGTTTTTAAGTCTTTTTCACCATCATTAAGTGTTTTACCTGAGTCTTCCCCAATAAAACCATACTTTTCAATATGAAATCCATTCTTAAAACATTTATTAATAAACCCATCAATATCCAAAATTTTATTTAATAAACAAAAATCATAGATTTCTTTAGTGTTATTAATATCAATATTATACATTTGTGAGTTTTTCTTTTCCATTTATAATATCCTCAAATGATGTTATTTTAAATGAAAGATAAGGTTTTGGATTAAATAAATCTTTATATTTATATTCTTTGTTTTCAACATCATAAATACCATATCCGTGTTTACTAATACTTTCACCTAAATTATTTTGAATTGTTGAACCAATCATATAACCTTTACCCCCTTTAATTTGGAACTCAGCTCGTTTGTGAATATCACCACATAATACGGTTTCCAAACCATCAAACTTTTCAATCTCATACGCTTCCTCACCAAACTCAAATCCAAGGTCTGTTTTTAAACCTGAAATAGGACCATGAAATAAACCAATCTTTCTTCCCTTACCATCAATAATATCAGGAGGAATATTTCCTTGGTATTGAGAATAAACACACCAACTAATGTTATCATCCTCATACACACCTCTATCTCGGTAGTATACAATATTATCATTATTCAAAGAATTAATGATAGGTGTAAGAGCGTCTAATCTTTCGGTATTATTTGTTAAAAAATCGTGATTACCAGGTATAATAATTGTTTTAGCAATGTTAGAACATTCTGTTAAAATCCAAACAACAAACTCAATAAGTTCTGGAGTTAATTGATTCTTACTGTGGACCAAGTCTCCCGTAAATATAATACGGTCAGGAGACAATTCTTTCCATTGTTCAATTGCGGGTTCTAATATTGAACGGTATAAATTGTGGTCTTTATATAATCTGATATGTAAATCAGAAAAGTGTACTAAAGTTTTAATCATAATATTGAAAGGTATCTGTCTCCTCTATCACAAAGTATAGTGAAAATATTTGTCTTATCAAACTTTTGTCCGTATTTAAGTGAGGCCAAAACATTTGCTCCCGCAGAAATTCCAACAAAGATTCCATAATCTTTAGATAATCTACGACTCATTTGAGTCGCCTCTTCTGTTGATATTGTAATAATGTGGTCAACAAAATCTAAATCAACCATAAACTTAGAACCATCACCAATTCCCTGAATCCCATGTAATCCTGATTCTCCTCCACTCATTACTGGTGACTCTGATGGTTCAACCGCAACAATTTCCATATCATAATAAAAATTTTTAAGTGTTTCTCCCGCCCCCATTAGTGTTCCACCAGTACCAGTTCCTAATACAAATGCTGATGGTCTAATTTTATTACTAATTGCCTGATACATTAGTTCAACACCTGTCCCTTCTTTATGAGCCTCTATATTCCAAGGCGATGCAAATTGATTTCCATTAAACCATCCATTTTTTTCTGCCAACTCATCTCTTAATTTAATTGCAGAATCAAAATCACCAGGTCCAACTTCAATAAGTTCCGCACCATATAGACGTAACATTTTTTTACGTTCTTCACTCATGTTAGATGGCATTACAATAACACATTTAAACCCCATTTCGGCACAATACATGGCAAATGAAATACCTGCGTTTCCACTAGTTGCTTCAACAACGGTACCTCCTTTGGATAATAAACCATTCTCTACCGCTCGTGTTAAAATGTTTTTGATTGGTCTGTCTTTAACAGAACCTGATGGGTTCATAAATTCTGCCTTACCCCAAATAATGACTCCATCAATATCAATAGGGATAAGTGGTGTTTGGCCCACCTCTAAATAATTTTCCAATTTAAATTAAGTTTAATCGTTTAGGGTAATCTTTGTTGTTTTATCAATCTTACGTTGATTATACAACACATATTTTAATAATTTATATCTTAATCTATATAACATATCAATCATTTTTACTTCTATTATTTGATATTATTTTCAAATTCAACTAATAAAGCGGCCACTGTTTCATCAACTAAACTAACGTTATGTAATTCTTTTGATGTTTTATAATCGGAAACATTAATTTTTGATTTTATTTTTTTTTCTCCATCTGTTATGGTAATTTTAATCTCAAAAATTTGTTCCGGTTTTGTTTTCTTATCTACCGGTGGTTTGTAACCAAATTCTTTTTCTTGTCTTAACTCGTTAAGTGTTCTTTTTTTCATTTTTTATGTTTTTAGTAATTTATTTATTATTTGATACCGTCTTTTAATTCTTTCTCTGCAAGAACACTACCTAAAAATTGGTTATCATTTTCTAAAAAAATAATATATTCTTTCAACGCCCGATTTCTATCCCTTTGAGATTGAATTTTTTTTAATTGTTTTCCTATTTGAACCTTAATGGAGTCTTCAGGTAATGATAACCATAGAGTGTCTACATGGGGGTTTTTTTTAAGACTATCAATTATTCTTTCTTTATCTTTTATTACTCCACTGAATTTGGTATTCGCTCTATTATTGATAATGGCGGCAAATATTCCAATAAGAATTGATGTACTAACAATGATGGTTAATAAGTTTTTCATAGTTTTAATTTATTTATTCTATTATTTTTTCAACATAAGTTGATGTCTCACCTTCAGTGAATCCTTTTTCAATTAATAATGGTAATGAACCTGGTTTACACCAAGCATATACTGTATATCCACTATAACGAGTTTTAACATATTCCCATCTAGTATCCCACAACATTCTAAAAACACCTTTTAGTCTATGTTCCTCATGTACCCAAGCATCTAAGAATTTTATTTTATTACTTTCTTCTCGTTCCATATATATGTGGCCTATAATTTCACCATTTAACATGGCAATCCATGTTTCAAGTTGTTGAGCATTACTCTTAAGGTGTATAACTTTAATATCTTCAATCATAATCACATTACTATTTTTTTTGGATATCCCAAATCATATCTCTTAAAGGATTGGTTGGTGCCGCGTTTGGTATAAATTCATTAGATAACTTATTACCACCTAATTTAGGTAAATCATCTTTAACTTCTTTCATTTTATCTTGAATGCTTTGAATGTCAATCTGTTTAATTGTTGTCCAACATCTATTTGTCATAAACCCATCTAACCAAATGTAAAATTCTTTATAGTCCATCTTAAACTAAATTAGTATTATTACCTTCGTCAAATAACACAAAATCCGAATTAACATGCCCACAATCATCACATCGGTATGTTGGGAATGGAACTAACGTATCATCAAAACTACCAGTCATTAGTTTAGAAACTTTTTTTATCAAAACAACTTCTTTAAAATATTTTGAGGAACATTTTTCACATTCAACAGTTGGTTGTTTTTTAAGGTCAATTTTTGGTTTTAAAATATCTTCCATTTTATTTAATTATATAATTTATTGTTAATCCATTTGGAATAAAATAATCCAAAGTTGTGGTATGCACCCATACCAATGTTATATTATTTTTCATAATAAAATATAGTTATTTTTTATTTTTTAGTCAAATATTTTTTCATATCCATATCAAGAATAGTTGTAATTACTTCTTTAGGTACTCTAAATTCCTCATACTCACCAATCTCTTTTACTAAAACAACAATACATCCGTATAGTTTAATATTTTCATATTTAGTACCCTTCAACATTTTAAGTAACAATTTACCATAGAATGGTAATTGTGTGAAATAGTGACCTAAAGCATTGTTTGGGTGTTTTTGAAATGGGTATTTCATTTTTGTCGTAAAATGAGTCTGTTCAAAGTTTTTAGGTTTATTGGATTTCCAATCGGTAATTATCAAACCAAACTCGGTCATTTCTTTATTAAAGATTAACCACACCTTATCAGGTTGTCCTGTATAACCTAATTCAGGGTCACCTAACACAATCTCAGTATCTAATAACACCGCACCTCTTTCAATCATAAGATTTAAATAATCACTTCCAGCCGAGACCATTGAATCACCTTTAAGTATCTGTGTAAAGTCACAATCAAAAATTGGTTGTCGCACTTCCTTGTAATTACCAAACATTTCTATAAGTTTCTTCTCTAACAAATAGTGTACTCTACTACCCATGTTTGTAGAATAATCACCAGCAGCTTTCCACTCATCAAGTAATTGTTGTTGGACTTCAAGGTCACCCTTAGCCTTTCTTAAAGAGATACCTTCACTATCAAACTCCTCGTAAAAATATTTCATAACCTTACTCACCGAAGGGTAATCATCTTTGATATTACCATCTAAATCCTTCATATAATATGTGTGAGTGTCCTCCACAAAGGTTAAATCTAACTCATCTCTCCTTTTCTGTAAAATCTCTCGAATTTCTTCCGCAATCTTATTTAATTCCATTTTTTTTTATTTTTTTTTTGTTTTAAAACCCTCAAAACAATTCCCACGGGAAATAATATTGGTAAAAACGTAAATAATATGGTATAAAACAACCATTGATTGATTGGAACTTGTCTAACCATTATCTCATGTTTATCCCCATATTCTTCCCAAAGTATGCAAAGTCGATGACCACCATCAATGAGTTTAAAATCTTTTGATATCTTAATAGCACTAATATTCACATCGTAATTCTTAATAATTTCATCAACCATATCTAAATTGTCCGTCGTCCAAACAATACATTCAGGAGCTTTGATATCACCAACTTTAACTTTAATTAATTTACCAATTTCCATATTAAAACTTCATAGTATAATAATAGTCGTTAATTTCACCTTTTAAATCACAAACGTCTTTATCTTTTGGTAATTTTAATAGTTTTATTTTACCATATAGACCACCACCGTTTAATTCTTCGTATAATCTAGTTGAATTGTCCCAAGCGTCGCCATCCAATGAAATTATTATATTTTTTTTTGCTTTATTGTATAACGAGTTAAATAATAATTCACTCATATGTTTACCCAACATTGCAATACTATTTGGTAGGAAAAACCCGTCAAAAACACCCTCAACTAAAAATATATCTTTTTTCCAATCAATTAAGTGTTCGTTGAAGATTATTTTATCTTTTTCCGCTTGTGGATTTTTATATTTAGCTCGTGTGTTTGGGTCCCAACTTCTTGCGATATAATAAGTTAGTTCACCTTTCTTATCATACGATGGTACAATAATTCTACCTTTATGGGAACCATTATCACAAAATCCAATACCATATTTTTCAATAATATCATCACCAATACCACGGTTCTTTAAGTAGTTGTAGGCTTGTCTTCTAACAGGATAAACGGTACTTGAGTCCTTAAATAAAGTAAAACTTTCAGGTAGTCTTAATTTTTGAAATTTTTCTTCTTTGGGTTTAAACTCTTCGGGTTGTAGTAGTTTATAGACTTTTTTTTGTTTTTTATTTCCAAATTGGTCAAATAATTTACCAAGAGGTCCTTTAGTATTATTAACGTCACCACAACTCCAGCATTTATATACGTGATGTAAGTAGTTAACCTCTAAATTACCTTTATGTCTATCTTCATCACATATTACACAGTCGAACGCGATTTGCCCTTTAGACTCATAATGTTGTTTTTCATCACCAAGGATTTCCCTAAGTAATTCTAATAAAATTTCTTTATCGTCTGACATATAACACATAATAATTAAAAATATTAAGTTAATCAACCTTCACAAGTTTTTGGCTCTGATTATATTTATCTAAAAAGAAATCTCAATGTCAACAAATATAACAATTAACAACATTACAGGAGCATCTCCATTTGATATTTATCTTTGTGACGACCCAATAACAATATGTATTTATATTGACACAATCAATTCGGCGCCATACTCGTTTGTTATTCCGTCAGTTATGGGAAGTCAGTTAAGTTTTAATCTAAAGGTTATTGATAATAATAGTTGTGAAGTTATCACTTATTTAAGTTTATAACCATTAAAACCTAAATTGATACTATTATAGGAATGGAATATGAAATTAATTAATATACAACAAATTTACGTTGGGTTAAGTGAGAAATTTGTAAAAAACGTTATTTGTATTACAATTTTTTTTAAAAATAAAAAGAACCTTAAAGGTATTTATAGACTGAGATAACCATATAACAAAAAAACTAAAATAAATGCCGCAAATACCAGAATGTAATACAGTATTTTTAAGATGTTGTTTTAACAATGCAGTAATTATTAGGCCATGTACGCCAACAATTGATGGAGTTACAAACTCAGAGTTTATTGCAGGTAAAATTTATTATGACACAAATGATGTATGTTGGGAGGCCAAACTTGCTGGTTATGTTGAGACTCACTATAATAGTGTTAACACCTATTTTGAGTATACACCTGGAGGTGGTTGTGCCGCTTGTATGGTCGACCATACGGCAAAATGTCAAAGTCCCAATATTATACCATTACCAACTTGTACGTGTGTTGACATTTATATTGATTCTAAGGACTTAAATGATGCCGTAGGTAATACTGACCCTGCAGTTGACGGAGTAGTATTTGTTGACATGTATAATTGTCAGCTTGGAGAAACTTTATCATACCCATTTGAGGTGCCTGGTACATTCAACATGTGTGTTAATATACTAAACCCAATTCCATATTTATATATTAATGACGTTAAAACTAACGCAACTTATTCAACTGTAACTGTTACTCTAAACATGTGTAATGCTCCAAGTTGGTATTGTACACCACCACTTAGCCCAACACCTACCCCAACTCCAACTCCAACTAACACTCCAACCCAAACCCCAACCCCAACTCCAACTCCAACTAATACTCCAACTAATACGCCGACTAATACGCCGACTAATACTCCAACTAATACTGTAACACCAACAAATACAATAACGCCAACAAATACATCAACACCAACAAATACAATAACACCAACAAATACTTCAACACCATCAAATACACCAACACCAACAAATACTGTAACTCCAACAAATACTCCTACACCAAGTCCAACTGAAACTCCAACACCCACCCCAACTCTTACCTCAACAAATCCTCCACCAACACCAACAACAACTCCAACTAATACTCCAACAAATACTTCAACACCAACAAATACAATAACGCCAACTAATACTGTAACTCCAACAAATACACCAACTAATACACCGACTAATACTCCAACTAATACTCCAACTAATACTGTAACACCAACAAATACAATAACTCCAACAAATACTCCTACACCAAGCCCAACTGAAACTCCAACATCTACGCCAACTAATACTCCAACAAACACTGTAACTCCAACAAATACTCCAACTGAAACACCAACAAATACTCCAACAAATACTCCAACAAATACTCCAACAAATACTGTAACTAATACTCCAACAAATACTGTAACTCCAACAAATACTCCGACTCAAACGCCGACTCAAACTCCGACTAATACCCCAACAAATACCCCAACAAATACACCTACATCAACAGTTACCCCAACAAATACTGTAACACCAACAAATACGCCAACTGAAACACCAACAAATACACCTACACCAACAAATACTCCAACAAATACTCCAACACCAACAGTTACACCAACGCCAACTGAAACACCAACAAATACCCCAACAAATACTCCAACAAATACTCCAACTGAAACACCAACAAATACTCCAACAAATACTCCAACAAATACTGAAACACCAACAAATACACCAACAAATACTGAAACACCAACAAATACGCCAACTGAAACACCAACAAATACACCTACACCAACAAATACTCCAACCCCAAATGAAACACCAACACCAACACCAACTGAAACACCAACCCAAACACCAACTGAAACTCCAACAAATACTCCAACTGAAACACCAACAAATACACCAACCCAAACACCAACACCAACTGAAACACCAACAAATACGCCAACAAATGGGCTGACCCAAACACCAACAAATACTCCTACACCAACCGAAACTCCAACCCAAACACCAACAAATACTCCTACACCAACTGAAACACCAACGCCAACACCAACTGAAACATCAATACCTGTAGGTTTTTGTACGGTAATAAACTATTGTTTATATGATACGGGCAATGTCTTATGGGACGATAACTACGTAAGAGTTGGTGCTTATGGTATTAATTTTTATTGGGTTGGTACATTAAATTCATTATTTATTTATTATGACACGACAAACACTCAATGGTGTTTATCGACCAGTTTAGGTGGTATTTGTTTATTATCGGGTAAATCACCTTGTTATAGTATTTGTCCTGATTTATGTGACGACAATTTACTTGCAGGTATTTGTCCTACACCAACGCCAACACCTACATTACCGTGTGATGTTGACTTTACGGCATTATTTGATTGTGACTTTACTCCTACTCCAACGCAAACACCTACTCAGACCCCAACACCTACTCAGACACCTACTCAGACACCAATAAATGTATGTTCAAATGTTAGTGTTGATGCAACGATTAGTTCTATTACACCAACACCAACACCTACAGTAACAACCACACCAACACCTACACCCGCAATTGACAGACCGTGTGACTTTTTAGGAAACGTAACATTTAATACTGTTAATGACTTAATTAAATGTCCATCAAGTAAACAATTCCAAGACTGTTTTAATGGTAGTATGTATTATACAACAAGTGTCCTTGAGAACCCAACTCCAGGTCTTGATATAGAAATATATATGGTTTTTGAATCACTTGTTGATGGTGTGTCAAAATGTGTGAGTTATATTGGGGTAAACAACGATATCATAGGTATTAACCAAATGGATTTACTTGCAGGTCCTTTTGGTTTTTCTAATTTAGGTGATTGTTTAAACTGTGTTATTACGCCAACAAGTACACCAACAAATACGCCAACCCAAACACCAACACAAACGCCAACTCCTACCGTAACATCAGGATTACCTCCAACACCATCATCAACCGTAACTCCAACTCCATGTTTAACTTATTATGTGTTTACAGATTGTACTAACAATAATAACAATTCATCTAGTACCCTGCAGGTCTTAGTTCAAACTGTACCGGCAACACCAACAACTATTGTTGGGAATGTTTTACGTAACCCTACTACAGGGGTGTGTTGGAAATTTATTGGCTCTTCCTTATGTTCACCGGGACAATTTTCCCCAAACACAAATGTAATTACTTGGTCTGGTAATTACTTCACTGGTTTCTCAACATACCCTAGTTGTAATGCTTGTTCTGCGGCGGCAACACCAACAACAACAACAACAACAACTGTAACACCACAACCTTGTACCATGTCTTACACTCACACAAAAACCTATTGTTCTTGGACAACGGGTAATATAAAAGTTAATGGTGTTATAGTATATACGTTTCAATCTAGCTTAGCTGCTGGTGTCTATTCAAATACTTTTTCAGTTCAAACAGGTGCTGTGGTATCGGTTTATTTACAGGCAATGGTACCTTCATCATTTTGTACCGGATTTATTTCGAATGCTCAATTAAGTATTGGTTCATACAACAACTCTGTATTATCTATTGACCAAGTTTTTGAAATAAACTATTCTTTTACAGTAACAACCGCAAACTGTGGTGTTCCAATTATAATAACCTCAACTACTGCTCAAAATTGAGTAAATCAAAACTTTAAGGTAAAAAAAAATATCGTCTAAAAAGACGATATTCTATATTATCGGTTATTTATACGATATTACCAAAGTTTTTCTTGTCTCATATAACCTAATACACAAGTATAGGCGTCTGTTTGGTCAAAGTTTTCTTTCTTTAATGTATTGTTTCGAGTATACAACCACTGTATTTGTGGTTCTCTTTTAGCAACTTGTTCCCATATGATTTGTTTTTTATCACAGTCTTTTGGGAATCCCCCAAATAAAACAAACTTATTTTTGTTGTTTTCTCTAACTAATTCAGGGTAAGCAAACTTACGTGAATTATAGGTGGATATAAATTCAGGTACAATACCTAAAACATCATAAATTTCTTTAGTAATTAAGGTATTATATCTTAATAAAATACTAATAGTATAAACATTATTTGAATTTAATAATGGTTCTTCAATAATAACCTTAACAATACCTAAGTCTTTATATTCAATTAACTTATTTCTAAAAATATCACTCTTAAGTAATAATTCCTTAATTTTAGACTCTTCTTTTGGTTTTGGAACTGGTGATACGTGAGTTAATTCTAATAATTCTCTACTTTGTATATCAAATAATGCAACACCGATTGTTCGAGTTGACACATCAAGACCTAAAACTTTTGGACTTTCTTTTAATTTATTTCTAATCATTTTTTGTTCTATAAAAAAGTTTTAGTGATTATATCCAACCTTAAAATTAGAAATCAAATTTAACCAGGAACTGTTGAATCCCTTGTCTTAAAACAGGTGATTGCATCTTTGATATAATCATAAGATTCTTATCAGAATCGTAAAGACCAATATCAGTTATATATGAGTCAGTCCCTTGAGTCCATGTTGGGTTTGAAGTTGCTTGAAATTCAGCAACACCTAAATTAATTTTATACCTCATCTCATATATTGTAGCTTGAATATCCGTTTCTAACGAACCATAGAAATAATATTCGTCCCCAAAATTTAAAGATGGTGTAGTGCTTCCAACAGGGGTTAGAGGTATATATGTATTTAAATCGTAATAAGGTGCATTATCATAGTCATCTTGAGTAATAGTAAATGTATTACCTGTTATACCGTTTTGAGTAATATACCCTCCAACGGTTGTTGCACTTAATTGTGATGTTACATCGATTATTTTCCACTCGGACGAATCAGGTCTAATATCACCAATAACTTTTTGACATATAATTTCAAATTTATCACCGTAAAATCCTTGTGGCGTATAACAAACAGATGGACATAATGTTGTTGTAGTTGTAGTTGTTGTAGTTGTTGGTGTATAATCTGGTTGATTTAAACAACCAAACTCCGGACCAAACCTAATTGACACGTTTTGCGACGCACTTGGTATACAAGTTAAATTTGGACCTTGTATTCTAGTATAATAGTTACAATGTAATGAATTAGTAAAATTAATCGTATTACTAATTCTATAAGTCACATACATATACTCAGTATCACCTGTTAACACACCAATATATGAAGTATTATCAGTACCACATGTATTTGGTGCAACTAAAGTAAGTTTTGGTGAAGGTAGAGTCCAATTACGATTTGATTTATAAGACATAGCAGCAATAATCTCTTCATCATCAATCACTATAATTTTTTGGTCAGGGAAAACTTTACCAACTCTACTTGGGAACCCGTCATCATTTGTATTAGTATCCCATAATTGGTAGTATCTCATACCAGGGTTATTCATATCCGCATTCTTAGTAGATTTCAAGTATTGTACTTGAAATAAATTTAATCCGTCATACCCTGGAGGGTCAACCCAAAAAGTTTCACCTAAACAACATTCAGGATTTTTATGCCACATAAGCCATGGAATATGTAGTCTAAAGTTTCTTGCTTGCCCAATAGTATTAGCAGGCGCCGTAGGGTCATAAGGTTCTAATGCAAATTTTTCACCATAAAAGAAATCAATACTTTGATTTGTATAGTGAATAATGGCAATAGATTTTTGGTCTTTTGGTTGTACAGTAACTTTTTCATCGAAAGAGTTGTAGTAGTATACTGAACTGCTGTCAGTCTGCCCACTATTCGACATATAACCCAAATATTCTTTTGACCCGATATATGTCGCTGAACCAAAATCCGCAAATCCTTCATTTATTGTCGGAATTAACCCCGCAGGATTTTCCGACCATGGAATATTCATATTCCAAATTTTAACATCAAACTCATCTGTATAACAAACAGACTCAAAATTAATAACATCCTCATTCCAATGTTTACATGGTGTTAGTGTATCATAAAGTGATGTCATATTTGGCGGATATACGATAGTTCTCGCATAACAAACATTTGAACTTCCTGAAAAATTAGGTGTTGGCCTATCTAATGTGTAAACACCTAAACAAATATCGACAATTTTATATGTCATCATTGGGTAACAACTACTCATATCCATAAGACATTCTGGTTCCACAACAGGGTCACAATTTGGTGTCGGTGTTATTGGACAAAATGTTGGTGACGGAGTTGGGGTTGGTGGTAAGATACAAGGGTCATATGATGGGGTTGGAGTTGGGGTTGGTGAAGGTGTTGGGCTTGGCGTTGGGTAAGTACTACAGGCACAATTGTGGTCACCATTACCATCATAATAGATTGTTAATAAATCACCTATAGCAGGCATTCTAACAATATTGGTGTTACAACCTGAATAAATTAACATAATCGTGGTACCGCCAGTTAATACTGACATATCAACAACATAATTAGAATTAATAACATGAGAACTATTTGTAATTGCACTCCAATTAATTGTTGTCGCACTAAGGTCTCCCGTAAAAAATCCTCTCATTGCCGCTCGGTTATATACAGGAGAAACCACAGGTTCTGAATAAGGAATACCATAAGTATTACCTGTTACACCATCAACATAATAAGGATATTTTACATATTGTTTATTTGATTGTGTTGGTGCTGAATTTTGTGAATTAAAATTAGGTTCAAATATGTTTGTATTAGCTTGATTATATGAACTTGGTAAAGAGTTATATGAAACTTCTCCGTCACCAATTTGAAAATACTCGATGTTAAAATTACCTTGAGATAATTTTTGTCTTCCAGTGTCTGTTAATCTAGTATTAATTAATCCCGATGTATTTTTTAATATATAAGTCATGTTTATAAATATCCTTAATTTTTATTTTATTATACCGCTTTATTTGGCATAATTAACGTACAACAACTACATCCATTAATAACCCCATTTACTGCAAAAAATGTGTCACCGAAATCCGCAAAGAAACAATGAGGTACTGGTTGTATTTTAGTCATAGTTGTTGTGGTATTAATAACCATGGTATCACCATTTGTCATTGATACCGAAATCCAGTTATCAGTTTGGGTTGTATTATGTATTGGCGCCGATTGACAACCGGCACCTAATTGTGTGGTAGTATTACTTGATGACGGGCTTGAAGTTATTGGTATTACTGTTGAATTTTTAGTTAAAACACTATTAGTCACAATAGTTGCGTCAGTTGAGGCAGGCCCTCTACCAAGCACATTTATGTGTTGTGCATCAAACGTAATTGTTGTTCCAACAGGGATTGGTGGTGAAACATTTACGGTACAAGTATATTGTTTTGTTACAGTTGTGTTATTGTTTACCGTTGTAATAGATACTGGTGACAAACTAAGAGTATATGTTGTTATTCCAATAAAATTATTTAAGGTAGCCGTAGAAACAGTACTTAAATTATTTAACGAATCCTTAATTTGTAAACTATAAGTTCCAGGACATTTTCCTGTGAAGAGCCCTGAATTACTAGTGAATGTCACTCCATTATCAACTGAGTACTGATATGGTGGTGTTCCATTAGAAGCCGTTATAATTATATTACCATCACATATACAAGTTGGTTGAGTAAGTGAATATGTAAATGACGGGTTACTTGGTAACGGTACACAAAGACCTTGATTTGATACAACAGTTCCTAACGCACCATTTATATACCATCCCGTTAAAGGTGGATATGGTGAGGGTGATAGTAAATAATAACCAGGATTTGTTGGGGGCGGAATTACAGTCCATGACTGGTATAGTGTACCCCAAACAATTTGGTATACTGAGTCATCTGATATCCATGATTGATAACCACTACTATAGATACCATTATATATACCATTAGGGTTAAAGTGTATTTGATAATTACTTGGTTGTTTATACACTGTTAAACAAATATCATAGAGTAATACAGGAGCAACCGTTGTTGTGGTTGTAGTTGTAGGTGTTATAGGTGCGGTTAACACACATGTTGTAGTTGCCGTATAATCAGGACCACTCCCTGACCAAGAATAGTCAGTAACTATTGCCGTATAACTACCAGCACCTAAATTATTAATTGCCGGAGATATATTACCATTACTCCAAGCAACTATGTATGGTGGTGTTCCTCCTGTTATAGAAATAGATAAACCTCCATCAGTCGCATTTTGTGATGACGGATTGTTAACTAAACACTCAACGGTCATTGGAAATATTGTAATTACATCACATTCGTTTTTTTGTTGAAGTAAAGATGTCGTGTTAGTCATTGTTATTTATACTATAAATAATCAGATTATTGTTTTTTTACTATAGATTTCATAACATCTATATATTTTTTTGTAGAACTATGTTCTTCAACATAATCAAAATATTCAAAATTTTCCGTTAACTTAATTAATGGATTAACATTAATAAAATCACCTTTATAAAATTTAGTTGTTTTCATATCTGAAGTTACTCCTGCCATATGAAGTATTGGTCTTTGTTCGTAAATAGAAATTGAGTCGGTTGCCCATGAAAAATCTAAATCTTTAACTACTTTAGTTTCTTTTCCAAAATACCATAAGTTCCATAATAAAGACCACATTTCTGCAGTCCAAAATTGTATTTCACCTTGGTTTATTGGGAAACGTTTTTGGTAATCCATCATTTGGTCATATAGTGGCGCACAATCCATATAGATTTTTTCCCAAATCATCCAATCTGTTTTTTTAATCAAATATTGACCACCGCCTGAATTATTTTCATTACATTCAACACATTCGGTCGTAACACCAATAACATCAACCATTTCTTGTAGTAATTGCCCTTGTTTAGATTGTGGGTGATGAGATTCATATCTTTTACAACAATCCATAATGTAATTAAACCCAATATAACCAACAGTATCTGAAAGATATAAAACATCATCCTCCATTAATGTTTTAAAATCAGGTAATTCTCTAAAAATTATATCAGCATCATGTAAGAAAAAACATTCTCCGTGTTGAGGGAATTCCTTTAACCATTTATGAATTAAAAATGGCTTAATGTTTGGAATATAATGTTTTTGTTCTCTGTCGTCTAAATAATGATGGATATTAATTCCCAATTCTTTTAATTTTAACGAATCTGAAGTTGGTTCGGTATTTGGTGTTACTATACCAAAAATAACATGTATTTGGTTTGGTAAAATACCTTTTTCTATAAAATTTTCAACGTACACCCTAACTTGCCAATAAAAATATGGTACATCAGGTTGGGCACATACAAATCTTAAATTTTTATCCATTTTATGTTTTAAAATAAATATAATTAATCATCCATCTTAATAAATGGTGTTTTGGTAGATATTTATACTATATGAAACTACTAAAAACAATATCAAAATTGGTTTCTGAATCTAAAGATGCGTATGAGGTTGCCTGTGAAAAAGGTGTCCCTGAAAAAGAACTAGACAGATTAGAAAAAAACTATCATGAATCCCTAAAACTTATGAGACTTTATGGTGGTTTAGGTAAAAAAGACCCAATTGATTAATTACCAGTAAACTAATTGAGTTTGTCATATATTAACATGTATAATTACTTAGAACTTGTCCTGAACCATTTACTTGTGCAATATTTCTCAATCCAATTATTGGGCAATCATCTGATAAAAACAATCTACCCCATCCACCACCTGAAACACCATAATTAGTACCAACAAATGGTATTGTTAAAGCATTATCCTGATATATTACAATTCCAGGAGCTATTGTCGATGTTGCTGTGTATAAATTTGCCCCACAACCAGTGGCTATACAGGGAGTAATATCAGATGATGTGTAGGTATCAAGATTAGTAAACCAAGTATAGTATGTTATAGGTAAGTTTAGGTTAGTATTACAACAACTTGGTACTTGAGATGCTCCTTCAACATATAACCCTGAGTTATTAAATAATGTTTGTGTATATGGAAAGTTAACATTAACCTTATATATTTGACCACCATTGTTACAAACATATATATTACCACTATCGATAAATATACCATACGGTTGGGGTGTGGTTGACGTAATATCGACCTCAACTTCAAAAGTACCTGACGGATAACTATATTGGGTTAGATATGTAAGATATGGACCTGAGGTAGTTGAATTAGTAACTAATATTTTATTTGTTGTTGTTAATAAAATATCACCCGAAACCTCCCTACCAGGCAGTAGTGTTCCAATCACAGTTGAAACTGCGGTACTTGTGGTAATATCTAAAGTAATTATTTGATTAGGAGATACTGAAGTGTTTGTTGAGATTAACTGAGAGCTGCTAATGGCACCTAAACCAGCCCCTAAAGAAACACCTGAAGGGTATGCGATGTTTCTGTTGAACGTTTTTGACCAAGGGTTTAATGTTATGTTATATTCTTTAATTATCAATCCAGTATCCAACCATAGTTTAGTTGTTGTATGTGCAATATCAAGTGCACTTACTGAAAAACCTAAAGATACGTTAGTATTTGATGATGGAAAATAGGCGGATACGTTAGTACTACCATTAATTATCACAGAACATATTGGTATTATCGGTAAAGGTGTTGGAGTTGGTGTTTTTGTTGGTGTAGGTGTTGGCGTATTTGCTGGAGTTGAGGTATTTGTTGGTGTTGGACTTAACCCAAGTGTGACTGTTGGTGTAGGAGTGTTAGTTGGCGTTGGTGTTTGTGTCGGTGTTGGTGTTGGACTAGGACAACTAACGCACGAGATATCATAATATATTTTCATGTTAATAATAACTTGAGCATCCGATAAAGAAACTAACGAGTCACAATCAGTTAAAATTTGAATAGTGTTTCTTAGAGGATTAATATCCACACTTGCAATACCATCAAATTGTAATAATAACCCCGTAATTGTGTCATAAAATTGATTATCTGCAGGATATTCGTTTAATGTTGTACCAGCATAAAATTGTTGAGTTAAAACATCACCACTAACACTCACAATCGCCTCAAAAATTGCTTCATTTAACACACAATTTATATCATTAAATGTTAAATCATAAAAACCTTCATTTAACATTTGTTTAGGCCCCGTTTTAATTGCATTTGGTGAATTGATAAAATCAGTATCACATATTGTATATGTCTGATAGGATGCCACACTATTTGTACCCGTAATAATAACACTTGATATTGTAGAACACCCATTAAAATCTATAACTGTAAGTGAATACGTGCCAGCTGATAAACTATTAATCGTATCCCCTGTTTGTCCATTTACGTTACTACTCCAATTTAAAGTAAATGGTGGTAAACCATTAGTTATGTATGCGGTGATAGTACCATCAGAACCATTTACTGTATTTGTCGCATTTAATATAAAATTAGGATTTGCGGATGGGGCAACTAATACAGAATTAGTTTGTTGACACCCACTAAAGTCTGTAACACTAGCCGTATATGTTCCTGAGGCCAGATTACTAAATGTATAAGCACTTAAAGGCGAAACCAAACTTAACCCATTTATTGAGTAAGTATAAGGCCCTGTACTACCTGAAATTTCTAAATTAATAGCTCCATTAGTAAAACCACAAGTTGTTCCTGTACTTGTTGTTGTTAAATTAAATTGAACAGTATTATTGATAGTATAAGCACTGGTAAAGGTACAGACACCATCATTAATTGTTAAATTATAAGTACCTCCTGAAAGTCCCGTAAATTGCCAATTTTGATTTGTTGTACTTACAATATCATGATGTCCATCAGGATATTGTAAGTCATAGGTGTAATTACCACTACCACCAAATAATTGAATTGGGTTTAAAGACCCCCCGTTATTGTTACAGTTTGAATTATTAACACCAATACCAACAATACTAAATCCTCCTGGAGGTAATAATGTTGTACTTGCAACAAAATTACATAAACCAGCATCCGTCACTTGTACTGTAAAAACACCTGAAGCTAAATTTGTAAAAGTGTAAGTTTGGTCAAATGTAATATAAACAGTCCCATTTGAACCTGAAAAATAATATGGCGCGGTTCCACCTGTTACCGTAACCGTAATTTCTCCGTTAGACGCAAAACAAGTTGGACTAATTGAGGTAAACGCTCCTAAACCAACTAATGGCACTTGTAATACCGTTACCGATTTAGAAATAGTACATCCATTACCATCAGTAACAATAACACCGTAAGTCGAGGCACTTAAACCGCTAATTGATGAGTTTGTTCCTCCGTTTGACCATAAATAAGTGTATGGTGGCGTGCCTGTTAATCCTGTAATAAATATTTTACCCGAATTTACCGCACACCCCGCATCATTAACAACATAAAATCCGTAGTCAAATGTTTCCGCACTTTGAACAATACATGTTTCTGACTTACCGGAACATCCACCACCATCATCACCTATAACATAATAAATTCCAGGACTTAACATATTATCAAATGCAAAAGTATTTGTCACTGATGACGCCGAAGTAATATAACCATTAATTGTATCGTAAAGGTAGAATTGACTTATACCATAAAGATTTTGGGTTGATGCGGTAAGACTACCGTTATTTTGGCCACAAGTAGCATTAGTATGAGAATCAATACTTACACACGTTCCACTTGATATATATACATTTACGGGGACAATCGTTAATGTTGGTATACATGAATCAATAATATTAAATGTGTAAGTCCCCGCAGATAATGATGTAACCTCATATTGTATAACACCAGCACCTAACGCTATAGTTCCTAAAGAAGATGGGTTAATCCACTGAATTGAATAATCAGGAGCACTACCATTAATATCTATAGTGAATCCTCCAACATTAGTATTTGAACAATCACCAGTTATAGTTGAGGTATATAATAAAGTACAAGACATTAATTACATAAAATATTAAAGTTTATTCCGACATTTAGTTTGAAGTTATCACCAAAGGCTGAAGTGGAGCAAATTGAATTATAAATAACTATAGTATCGGTAGTTGTTAAATAATAGTCATATCCGTAAATTGTTAAATCATTTAATGCTATTAATAATGCGGAATCCCAATCATTTGGTTGTGGCGAGCTTAAACTTATATTGGTATAACCAATTCCATCAAAAAATGGGTATTGAATAACAGTTGAGTCATTAATTTTTATTTCTACAAACCAATTAGTTGTTAAAGTATTTAATAAACAGTCATTTAAGGTATAACCATTAGCAGTAAGATAGTTATTAAGCGCTTGACCTAAAACCGCATTAAAACTATTAATAGTAGAACTTCCATACCAAGGATACACACCACATTCAACTGATTGTATATTACAATCATATCGATATATGTTTGAGGTTAATGAACATGGTTTACATGGTACTGGTATAAATTTACAACACTCTTGTCTTCTCCAAACAAATTTTTGCCTATGAAATATTGAATTTTCATACTTAACACCAGTGTTCCAAATAGTTGTTGCAGGAATCATTTGTTCAACAAGTCTAATCCAATAATCCCCCATACCATTCACGTAGTCAATCATTGTTTGATATGTGAAATTATCGTTAGGTATATTTATTGTCTTTTGAGACTCTAAATACTTCCAAAAAATAGAAGATAAAGTTGGATAACCACTTGTTTTACCATCTGTAGCATATTGTCTGTTTCTAACATTAATAGTATTTTGCCAAAATGTTTGAGCAAACTCAAAGAATGTTTTTCTTTTTGGTTGTGGGTTGATTTCAGTCCAATCCACACCACCTCTTTGTGGATACTCGATATTTGGGTGTGGGTTACAATAAGTTGGTGCCACATAATTTAAACCTTGATTTGGGATTGGGTAATTATATTGTCTAGACATGTACCATACGTCATATACGATACCTTGAGCAGGATTTAAAAATAAATCAACATTTTTAACATTTAATACTAATCTTTCATCATCGACAAAATAACGAGCATTAATCCCTCCATCTAAATTACTTCTTATTCCAACTTCATTATCAGTCCAACTTTTATTATTATCAGGAACTGCGCTCAAATTATAACCTAATGTCATAAATGGGAAGTCCCTAAATCTATTAAGATATTCTTGACCGTATGAATAAGGTATTAAAGTTGTTTGATAATTAGGGTTAGAACCTGTGAATACACTATTATTTAAATCAACTTGTTCAGGAGCTCTGTGTTTTGGTGTTTGTTCAAACCAACCGCTACCTATCTGAAAAAAGTAATTTTCAGTGTCGATAGGTGCTTGTGGATATCCATAAAAATCCATAGGGTATTCCCCTCGGTTAATATTAACATCCTGAATTGTTGTTTGAGTAGTAAAACCTGTATAGGTAACTCCCATAATGTTAAATGTATTACCTTGTTCGTAAGTCGGTAATTCTTGAATGTATGTCCCTCCAGAAATATTATAGAATTGTGTATCAAACTGTTCTAAATTAATTTTTTGGTCAGCAACATAAACATATTCATTAAATTCAACTAAGGCTTCAGGAGCACCAACCAATCTCATTAAAACTTCAATTGATTTTCTTGTTCCTTTAGATTTAAATAAGTAAGCGGAATTTAATACTAAATTTCTGTAATACTGATAATTTAATTCATCGGGAGTTTGTTTTTGTGACGTTCCTGTAAATTGTGAATTGTCTTTATTTTTTTGACCAAACACAGAACCTAAAAAATCATCCTCGGTTATTGGTGAAATGTTAATTCCCCAACCTAATGTTTGTGCTAAATTTTTTAATAATTGTGACGGTATATCATTACCAACATTATAATTAACCGAAGTCATAAATGCTAAAGCGTCTATGAATTTTTTAGTTTCATCAAAACTTCTACCATAAATCTGTAGAACTTTTTCCATTTTTTGAGTTACGGTGTCAAATTCTTTAAATGAACCTGTAATTAAAAATCTTGAGACTAAATTTGTTGTATAAATGTCAAAATACTCACTAACTTCATTTAATTGTATTAAATAATTTTCAAATGATTTGGTTATAATATCAATATTCCACTCACCATACAATGGCCATGTAATTGGTTGATTTGAGGTGTAATATGTACCATCTTCAGATTCTCTTGGTACTTGGAATGTTGCGGTATAAATTGGTGTTACACTTCTATTTAATAAGAAATTTTCAACTTCATCTAAATCTTCATTAAATATTTTAGTAACCTCATAGTCGTTAGGCCGAATAACAAAACTATAATATACAATACTTTGCCCTGAAAAAGGGTTTCCACTAACGGATATTTGTAATATTCCACTAGAAGTATTGGTTGTTGGTGTTAAAGATTTAACATCATATCCAACCCCATTGACGTATAAGGAATACTTAGCATATTGGATTGTCATATCTCTTAATGGAGATACACTAATTTCTTTTAATTCTAAATTTCTTGTTGAGTTAACCGAAAAGTCAATATCAAATGGATTTCTTAATTTTGAAACGTCCAAATCAAAAACGGTCTCATCGTAAACCGAATTAAATAAAATGTTAGTTGCGGTTGCACCTGTCACATAGTTAGTCCCCATGAATGTCGACTCTAATGCCGCAGGGAACTTACTAATAATGGTTTCAACCGAAACTGAAATACGTTTAACCATCGACCCATATAATGTGAAGTTGGTAATTTGACTCATGTCAAAATTAGGATAAACCTTAAAGTTATTTTCAAAAATAGATTTAGATTGTACCACACCACTAACACCCATACTATCTAAACTGATAGGGTCTGAGAAATTACCCGTATTAAAGGTTCTATTTGTTTTTTCATTAATAGAACTAACAAATTCAAAATTTCCTTGCGTTAAACCTCCACCAGTAACTAATTGGAATCCAACTAAATTATCGGAAAAGGTACCAGCTCCTGAAGCGGACTGAGGTGGGCAAGTATATTTTGTAACGGCCATTATTGCGTTATATTTGTAAAGTTTTTACTGAAGTCAATATTATTTCCCCTATCTTGTCTAACCTCATAAAGTAATTCATTAAATTGGTCTCTAATTTCATATAAATTGTATTGTCTGTATATGTTATTTTGAGTATCGTATAATGTGTAGATACCATCATCCATAGACTTAGTTTGATTACCAAACAATGCAATTGCCAATGTTGAGAAATCGTGTTCAGCAATTTCAATATCCAATGTTATTGGATTAAAGAAAGTATTTGTAATAATGATATCTTGGTCAGGTTGCCCAATATACGGTGTTGCATTTGGCTTATTAGTAGGTGATGATGATGGTGAAACAGTACAAAAAATTAAATTTGTATTATTATCAGTATACCTATATCTAATAGCTTTTTGAGAAGTATTAGTTAAGTTTTGAACAACTGGTTCACAAAAAAATGATGAAGTTATTAATCTAAAAAAATTAGGTACTTTAGTTCCGTCAGAATTTAAATATTCAATTCTAAAACCAACCAATCCTTGATTAACAAATTTATTTCTAAACTGAGTTGGCACGTCATTTAAATCAATAACTAACCCTTTAACATTTGGTAATGCCGATAGAACACCACAATCAAGTATTCTTGTTCTTATTTGGGCCGGTCTAACCATTAAGGTATAGATACCAATTTTATTAAATTGGTCTGAAGGTAACCTTAAATTATATAAACCACCCAATATTTCAATATTAGGGTTACCACCAGTATCATTGTTATTAAAGTATGGTCTTAAGATTGATGTCGCATTTAACTTAGTTAAGATAAAATTATCTGTTTCATCCCTTGATGGTGTGTAATTTAAGATGATTTCCACATCTTCGGGAGAGACATCCGCTGGTCTAATTGTACCGTACGTTCCTGTTGCCATTTTTAATTATTTATTAATATTTTATTATTTTTTTCTTTTTCTATCCCACATTTACCACAAATTTTTATAACAATAAATATCCATATTATATTTTTATTATATTAAAAAATTCATATCCGTATTTTTCAAGGTCACCTATATTATCAATTTCCCCCAATCTTTCAATTCGTTCCAAACCAGATAGTTTACCTCGTTCAACAAAAACATTACTTTGAACTTCAGCCTCATCAATTACATTTATCAATACCTCATTTTTTGTAATTGCAGAACAAATTAACATATCTTGAGTTAATCCCGAAGACTCAACCGCAAATACTGTAGTACCATCACTATAATCATAGTAATTCATTCCATTAATTGTATATGCAGTGTATGGTTCTGTTAGGTGTGGTCCCCAATATGTTCCAATGTTTCCCGATGTGCCAGTTATTTGAACACCTATATTATATTTTCCACCAAACAAAATATATTTATTTCCGTACACTTCTAAATCGCTAACAGAAGATTTAGTGTACCCTGTAACAATAAAAGGGACTGTGGTAAAATTTGTAATGTCCATTATTTGTGCGTCACAACTAGCATCACCACTAAAAATGTAATCATAATTAAACATAGTCCCACTCCAACTACCACCCGCAGGTGTAAAATAAGCGGTACCATTAGGATTAGTTATTACAATGTTAGTAAATGGAACTTCAACTGTTTTTTTAACAATATTTGAACCCCATGGACTCATTCCTGACATAATAATAGTAAATTCCCCAATTGTTGAGTAAGTGTGTTGGTAATAATTTGGCGCGTTTGTTGTTATTGTTTGTATTGGCGTTCCGTCACCCCAATCAACATAATAATTTGAAAATTCTAAATATTTTTTAAACTCGGTATCGGAAGTATTATAAAAATAATATACGTTAGGGAATGTTGTTGTCGCAGAAAACAAAAAATTAGTCATAGTTTCCTGTTGTAACACCATTCCATCAAAAACTGAATAATACCCCAAATCAACCGTATTCTCAGTTAACATAATTGGAACCGTAAGTCCTGTTAAGATTGAATCCCCGTTGGTTCCACCTGATAAAATTTCAGTCATGGATGAATACACATATGTATGTCCTGTCACATATTTTGTAACTTGCTGGGTATATATATCACAACAAAAGGGTATCTCAATATCTTCGGTATAAGGTGAGTATATATTAACCTTGAAGATATCGTTTTTAATAACTTCTGGAGATATTTTTATATAATAAATTCTATTATCCATATTATGGGTTTACATATTCATACCATTTTATGGGGGTTCCCTCACCAACTCTAAGTCCGTTAGAAATGTTAAAAATTCTATAGGTTTGATTAACAGAGTTTAAAACAACTTTATAATAAAACTTATCTTCACCATTAAATAAAAAGACATTAGGTAACGTGGATTGTGGTACTGTCATCATTTTAACAAATACACCTAATCTGGCATCAAAAAATTTTGCGGACATATAAAACGTACTAATATCAATAAATTCTTTTTTTCTCAACCAATAAAAAAAAAATCCTTCTTTGTCCCCAACATAATCTAAAAATTGTGAAGGTATTTTAATATCAACGTTTGGTTTTATGGGTGAAATACTAACACTTTCAGTAAGACCCTGTTGAACGGGTAAAATCACAGTAAAATAATTAGTTTGATTTGTACCACTATTACTATCATAAAAATCTAACTTAAAAAATGATTTGGTAAAAGGTTTTTCATAATAATAAACTTCTGTCGCTGAAAACCCTTCAGGTAAATAACTACATACCCAATTCGCAATTGTTGAGGTTCCAACAGTATTTGGGTTACCGTTATAGAAATTAAATTCATAATTTATTTTAGTATCTTCAAAAGAGTTTCCAAATCTGTAAGTATCGTGGGCAAATCTTAAAATCTCAAAATCATCAGGAACTCCTATGATATCTTCAACAACTTCTTCTTGGAAAATTTCAATACTATCGTCTCTACCATAAAAATCCCATTTAAGTTCTATTGGCAAATTAATATATTTATCCGTTGTCGGTAATATAAATTTATATTTGTTACTCACATCCATCGATAATAGGGTCAGTTGTTAATCCTTCTATACCATAATTACTTCCTTCCGGAATTATTCTAAAAATATTATAATTATAAGGGTAATGGGTACCATTAATAAATGGGTAATTAACCCCAATACCATTATTAATAAAACCATATTGGTATATATCTCTCCAAATAAATGAATCGGTTTTTTGCGAATAAAACGCATAGTCAGGGATACCCTCAGTTAATTGTTTACTACCCGTTTCAATATAATCAGAATAATCCCTAATCTTTATTGGGTAATGAGGTTGATAATAATACCCAAACATGTTTGAGGGTGATTGTTGTGGTTCTGTCACACTTAATACAAATGGGTTAAATCTGTACTTATGATATAATTTTGAGATAACTCTTTCTTTTTGTTCCGATTCATTCCACTCACACAAATCCCCATCTAAAATATCATTTTGTTTTAACGATTCAATATAGGTAAATGGTATTGGCCCTGAATTAGGCCCTAAACCAGCACCAAGTGGTGTGTTATAAAAACCAACAGGAAATGTTGTGTCGGATAAACTGTTTAGGTTCTCCCACCAAGAACTAGGTTGATTGTTTGCGGGGTCAACCGGTAAATTAAATTCATAACCTTGTTTAAGACCTAAATAGTCATTTGGATTTTTTTTAGTACCAAACATTAATCCAAAATAACCTTTCCAAATGACAGTGAAAAATAACTCACTTATAGGTCGTTTTTGATTATCTCTAATAGGATTAATATTTATGTCTTTATTAAAAGATAGTGTATATGATTGCGAGCCTTCTTTAGTTGAAACCCTAGCAACTCGATTTGGCGTAAATCCACTACTTTCAAATTTCTTTTTATTACCAAAAATATTTTGGTCAAATCCTGCGTTAACTAATACCGCGTCTTGCGAGTTAGTTAATAATTTATGTCTTCTAACATAATATTGTGAGGTAGTATCATTAGGATTTTCAATATCAATAATTCTTTTAAAAAAACCTTTTTTATTATTAACAAAAACAGCGCCAGTAAACCCAACGTTATATATATTGAATATGTATTCTTCACTCCCCGATTTTTGGTCTCCTAATGAATATACTTGAAATGTGTCAATTCCAATGTAACTGAAGTTAAGTTTTACGTGCTCACCAATAGATAAACCATGTTTTACCGGACATCTAAATGATACTAAATTTTGTCCATTAAATGTTGTGTTATTAATTATAAATGGTATTCCTCCACCAGAAATCCATTGTAATAATTGTCCACTTTTTTGGTCAATAGCCTCTAATGGTTTTGTAAAATCATTATCATAAGCATAACTAACAAAAAAATTCCAATTATAACTTGAAGCACTTTTAGGTATAAAAGTAATATGATTATTGGGTGGTTGAGTATATCCTGGGACATTATAATCTGTGCGAACAAAGTCAAACTCATTATATTGTGGAAACCCTGACCAAAGAACAGTTTGTGGATTATACCCACATTGTAGTTTAGCAGCTGCAACAGCGTTAACATAATATAAATTATTTTCTAATGGTACGTAATTAGTTGACCCACTATAAGAATTGTTAAATAATAATGAGAACTTGCACGCAGGTCTAAATGTATCGGATTTTTGTCTTTCATCATCAAAAACTTGTTGTAAGTCAATATTAATATTCCTATCAAATTCAATATTCTCCTTATTAGTTTGAACTAAAGGTACATTAAACATTAGGTTTGTGTCAGGTGCCGACTTGTACCTTAATGACCCTAAAACTACTCGAGTATCTATTCTATTCCCCATATTACGCAGTTATATCATTAGTATCGACCCATTTAATCACAAATCTATCAAATGCGGTACCACCTCTCTTCAAACCAAAATAGAAATAGAAAGGAGCTCCTGTGTTTATTACTCTACCTTTAGGGGTGTTTTGGTCTTGAGTGATAATATCCGCACTATATATAAACCCTACTGCGGTAAATGGCCCTCCAACAAAATTTTGCGGAGTATCAATAAGATAAGTACCTGAACCACCCGCAACAGTACTTGGTAATGCTACAGTTAATTGACTTATTATCGTAGTATTTGGAATAATCCCTGCGGCACTTAATACAAACCCTTCTTGTAAAAGTTGTGGAATGGGAGAATAAATTGTTAAAACATTACCAAAAATACTACAAACACCTGTAACGGTCTTTGGTTCAACACTATATAGATAACCCTTAAAGTACTTAGTCATTGCGGTAGAATTAGTTCTAAAATATCTTGACGCTGATTCTATTCTATCTAAACTTTGATATTTCTTAGTAAAGAAACTAGTTGTAGATAACGGGTCAGTCATCCACCCATTAACTTGACTACCAAAAATACTATCGTTTGAACCAACTTTATTTGTCCTAACTTCCCATTGATAAAATGGAACGTCTTGGGAAGAAACTTCAATATTACTAAACGCGCACACATTAGTTGCCGGAACAGTATCGTCAATAATTGTCCTTTTTGGGCTAATTAAATCTCTTAGTCTTGTATCTGATTGATAGAATATTCCAAATACTTGGTCATCATCTGAAAGCGTATTAATATAAATAGAATCTTGTCCAGGTCTGTCGGGGTAATTTGCCGATTGAAATGGTGCAACTCCAAGTTCTGAATTAATTGAAATCGACTGAGCGTAATCCCCATCAACCATATTTTTAACTCTACTAAAATATGAGAACACATTTCCTCCACCAATTAATAGTTGTAAGAAACTTGAATTAGCCAACCTAGTAATTACGAACAAATTTAATAATTCAGTAACATCTGAGAAAGTAGTTGATTTTAATTTATTAGCAACATATCCATCATATTTATCTGACATTACAATATCTTGTAAATAATCATTTCTTGGACCTAAATCCATAATGGTCGTTGGGTATAATAAATTATACATATTTCCACCATACCCCCCAAATAATGCCGAAGTAAAAGTATTTGGTGTTGCTCTATTTTGTCCAATAAACTCAATTCGGTCCCATGGGCTACTTCTATAATAAAAATTGTTAGTATTATTATGTAATATAACCACATCATCACAATAAGAATATCTTGCTTGATTTGGATTTGGTGATAATGGAGATGTAAATGTGACATCATTATTAAAATTAAATGCGTATAAAGTACCATTAATCCAATTATTTGTGAACAGATGTCCCCACACGTTTCGACATGCGGCAAATGTTATTAATAAACGACTAACCCACTCGGTTAATAATTTAAAGTCTGAGACTAATGATAAAAAAATTGTAGTTATAAAAGTATAACATCCCTTTGTCACCAGTTTCTTGTTCCAAAAGGTATACCCACAAGGCCCTGTATAATCAACAACTAACTCTCCATTAACCTCTTTATAACAGTCTAAATTAATCATCGCCCCACAGTTGAATGAGTCAATAACTGAACTAATAATTTGAGGTTCCGTCTCACCATCACTTAATGAGTCCGCAGTATTACCCGTTATACTTCCCGATTGGCCGCCACCAACACCTTGAGCTTGCACTGAAGTACCATCATCACTAATTGAATATACTGAGAAATTAACATTGTTATGTAATGCAAAACTATTATTTAAATTGTTTTGTAATGTAGTAGATGTAGGTAATCTATCTGACCTCATTATTATTTTTCGACTACCACCCAAATTATATGACATGTTAGCAATAGGGTATTTTGGTGCATAATAATATGATTTATAGTCGTAGGTTCCACCTATACTTGCCGCTACGCTAAGTGCTCTTACAAAAGTTTGACAATACATTCCAGACCCTCCTTCAATAATTTCATTATCGTAATATCCACGACTTACAGTGTTGGGAAAATTAGTGTTTGGAACATTATAAGGGTTTATGGGAGCGAGGTAGTTATTTGTATTTGGGTCAATTAAACCTGGTTGTGAATTAAATTCTCTAGCAAAGTAATTAATGTTACCATCAACATTAACACCGTAAGTTGTGTCAGAATTAAAACCAGTCTCTAAACTAGGAGTACCAACTTGAGGTGTGAACGACATACTACCATTATCTAATGAAGAATAGTAAGTTTGTAAATTAGAATTAAATCCACTAAAAGCCGCGGGGCCAGTCGGACTCGGTTGATAATGGAAGGAATCAAAATATAATTTTTGACCACTATAAGTATCGGTATCAAAATTATTTGTTAAATTATGTCTAATATTTTTAAAACCAGGTTTAATTGGTTGATTTAAATGATATTTAGGCGCCCCACCAACACCACTAGTAACTTTTACTCTGTTAGTAAAACCCCATGTATTAGAAATTGAAGAAGCTGTCACAACATCACCATACAAAACACTGAGGTCGTATTCACAATTACTTCTTGTAGAATACGGGTCAACCCCTCTAACTAAAAAAACAACAATTTGTTCATTAAATTCAGGGAAATAAAGACTAGGTTTTATTAGTGGAAATGCGCCGGGATAATTAATATTTAACTCATTTATCCAAAATCCTGACCCAAAAGATTTACCATAAATTCTATTGAATTTCATATGGTTATTAATAAATCTATTTATTAAACCATGATAAGCACCAAAACTTCCTGGTTGGTTACATATTGTAAAATAGTCGGAATAAGTCTGTGCGGTAATTACTTGGAAATACTCAACATCCATTGGGAATTTTGCGTACTGCGCATCATTATCAGCTTGTTGACTAGTATATGTTTTAGTCAATGCAGGACCATTACCGTTTGTATAATCGGCATATTGGACTGTAATATTACCAACATTTGAAGTACTACCTGGTTTATTATTAACCGTAGTACCTGTACTACTCGTAGTACCATAATCATTAATAGACGTAAACCCTGTCATATTAGGGTCAGTAGAGTTTGCAGGGTCTTGAAAAGTTATTAAATTACCAGGTAGAAAAGTTTCCGCCGCGCTAGGGTCTACCATAAGTACGATAACATTATCTTGGTGAGTAACACCAATATCGTTAGGATTAAATGAAACGTTAATTATATTAACACCACCACCAGGATTATTATTAATGTCGTTTCTGAAAAACTTTGCTTTAGTATTAAATAAATTTAATCTTTCCGCTTGAGTTAAACTTGTTGTAAACTCATAATCATTACCTTGATTACTCACGCCACCCGACACTGGTATAAGTTTTGGTGCACGTGTTTGAGGTGTTAATGGATTATTTGCTTGGTTAGCATTACCTAATGATGTCCCCGCAAATAACTGCTCATAAACAAGGTTATCCGTATTATATGGTGAGGCCGCGTTATAACTTGTTGAAAGTTCAAAGGGACTTAAAACCGCATTAGCACCAGCTTCTTGAGCGGTTTGTGCAACATTAGCTACCGCATCTGGATAATCAGCATTGTCAATTACGATTGCGTCTCCATCAGTACATTGACAGAATTCACAGTCGGGATATGATAAATTAGGGAGTCTTAAATTAGTAAATTTTTTATATAAATTTAACAGGAGGTTAACCGTTTCCTTAATATCCTTAACATCAGGACAATCCAAGTAATCAAGACTAACAAAAGGAATTCCGTTAATCACCCATATCACCCCATTAATAAATGTACAGATAGTAATAACAACAAGATAGACAACTATCGCGATGATTGCTAATATAGGGCCAATAAGCATTAAAAAAAAAGCTAAAATGTGTACTATTAGTAATAACACATATAATATCGGTCTAAAAACAAACATCATTATCGTAAATAGGAGATAAATTAAATCAAATCTATATACCGCATCATTTGTTGGAAACTTATTATTGTCGCTAGAACATTTAACATCACTATCTAAAATATCTTTTATCGCAATAATTCTCCAGTTACCATACCCATTTCTATATTGAGTAATTAATTGTGATACAGTATAAACCTTATTGTATTGAAACTCGTAAAATTTATCTTCACACCTAATCGCCTCATCAATCATCTGATTACCCATGGATGTCCCCGTTAATCCATAATCCGCCCAATCTAAACTGAACGCGTATGACCTTTGTGCCGCGTCTCGATTTAAGGCAGTTGCGGTATTATTAGTAAGTGGGTCTACGTTAATATTTCCAATTTTTTTCCACCCGTACTCTTTAATATTTGGAACTAAAAAATACCCCCTTTTAATAGGGTCAGCAGAAACTGATGGTGATTGGTTCCATTTAACTTTAAATCGATACCTACCTTTTGTTGGGATACCATTTTTTGGGTTGTCTGAAATAACTTGTTCACCAAACTCATTAGTGATAACATAATCCAAGTTCATCGGCAAATCCACAAGCCAAGTACCATTTTCATCAATAACTTGTCCCCCTGATTCCAAATCAATTGTTTCTAATATAGGTCGTCCGTTAGAATCTTGAGCAATTGTGTGTCTAATTGCTAATATCTCACCAGGCCCCGCAACTAAAGAACAAAGCGCCCCTGAGGTTAAGGTTGGTTTACAACTCTTCTTAACATACTGTTCTTCTATAGATGATACTAAAGAACCCATAAAAATCGCGGTAGGTGTAATGTTAATATTAAATTCTGCGGATAAATCAAAATCAGTTCTTGTAATACCTAAATTACAAATTTCAGGTTGACCCCATAATGGTTCAACTTCAAGGTTTCTAACGAAAGTAATGATTTGAGGTAATTCTCGTAAATTTGTAGATGATTTAAAGTTTGTCCCAGAAACTTGTGATTCTGTAGTAATCCCCATTCTAATTAAATCTTGTGGTGCTAAAGAGAACTCACCAATATCTGAAAGGTCAAGGTCAACAACAACCGTTTGAGCCCCTACAGGTACCCCAAATATCATATAATCCCCACTGTCATTAGTTATCGCATTATACTTATAGTACTTGTCGTAAACTTCAATAAGAGTTGGGTTGATTAACACATCTTCTCTTGTAAAGAAGGTCCCCGTAGGATTATGACCTGGATGTTGTTGTTTATAAGGTAATAAATTATATCTATACCCATCTTCATTTAAATCTGATAAAGTTTTGTAAGGATATAACTCAGAAATAACAGGGTCGTTTTCGTCCATACTGTCCAAAGGTATGAAAACAGATACTTTTGCGTTAGGAATACCAAAACCATTATTAATACTAACTCTACCAACAATAACTCCATAGTCGGAACACTGTCTTGTGTAAATTTGGCTTTGTAATATTTTTAGAGAAAGAATCTCTAAATATTCAAACTCTTGGTCAATTAAAATCTTAATTGAGCTATCAACACCAGGTTTGGTTCTTATTCTATACGAGTTGGACATATTGGTCTTTTTTTGATAAATAGTTTATATACTATTTTCAAATGATAATTCATTTATTTTGAAAATAAATTATCAAGAAAAATTAACCGTTTTTAGATTTTTGACTCTGATGTTGATATCTTTGTTGGGATATCGGATTTGATAGGTCTGACTTGGTTCAGCAAAAATAGTATCGTCAACTAAACCAATCTGTTTCGTATTAGTGTCTATATAAGATTGTGATGTTTGTGATGAAGAATATTGACCACCAACCTTGTTAAAGAATAACATATCTGAAACCGCAATAACCCCGTTTTCACTTTGGACTAATCTTCTAAGGTCGGACACATACACATTTTCCCCCATCTGTCTGTTACCAGGACTAAAGAACTCAGATACAATAGTAATTATTTGAGAAATAACCGCCCCTTGGTTTTGACTATTATCTAACACCACATCAATAGTAACACCTAAATCAACAACATTAGCACTTTGAATAGAAATGTAATCATTAATCATTCTATAGTTTGATAGGTAGTTAGCAACGTTATTTTTTAATGTGTTTGACACAATTTCAGTTAAATTACCAGATTCGTCATAAGATAACATCTGAATTTTAATTTTATTATTTTCTTCGGTAATCGCAACTTTAGCAGGTGCCCCAAATTGTGACGGCATTGTTCTAATTATAGAATCGTAGTCATTAACCGTTACTGCTCTATTTTGAGCCGCAAAGTTAAAAGCCACTAAGTTTCTAACTTCTTCTGTTGTTGGGTAATTTGCCCCACCAATTGCGGCAACAACGTTAGTACAACGTAATGAATTAACAACACTTGTATTAACTGATTCTGATGGACCATTAACAAAGAATGAAACTGTGCCTATTTGATTAATAATATTAACACCTAAATTAGTTCCTGTTCCACCACCAACTCGGTATTGTACAAATAATGTACTATTAGCTTTAAGAACACTACCTAAAGCAAAGTTATTTGAATATTTATTTAAATCTAATGTGAACCCATTTTTTGCAAACTCCCTTAATTGTTCATCCGCAGATTGACTACCACCACCATATGTCATTTTAAAAAATCCTTCAGGTGTGTACTCAGTAATAAATTTATCATTTGTTTGGACGTACTTACCCACTTTAATTCCCGGATTATCAGAAACTTTTGTTGGGTCTTCAATAAATACTCTATCTTCAACTAACGCTTTAACTTCATACCATCTATTGTTGGAACCTAAAAATTCTTGGGTAGTAGGAATATTAGCGTATTGCGTACCATCTTTTAATAAAACACTTGTAACCCCTAATACATTTTTTTCAGGTAAAAATATTTCTAAAAATGGTTTAACATCAGACGATGTTATAACTCTTTTAAAAACTTTTGTAATACCATTAACAACAGTTTCTCTTTTAACAATGGTATAATTAATTAATTTATTATTAGAATCAAAATTAGGTATTTTTAATCTATTAGGATAACCTTCGGCGTTTATTGCTGATGTAAAGTCAATATCGTAAATTGTTTCAAAAACTTGACCAGCACCATTAGCTTGGGAACCTCTTCTTAAGATACCACAGTATCTTAAATCTTCCTTATCCCCAAATGCGGGTACCGTAATTGAAAAGTCAACTAATGAGACTGACGGTCTAAGTCCAGGAACTTTTAATCCGTAAGTTCTTGCAATATTAAAAATTGATGACCTTTGTTGTGCATATTGTAATACAGTTTCCTGAACACTTCTATCAATGTTAAATTGTAAGTTGTCAGTTACAGCTGCGTTTAAGTCCAACAATACTGAAAAAACTGAGGCGTCGTTAAAGTTATCAATAGTGTCAGGATAATAAGTTCTTGTAAAATTTATTAACTCAGTTCTAATTGATTGGAAGTCTCTAGTTGTGTATGATATTTTCTTGTTAGCCATATATCATTAAATATTTATAATTACAAAATCTGAATTGTTAAAAGCATCATTAGTAATGATGTAATCAATTTTAACTCTTGCAGTATGTTCTAAAGTTCCAATATCAGAAACTCGGTAAACTCTTTCGTCGTTGTCGTTTATATAAGTACCTTTATTTTCCTCCCCTTCGGAAGCCGCACTTATGTCAATCTTAGTAATTGTTATTCCTGGAATATACTCTTCAACAGAGGCTCTAATCTCCGCTTCAATTTCTGAAAACGTAGGTCCATCTAAAGGTTCAAATATAAACTCATATAGTCTTGTACCAAAATCAGGTAAATAATATCGAGTACCTTTTCTAGTCAATAAAAGATGAATTAAATCAGTTCTGATTTCTTCATCATTTACCTCAGAAAGGTCTAAATACTTACCATCATAAGAATCTCTAAAAGGAAAATTAATCCCATATGTAGTTCCATTTGCCATATCAATAAATATAGTGTCGTGATTATTTCTTATAAATAGAGTAAAATAAAAAATCACGACAGTTTGCCGTGATTAATGTTGTAATTTTCTATTTTATATTAAGACCCACATCCAAAACATTCAAATTCTGAATCCTTTGGTTTAATTGTTGGGTCAAAAGGTATAACATCCAATTTTGGTATTTGTTTTTCAATCTTTGGTTTTTCAACTTTAGAGATGTCCATAGCTAAATGTTTTGCTCCTGTAGAAATCGCCTTAGTTCTAACATAATAACAAAGAGTTTTTAATCCTTGTCTCCATCCATGAAAATGTGCCGACGAAATTTTAGGTAATGTTGGTGCTGACATGTAGATATTCATTGATTGTGATTGGTCAATAAAAGGACCTCTATCCGCAGCCATATCAATCAAATCTCTTTGGGAAATTTCCCATATAGTTTTGTACTTAGGAAGTAGATGTTCAATACGTTTAACTTTTTTATTGTAATTTTTGTCTTCAGGGTCTAAATAATGGTTAAAGTTAATCCCTTGAACTGAACCTTCATTCATAATTATTTCATTTTTTAAATCCTCAGACCAAATACCAATTTTTTCAAAATCATTGATTAAATATTTATTTACAATCAAAATTTCTCCACCAACAACACGTCTATTAAACAAAGCTGAGTGAGCCGGTTCTGTCATTTCAAAAGACCCAGTGATTTTAGCTGAAGACGCAACAGGCATTTGTGCCGTAAATAAAGAGTTACATACCCCATATTTTTTAACGTCTTCTTTTAACGTGTCCCAATCCCAATAACCCGATAAACCTTCTTTTTTTAATCCCCACATATCAAATTGGAATTCTCCTTTAGACATTGGTGACCCCTCAAAGAATTTGTATGGTTGGTATTCTTCAGTTCTACATAATTCATTACTTTCGCTGATAGCCGCATAATAGATAGTTTCAAAAATATCTTTATTCAATGACTTTGCTTCTTCAGAAGTAAAAATATAATCCATTAGATAAAAGACATCCGCAAGACCTTGAGTTCCAATCGCAATTGCTCTTTGTTCAAGACCACCTTTACGTCCTTTTTCAGTAGAGTAGCTATTAATATCAACAACTTTATTTAAAGCTCTAACAACTTTTCTAACCTCACTGTATAATAATCTAAAGTCAAATTTACCGTCAATAATAAAGTTCTTTAAAACCATAGAAGACAAGGTACAAATTGCGGTAGTATTCTCATCAGTAAATTGATAAATCTCGTTACACAAATTAGATTGTTTAATCACACCAATATTTTGGTGATTTGTTTTCTTATTCGCATTATCTTTAGAACATAAATAAGGGACTCCAGTTTCAATCTGAGATTCAATAATTTTATTCCAAATATCTTGAGCCTTAACTTTTTTACCAAGACCTTTACTGACAGCTAATTTATAATTTTCTTCGTACTCATTTCCATAACACTCTTGTAATGGTTTAATATTATTTGAGATAATGTCGTTAGGGCAGAATAAATACCAATCATCATTATTTTCAACCGCTCGCATGAAATTATCAGGAATCCAAAGTGCGGTAAATAAATCACGAGCTCTCATTTCTTCCGAACCTGTATTTTTCTTAATCTCTAATAAATCAATAATATCTTTATGCCAAGGTTCAATATAGATAGCAGCACTACCTGGTCTACGACCTTGTTGGTTAAAGAATCTAAGTGACTCATTAACTATTTTTAAATATTTTAAAAGTCCACCCGCAAATCCTCCTGAACTTGAAATTCTACTTTCTTTACTTCTAATATTTGACATTGAAAGTCCGATACCTGCCGCGTCAGAGGAGTACGTTGAAATGTCACTCAATGTCCCTAATAAACCTTTGCGGGAATCGGAATTATTGTAATGTAATACACATGACGCTAACTGAGGTGTCTTTGTCCCCGCATTAATCATGATAGGTGTTGCTGGTGAAATCAATTGATTTGATAATGAATTGTAATATTCAACTGCCTCTTCAAATGTTTTAGTCACCCATAAGGCAACTCTCATATACATGTGTTGTGGTCTTTCAATAACCTTACCACTAGATAACTTTAACAAATACATTTCTTGTAATGAGCGCCAAGCAAAATAATCAAAATTATAATCATTCTCATGATTAATTATTTTATCAATATTTTCTGAACCATATTTTTCAATAGTTTTCATTAATATCTCATTAACAATACCATTATTGTACAATTCTGTCATTGTTTCACTAAAACTATGATTAGTTTCTTTGTGATATGAAGATATTGCAACTGATGAAGCTAATCTTGAATAATCGTGATGACTACCAGTATATGCCGCCGCAATTTCGTACACTAACTTATCTAACTCTTTTGTTGTTATACTACCCTCGGTAGGTACCGAAGTAATAACTTTAATAAAAATTTCATCAGAATTAACATTTAACCCTTTAGCGGCTTTCTTAACTCTCTGATAAATTTTCTGAGGATTAAAGGACACCTCATCGCCCCCTCTTTTTTTAATTTTTAATGACATCATATATTTTTATTTAAAAATCATCCGTAAATGACAATGTTTCGTTCAATTTAGCTTTTTGGTATTCCATAGTCCTTGATTCAAAAAAATTACCTTTTGTTTCTACCGCAATTTGTTCCATAAATTTAAATGGTTGGTCCACATTAAATTCTTTTTTACATCCAAGTTTAAGTAATAAACCATCAGTAACAAATTCAAGATATTGTTTCATTAAATTTGAATTCATCCCAATTAAAGATATTGGTAATGACTCAATAATGAATTCTTTCTCAATCTCTAATGCGGATAATAAAATTTCTCTAATTCTTTTCTCACTTGGTTTGTTTTCAATGTGATTATTTAATAAATGAATTGCAAAGTCACAGTGTAAGTTCTCATCTTTGAAAATCAAAGTGTTTGCATTACATAGTCCTTGTAAAATACCTCGAGACTTTAACCAAAAAATAGCACAGAACGAACCTGAAAAAAAGATACCTTCAACCGCCGCAAAAGCAATTAATCTTTCTTCAAATGTTGAGTTCTCTATCCAATTTAAAGCCCATTTTGCCTTTTTTTGTACCGCAGGTAATCTATCAATAGCGTGAAAGCATTCATCTTTTTCTTGTGGGTTTGACACATAGGTATCAATAAGTAATGAATACATTAAAGAGTGAATATTTTCTGCCATTAACTGAAATCCGTAAAAGAATTTTGCTTCAGGGTATTGGACTTCTTTTAAGAAGTTTTCTGCTAAATTTTCATTAACAATACCATCGGATGCCGCAAAGAATGATAAGACGTTTTTTACGAAAAATCTCTCATTATCTGATAAGTTTTCCCAATCTCTAATATCATTTGATAAATCAACCTCTTCCGCAGTCCAGAAAGCCGCTTGATGTTGTTTGTAATATTCCCAAATATCATTGTGCTCGATTGGGAAAATAACGAATCTATTTGGATTCTCTATTAAAATTTTTTCCATGTTTTTTTTTAGTTTTGTGTTTGTTGTTTTTCTTTTCTTTTGTCTAACAAGTCTTTAACTCGTTGACGGTTTCTCTCTTCTTGTTGTCCCTCTAGTCCTAAGAATGTAACCGAACTTTCGGTATCAATCTCTAACATTCCATTATCAAATTTACAATTTTCAAACACAACCCCATCATCACCAATACGAGATTTAGTAATTGCTATTGTTGCTAGTTTCATTTCTTTTTGTTGTAGGGATTTTGCCACGGTAATGATTACGTGTCCAACTTGTGCTTTTTTAATAGAACCACCCATTTGGTCGGTAGTTACTACATCAGACGAAATTGAACTTCTGTTACCTTGAGTTGCGGTCCATCCAACTAAATCCAACTCGTGACACATTGATTCAAATGCTCTCATAACCGAACCTTCAGATTTCCATTCATCACTTAAATTCCTATCAGGAACAACACAGTCAATATAATCTAATAATACCATATCAACTCTTACTCCATCGGCAATCATTTTTCTAATTTGATTTTTAATTTGTAACATAGTTACGGTATCAGATGGAAGTTTTTTTAAGATTAATTTATTGGTCATTGTATCTTTTACCTCTTGTACTTTAATCATAACTTCCTCTTTCTTTAAGGACAATTCATCAGGATGAACCTTTGTCCATAAAGTAATATGTTTTCTTTGAATAATCTTTGGGTTATCTTCAAAGAAGATTTGTAATACGTTATACCCTAAATTAAAAGCGTGATTTGCAACTTTTGTTAGTAGTGTTGATTTACCAACCCCAGTAGGAGCTAACACTACACCGATTTCTCCTTTAGCCAAACCTCCTTTTAAGAGTCTATCAATACCTGGGATACCCATTGGTATTGGATGACGATAATCCTCATTTAAAACCTCACTTAAATTGAAAAATACATCAGATTGTCCATCTTCTCTTTCCCCAACTTGTAAAGCGTTCCTCACTAATTGTTCTACTTTATCATAGTTTTCAAATTCACCTCCATCGATGATTTTTTGAGCTTTGTTCATTACTTTCTGTAATTCTTGTTGTTTACAGAATTTCATAGCTTTTTCCTGAACAAATTCCCCACCCTCAAGTGGAGCTTCTTTGATTTTATTAATAGTATCAATAACAATTTTTGACGCTAGTTCCTGTTGTAATTCAGATTTGGTGATTTGTTCTAAAGTGTCAAATGCTGGTGCATGTTCATACTTTGTGTAATATTCTTTAACCATCTGAATAATTATTTTGAAGTATTTGTTTTCAAAGTAATTTGTTTCAATTACATCAAGAATAGACCTCGCAAAGTCTTTGTCGATAATAATTTGGTTTAATAATTGTAGCTGAAAACTGCTACCTAGATATTCGAAATTTTTGTTTGACGCCATAGTTTTTTCATTGTTGTATTTGATAAATATTACCCTTTTAAAGGAAGTCCAAGGTACTCGAGTGTTAAATTTTCAGATGAAAAAATGTCAGTCAAAGACATAAGTAAATTTTTTAGGTGTGGGCGTACGTCTACGGTGTATCTTATCTTAGGTGGGTATATTTTTGCGTCGAACTGTCTCTGACAAATTGTCACATCACCCATCTTAATATACACATTAAAATATTCAGGACCATCAATATACGATGTATCTAATATTGTAGGATTGTTAATAATTTCATAATGATTGTCAATCATGTATGATGCGGTTTTCATTTTTAGTTGATACTTAATATCATAACTAAAATTAGCCAACAGGTTATAAAACTCTAATGAGTTTTTACCGTCAGGGTTAAAGTTTCTAACATTAAAATATCTTTGTACAATGATATTATCATTTACCATCATTAAAAATTCTAATTTTGTTGATTCTTGTTCTTTCATATTTATTTTATTTGTTTGTAATTTTTTTTTTCTTTTCTTGTTAATTTCATGTATGGACGAACAAAGTCAACCCAAGCATCATCTACTTTTGGTAGGAATTTAAAGAACCCGTCTTCCATCATCATCTTTAAAAGATTCCTATACCCTCTCCCATCAGGGTCTAAACTTTCTCGATAATATAGTTCAACTAATTCTTTTGCTTCATCGGTGATTAATGGTTTTGATAAATCTATTATTTTTTCATTAATAATAAAAAATTCTTCACCGTATACTCCTGTTTTAGTTTTACCTGATAATAAATTTTGTAAAGATTTATTACCTTTATCTTCTTTTAAAAGAGTTTCTGCCTTTATTAAAATATCGGTAATAGTTACCGTTTGGTCAAGCAATTCAGGAAATAATTTAACTAAAGTTTTTTCGCCCAAATAATAAATTCCATCTATATTATCTGACTTATCACCCGATAATATTTTATATGTTTTAATATTCTGATGCGGAAATTCATGGAATTGAATCTTTATTTTATCCCCATTTTTATACACTTGTTTTGAGTTTGGGGAATAGACCGAAACCTTATCTGAGATAAGTTGTGTCAAATCTTTATCTCCCGAAAAAATAGTTTTAATTTCGTCTTCAGATATTTGGCAGTAGTACGCAATCAAATCGTCACCTTCGTTATTATCTACTTCAATTTGTCTTATATAACATTCCTCCAAATATTGTTTAACTCTCTCTTTTTGTTCTCCAAAAGATTGGTCTTTAAAATCTTCGGTTATAAGTAGTTTTTTTTTATACTGAGGGTAAATAAGTTTGCGGGTAGAAGAGTTATCATCCCCATCCCATATAACAACAACCTTATCAAAATTTTGTTCGTCAATAAACCGTCTAATTGTGTTGATAAAATGCCATAACCCTCCTATGTGTTTTCCGTTGTGGTAAAAATCTTTAACTCCGTGAAATCCTATTTTTAATAAATTGTTACCATCAACAATTAATGTTTTGACCATTTAAAATTTTTAAGTATTTTGAAAATATTTTTTACTCGTCAAAGTCATCTTCAGATTCATCCAAAGAATAATCAGAATACCCTAATTTTGTTTCCCAATAATCTGAATATTCTTTTTTATAGTTATCTAAAGATTCTTTTGTATCTGCAATATAACCTTGTGGCACTGCAACTATTTTACCATCTTTATAACCGAGACCATTTACGTGATTTTTCAAAATAGAAATTTTGGTTCTAATTGCAAACGACACTTTTCTACCATTTTTAGTTGCGTCAATATGACTAATACCCGCTTTTTTCTGATTACCAAATAAAAATATTAAACTACTTGCTAACCATACCGCGGTCCCACCTTTGGCACGAATTTCAGGTTGACCAAAAGGGTTATCCGCTAATTCCACCCATGGTTGGTTTAAAATAACTAAAGTATTATAATACGGATAATCTTCTTTTTTTGATTTTGAGATGCGAGAATGAATTCCCAATCCAATTTTATCCGCCAACACTTTAGCGGAGTGCATTCCACCACCTTTACCATCAAAAGTCATCTGACAAGGAATACTACCTATTGAATCCCATAAAAATAATATACTATAAGGGATATCCCCTTTCTCTTGAGCATCAAGAATATCATTAATAAAATTAGTTGCTTGTTCAATAACATCAAATGAGTCATTAAAGATAAACATACCATCATACTCACCAAGGTCATTTTTTTCGGCTTGTAATCCCAATTCAATAGCGTGTTCCCAAGACCATTTTTTTTCCGTTATAATAAGAACAGGTAAATGTCCTTTTTTCTGAGCATCTGCCGCCGCTAATATCATTGCAGTTGTTTTTGAGGTGTTTGAATGTCCCAAGAACATATTAATACCCCCCATTACAGGTCCAGGTAATCCGCAAGCATTCATAAAAGCCTCACCACAATTATAAAAACTTTCTGTTTTGTATTTTGTTTTTGTTGAGAACTTATCTTTGATTGTATCCAAAGATATTTCTCTTTTTCTTATTGCCATGTTAGGTTAAATTAAATTATTGTTTTGAACTATAAAAAATAGACACTCAGTAATACCAAGTGTCTATGTTAAAGTTTAATTAGAAAGGTAATTCGGTGTCACTATCATCATTTGCTTGTGGGTCAACGATTGGTTCAGTTTTACCACCAAAAGATGTTGTTGTCTCAAGATTGTTTTCGTATACAAAACCGCCTTTGTCAGAATCCCAACGTGGTGTTTCTCCACGAGCAATAGCTTCAAGGTATTCTTCAGGTTTTTTAGAATAAACATCTTCCCATGTTAACTCATCATTAATCCAAGAATCCGCGGTTTGTTTATTTTCGTGTACAGGAGTTGGGTCATCATACATAACAGTTTGAATAACTGTGTAAGTGGCACCTTTAGGTGTTTTTGCTTTGGTTAATTCAAGAATAATGTCACGACCGTTATCAGGGTCAGTAATATCACCTTTAGCTCTCCAAATAGGAATAATCTTATCTAAAATCCCCTCATTTTTGTAGTTGTGTTTGAATCTCCAAAACTTAACCCCATCAGACTCGTTATCACGGTCCATAACTTTAACAATGTAAAATTTACGAGATAAATATTGTTTTGCCAATTCTTTGTCAGACTCTTTTCCTGTTGAGCGTAGTTCTTCATAAACTTCATTCAATGGTGAACGCTCGTTGTCATTCTTACCCGGGTCATAAAATTTTTGAAATTTACCGTCAACTTGAATTTCGTGATACCAAACTTCTTTAAATGGTGAAGAACCATCGGGTGTTGGTAAAATACGTAGTCTTCGTTGCCCTTGTTTTTCAGTATCTTTAAGGATAGCTGCAAAGTATTTTTTCATTCTTTCTTCTTGTGTAAATTTTGAGGTGTTAGAAGAACCACCTTGTTTTGCCTGCTCGTATTGAGCCAAAACTGCGTCTAATGAATTTGTCGCCATAGTTGTTAAAGTATTTAATGATTTATATTATCATAAGTATAAGTACAATCTGAGTATTTGTCAAATAAATTTTAAACTAAAAACGGTCCGAAGACCGTTTTATATTTTACTTGACTTGTTTGAAAGAATCGATTTGATTATCCAAATCTTCAAAATTTCTAAAAGTTTTTTTGATATCTACTGGTGAGTAATCCTCAACCTCATCTTGGGTTAAAATATATTCATTTTTTCCCGACTTTTCCATATCTTCTTCTTTATCTTCAAAGAAATCTGATAATTTTTGATTAAATGGACCAGAATCTAAACTTCTAAGTTCTAATTTCTCTTGAGGTGTTTTTTCTCTATATTTCTCAACTTTCATTTCTAAGTCATTCAACTTATTCATGATATTATCCATTTCACCTAATTTACCTTCTAAGTCTGTAAGATGTTTGAATAAATTATCAAAATATTCTTCTTGTTTTTTTTCTACTTGTTTTTGGGAATTAACTAAGTCACTAATATCAAGTTCCTCAGTCTTACCTTTTTCTTCACCAACTTTTTCAACATCAGGGTCAGTTGCAACATCAACAGGGGTTGGTACTGCACCAGGTGCCGCAGGTGGTTCAATGCCAGGAGGTGGTGGTAATGCCCCCGCATCAGCAGGAGGTGGTGGTAACGCACTTGGGTCTGCAGGAGGTAAAATACCTTCTTCAGGTGGTGGAGGTAATGTTGCCTCTTGTTCAAAAATATAATCGTTAATTGATTTATATCTTGAGATTTCCTCAATAATTCTGTTGTCTACTCTTTTCATTTGATTACCCGTTTAAAAGTTGTTTCACTCCTGTTAGAGTTTCAACCTGAATTTTTTTATTTTTTGTCATTGTATTGTCAACTCTTTCAATTAAACCATCCTTCATTCTGATAGTATAACAATCTCCTGTGTCTAAATCGCAAACTTGTTTAGAACCATTACCCAAGTCTTTCTCAGTGCTTCTGGTGTTTTTACCTAAATAGTTGTCTAATATTAATTTTGTGTCCATAATAGTGTTTATATATAAATATCGTTTATTATTAGAAAATTACAAAGTGAAAGTTACAGGATAACTTTTGTAAAAATCGTTTCTTGACGTATCAAGTGACCCATCAGGTTTAACAGGTTTAGTAAATACCGTTATTTGGTATTTATAAGTTCCTGTATACTCACTTTTCGACACATTATTACAACCAGATTCTGTTAATAACCCTTGTAAATCAATTTCAAATTTTTGTTTATTTGTTGAAACATAATTAGTCCCAAATTGTTGTCCTGAACCACTACCCTCATGACACTCCGCAGTAATATTATAACCATACTCTATTTGAAATATATTTCTTAGTCCATCGACCGATGGGTCCACAATAACCTTTAAATTTTCAAATAATGGTGGTGTTGTTACTGCGTAAGTGTATGTATCAATTAATGGTGGTGTTACTGGTGGTGTTGACCCCACATTAAGTTGTCCCGTTTGAGTATTAAACTCATTAATCGCCGATTGTACTTTAGTTTCAATATTTCCTTTATCTATTGACGACATTTGGTCGTAAACATTAACAGGATTTAATTTTTTATCAGTAACAGATGTGTTAGCATTTAATATCCAAAATTTAGCAATTTCCGATGCACTGTCATTGGATAATAAACTCATTCTTTGTGACCATCTTTCAACTAAAAATTTGACTGATTGAGTTGAGTCTGAGAATGTGGCGTTAGGTACATTTTGGCTTGAACAATAAAAATATTTATCAACAAAATAAGTAGATGATTGACCCCAATCTTGGTCTATAGTTATACCCGCAAAGTTATTCTCATAAGTTGTTAAGGTGTTATTATTATTTGACGATATATAAATTGAGGAAAAAATAACTTTTTGTAATTTAACATCATTCGTTAGACTAACAATAGTACCAATAACACTTTTATAATTTAATGTTGTTATTGACGGCCCTGTTAATGGTGTCCATTGAGCATATTTAGAGTTTGGTTGACAAGTTTCCTGAATAGTATCATTTGCTGTGGTGCTATCTTGTTGTGTTGCTTGGTTATTAACCTCAGTTGACTGACCAATTACATTAGTACTATTAACTTTTGTTTCCGCATTTTTTTTCTGAGTATCAAGTTTATTCTTTTCAATAATAGATTGTAATAAATTAGTTTTTAATGTTTGTAAATAATTATCAATTTTAGGTAATGATGCGGTTGGTTGTCTAATACCTTCAATAATTGTTTCAAAACTACCTGGTGATATACTATGATTAACACTTGTAATCATATAAGGCCCACTAAACATTGGGACGTATCTTAAATTAAAGTACATTGTTGGTTGTATCATAGCATTACCCATCATGGATACATTACAAGAATAACTTCTATTTTTGTATAGGTTATATAATGAGTTACTTTGTGTTGCACCTCCCCTATTACCACCTTGATTGGCCATTTGATTTAACACTTCAAGAGATTCTGCAGTGGCTTGACCAGCATCTTGGGAAACAGTAAACCCATAAAACATAGACTGATTTTGAGGTCCAATATCAACATTAAACCCTACAACTTTATTTGATTTATCCCAATCATTCTTATTAGTTAAATCTTCAACTAACGGATTATCACTAGCTCTTCTTAAATCAAACGCGTCATTTCTATATCTAAAATCAACATTGTTTTTTAAATCTAATTGTTCACTTGGTTTACCACCAAAGAAACAAACCATTTTAGCACTTGATTCTCTATAATCAACGTTCATGAAAGTTCCAAATAGTGTATTAGCAAACTCTAATGTTCCTTCAACCTTTGGTTTTGGGTTTTTAACCGCATCTTGTACATTATAGAAATTAACATATGACGGTAAATTCATTACAACAAAGTTATTTTCAACTAATATTGATTGTACAAAACTAAGCATTGTCGCTTTAGGGTTTATATTAATTAATCTGTTTTTTAATTTAAAAACATCAACCAATATCTTATCACCAATATTTCTACTCGCTCTATCTAACAATAAAACATCCTCAAATAATGTTTTAGTTTTAAAATCATTACCTGAAATCCATTTATCATTTATTGCCTTAAATGATTCCCATAATTCAACCTTTGTTTGTGGTCCCTCTAAAACAGAATCAATTGTCGTTTGTACTGTGTTATTAACATCGGGTAAAGCTTTTTGTAGTTTAATAATTAAATTATTAAATATTTTATTTTTAAAATCTAAAGACTTTTTCAAATACTCATCCATTAAACCAATGAATTTTTTTTTATTCATCGTGGACTCTTTTAATTTCTGAGTCGCATAAATTTTAATTATTGGTGAAAAATTAATTATATTATTAACCGTAAAAGAAATGTTTAAGTCAACAAAAAAGTCAGTAATGTATGAACCGTTATTTCCATAAACTAATTGCGGGATTTCTGAAAAACCAACATAAGTTTCTAATGTAGTCCACTCATTAGGGTATAAACTTTTTGATGAAGATAATGTAGTTGTTCCACCATTTACAGGAACTGCGTTTGGCGTTAATAGTGTGTATTTGTCCAAAATATATGGGTCGGTAATATCATAGTTTGAGAACGTATAAAATAATTTTTTATCGTAGTTAGACGGATTTCCGTTTTTAAATACAACATCATTATTAATAAATCTAGTTAATAGATTAGTAATATTTGTAAGTTGTGCAGATTGAGCATTTCTTACATAATCTTCACCTGTTGACCCTGTTATTTTAGGTTGCTTCATCAACTCAATCATTAAAACTTGAAAGTTCTTAAACAATTTAGCGGTATTGGAATCATTTGCACCGACACCTTCCGAACTATAATCATATTTTGATTTTGAAAAATTTAAAAACTCAACTTCAAATAAATCTAAAACATCCTTTTCGAAAACAGAAAACATTTCACTAATATTTGAATATTGAGTAATTACGCCATTTAATGAATAATTTTCTTGAAAACTTTTTCCTGAAAAAATTTCTTTTAGGTATTGGTCCGGATTAACCTTAACTATTTTACTATCATCAAAATATCCGTAATTGGGTGCTGTCCAAAAAGTTCTAACTGAACCATCATACATTGACTTATTACCCATAACTTCAAATTTTATTTCTCCTGTATTTGCGTCAAAACATTCATTGTTTGTTTGATTAACTAATGAACCTTGGGATGGGAATATAAATGAAGATATATTATCTAAAGTATTTACAGATACTGTCCAAGGAAATATTCTTAAATCTCTATTAGGTATTGAAGTGTCAAAACCTTCTGATTTGCTAATAATGGCTTTATCAACATAATTTAACGTAAACCCTGATTTAATTCCTTCTTGAATTGCGGTACTAGTGTACGCCGAGAAAATTTCAAATCCTTGGTAAAAGACATTAAAATCATTAATTAATTTAGGATAAAATCCTGTGTTAATTGTTGTAGATACTTCCCCACCAATTGTTACATTATTCTCTAAAACAATATCAACAATACCAATTTGAGTACTAGCACTAAATGTATACATTGTTGATGGTAAACTATTAACAGGGTCATAGTTATTAAGATAATCAAAATTAGCCCAAGAAACCCCTATAATATCAACGCCAGTTTCAACATACTTTTTATAACGGTGCCATATTGAACCGTATTTTAAAACCCAAGAATATGGTATTTTATGTACTCCACCAAATTTATTCAGTGTTGCAAAAATATAATTTAAATCATCAGACTCATTTTTTGTTTTATACTTTTCTCGTAGAGTAGACAATGGTAAACTATTTAAGAAAAGGTACGCGGCTTCAGTATATGGTGTCTCACTAAAATTTCTAAAATTACTTACACCTTGTTGAATTGCATTAATAAAATACGGTGTATTAAACATAGACACTGTTTGTTCACTAGTTACAAGACCATTATAATTATTGTACTTTAAATTACCTTCAGTAAATAATTGATTTTTATAATCGTTTTTTCTTGTCTCATAAAACGCTTTCATACCAACAGTTGTACTATACTCTGTGGGAGTCACTGTTATTTCTGAAATAAAGTTAGTAAATGGTTTTTTGCCTGAATCATAAGATGCAATATTCGTAATAATTTTATTATCCGAAGTGTACGTTAATATTTGTGTTGTATCAAAAGCCGATTTTTCATCTAACACTGTGTTACTATTTGCCAAATATTTTTTAACCCAATTTTTATTTGTAAAAGGGTATGTATCGGCAAAATCATATTCGTTGGATGTTGTTGAGTCATTAATATATTCTGCAAATTGAGTTTCACTTGGTAATGAAACCATTGGTTGTGATAAACTATTCTTAAGGATTTGTTCATTAATAAATTCAAAACTAGAATTATTAACTAAGTTTTTAATATATTTTGTATTAAAAATACCTCTAATAAAATTTTGCCAACTTTCCCCCAAACCTTCATTTGAAATATGTCTAAGGACAGTCTCAAAATTTTCACCAGTATAGGCATATTCTTTAAGTTTTTGAATTATAAATGGATTATCATTTGATAAACTTTTAAGTATGTTAATATTCTCAGCATCAGCAATAATAGTTGTAACTTTATCCGAATCAGATATAAAGTCGTTACATCTACCAAGTCTTGAATAAAAGGTTGTTAATAAAACTCTCTCATATATTTCATAAAAAAACTTAACTTCTTCTTTATTACCATAAACGTCATTTTTAATTGGAAATTCAATAGCGTCCACCGAAATTCTTTGAGGTTCCGTTAACTCATTTGGAGATGCGGTACTATCTGACGGAGGTGAAGTTCTCTCCACATAACCTCGAATAAATTCTTCAACAAATTCAACTTCAGGCCATTCATCCGCTAAAAATCCTTTTGTCTGAGTAATCACTGAAGAATCACCAGGATAAACAATCTCAAACTTTTCGTGCCCGTCTGTTCCTGAGGTTTCTTTAATCATTTGTGGCCAAGGATATATAGGTTGTTCCTTGTTATTACCACTACTTAAATTGTCTTGTGACGCACCAGCGGTTTGACTATTAAAGATAGAGTTTTTTCTAATTGTAGAATCTCTCTTATCCCAAGCTTTCGTGTGAACATCGTCCATTAATCTTAAGAACGCCTCTCCATTGGCAAAAACAACGGCAAGAACATTTCTAATGTTAGGTACAAACCCAATACCATTATCCTTACTTTGTAACAATTCTGAAAGAGCCTTTGTAAGTTCTTCTTGTATTTGTTCTCTAAAAACTTTTAATTTTTTACCCATTTTATCAATATTATCAATAAATGTGTTTGTACCTTCAAAAATGTAATAATCTTTTATTAGTTCAATATTACCGTCCGCGTTTTTAATAACAGGGGTATTAAACACTTTATTTTTAATCAATTCGGCTTGGTATGCCGCAAGTTGTGTGTCGGTTGGTGTAGTTTTTACACCTTTAACTAATCGATAACTTTGAACTAAATCAATATCTTTTTCTGTAATCTCAGGTTTTGGGATAAAAGTGTCTGGTGATTTAATACCATTAGGTATTGTTATTTTAGTTGTTTTATTATTAATCTTATATGAACCATTTGCTCCCACAGTTTCATTACCATCTAATAACTCATTATATTTTTTTACATATCCATCTAATTCTGCCTTTGCGGTAACTCTATTTTGTAAACTAATTTCAGGTTTAAAAGTGTAAACTTTATTACCATTGGTTAATACAAAAGCAGTGTTCTTATCCATATACTTTTCAAACCATGATGAACCATTAAAATAATAAACATTACCGGAATAATCATTAAGAGTTTTTTGATAAACATCTAAATTAGTTAATGGGTCCAAATTTTGTTTAGTAAAACTATCCAACACATTTTTAATAAAATTCTCAATTCTTTCTTGCATTTGAACCAAAGTGATTTCGGGAAAATCATCAGGTATCATACCTTTTGATTTATATTCACTATACATTTCTTTAACTTTTTGATACCCACCTTCAACAACACCATCCTCAACTTTAACAAATTTACTATCAGTACTTCCTTGTGTTGTTTGAACCTTAATTCTTGATTTATACATGTGAGGGGTCGCTGTCAATGCGGCCATAGTAATCTCACTTAAGATTGTATATTTGTAAGTATAAAACTTTAAATCAATTTTAAAATTTCCACTATATGTGTCATATCTTGAACTAAAAGATTGTAACATAAGTCCTAATTTAATTGCCTTGCCATAATAACCTTTAATCGTTAAATGGAAAAGTGGGTAAGGTAAATTAAAGAACGCAGCATAAGGTGAATTATCTCCTGATTCAAATAACGCTTTACCTTTTACGTCTTCAAGTTGCACATTGATTGTTGGTAAAAAATCCAATCCTTGTCGAATATTAATTGATGTTATACCAAGTAGTCCGTTATCGGTCGCCCCTGGTTTTCCACCAGAATTAATACTTTGTCTTAAGAAAAAATCCGCAGGTTTGTTAGGATTACTAATTGAATTTTTTTTAGGTTGATTAACCCCTTCACCCGTAACACTATTTTTACCTGTAATTTCGTCAGTATAACTATTATCTAAAAATGTCTTATCACCAGGTTTTAAGAAATTGATTGTTGCAATAGAAACTGTTTGAATTTGGTCGTTATTTGCAACACCAACGGCTAGTTTAGTTCTTGGTAAAACTTTACACTCCAAGTTAGCATAAAAAACTAAATCTTCTTGTTTAATAAATCGTTCTTTCGCGTTACCATTTATATCGATAACTTTGTTTGGGTCTACGATTGTTATGTTGTTATAGTCAAATTCGACTAAAATATTTTCTGTGTCACCTACCATAATAAAAGAAATGATTATCCAATTGATTTTTATAATCCTGTAAAGAAGCTACTAAAGGAAATGGAATTGTCAAGATAGAACCGTCACTAATGTTCCACTCTTGTCCTCCATAAATTGGATTTGCCTGCATTATTACCCAACCAAAGAATGGTGAACCATAATACTGTTGCGACATTTTATCTAATCTAGACTGTCCTGCCTTATAAATGTATCGTTTATCGGTACTTTTACTTGGCAACGTAATATAAGGAACAACAGTCTGTTGTCCATTTAAAATAAAGTCATTATATCTATTATAATATTGTTTTGACGCCATAATTAATCAAATTTAATTTTACCTGTAAAGATTGTAGTATTAGCAGGTTCTAAGTTTACTGTCGTAAATAAATCAGTTAATAATTTCTTTTGAGCCGCCTCTGTTGCTGGGTCAGGTACTGTTGTATAATCAAAAACCCTTGTTTTTCCTGCGGGATATAAAATATCATCAGGACTTTCAATATATGTTTTATATTCAGAACTTTTTCTAAAATCTGAAAATATTTTTTCTTCTTTTTTAATTTCTTTACTATATTCTTTAGCTAAATCATCAGTAACATCATCAAACTTCTTCGTTAACTTTTTATTTGATGAAATGTTTGCGGTTAATATAAATGTTTTAAACTCCTGTAATTTATTTTTATCACTAAAGTTTCTACCAACCATCATGAAGAACTCTTTCTTATAAACATCGGTAAAGAAAGAATTGTCCGCAGTTTTAAAATCCCCCGTATTTTCATATGTGTTTGTGATAATTTCTTTAGCATTTAACACATCTAAAAAATCATTAAGTGCTTTGTATATTTTACCACAGTCAGTTGTAAACTCATCATAGGTATCCCCAATTAAAGGGTCCGATTGTTTAGTACTTTCACTAACTTTTGAAGTACCACTAATACTATATACTAATGGTGTTCCGTTTTCTAATTTTTTACCATCAGTCTTATCATTGACAACAATTAATTTTCTAATTACTTGTACATAGTTTTGTTCTTTAACTGTTAAATCAGTAACAATTTTTTGTGTACTATTAGGTAAAGTTAAATAAACCTGTTTTAAATAAGATATCATATTAGTTTTTATGACACTAAATTCATTAGGGAGTATATCCGGATAGTTGTTAGTATCTAATTCAGCAATTATTGGATTAAGTCCATTCTCAATGTCAACAATGCATTTATCCAACAATTCTTGGAATAAATTAACTTTGTCATTACCCGATGTTTTTGAAATTAACGGTTTACCATAAATCTTAGTTGGGTAACTAACAGTTCCTACCGTTAAAGGACCATCTTGATAATCTCTGTATTGATTAACTAATTGTAACACACCATAATTAGTTTGTAACACAATACTTTCCAATTGATTATATAAAGAATTAAAATATGAAGTTGTCTCAGACAACATCTTATCCATAATAACACCATAACTAATTTCACCAGTTTCACCTCCAACAACTCTGTTGAAATTAACGATGTCACCTATTGTATTACCGAAATCATTTTGAATTTGGTTATCAACATTGTCAACAGTTTCAACAGGTTGACTTTGTAATATGGATTCCATTAAAGTTTTATCTAATGCTGAGGTATCTTCAGTCCATACCGACCTCTCATCATAAATCTCAGTATTTGCATAATAGTTAAACGATAATGCGTTTTGTAATTGTTCTACAGGTTTAGCAAGACCCATACCCCCAATAAAATCAAAATTCATCGTAACATTGGCAATCATTGGTTGGATACCAATACCCTCAGGGTTCATATCAAATAACAATGGTTCATATGTGAATGAAACACTCTTAGGAATAATTTTTGTATTATAAAAGTCACCAATACGTAATATTAATACTGGTGGTGCTCCAAATGACGTATTAACAGCGTCATTATATTTTGGTTTACCATCAGGACCAATTGTTGGGATTGTTTCACCAGGTCTAACACATTGATTTAAGAAGGTTAAACGAGCATTCAATCCTTCAGGTGTCATAGAGTGAAACGCAGGATTAAAATACTTAATTTTTTCTTTTATTGAGTCATATAACATCGGAACATTTTCCTCAATTACTTGGAAATAATCACATTCAGAAAGTAACTGTCTTAATATTCGTTTACCAATACCTTCTTTAAGTTTTGTCTCAATGCTAACCGTTGGTTTTGGGGTAATAGGTTTAACTGTTATGTCAATAGTTTTAGGTTGTGTTGAGGTTTCTGTAGTGCTGGCCGGTGTATCTTTTTTACTTTCCCCTGGCGGTAAAACTACTTTAGACACAATTTTAACACGTCTACAAGCCATAGCATCAACCGAATAAATTTGTGAATTAGATGTAACAACGCCCGAACCATTTTTAATATCAGTCGTACAATTAACCGACGCCCCCGCACCTCCAGATATCGATTTTGGTATCACCACAGTTTCTGTTTCACCTGAAGCGGATTCATTTAAAATAAATTTTTTACTATCAATAAACGGTGTTATATCACACCCAATTTCTTTACCTCTAATTTTAAGATATTGTAAAACAGAATCATTTCTTCTTTTAGAAAGATTTATGTTATATGGTACTGAGGCAGGTGCTGAAGCCGAACCAACTAAAGTTAAATTAATTGTTGCGTTTTTTTCTTTTAATAAATTAAACGCCTTTTTAATAAAACCGTTATCCGCATTGTCAATTGTATTAAAGTTGTCGATAATTACCGTATCATAAAACTCTTTAACTTTTTTATTAGTATCACAATATGATGAGTTTGTTGTACAATAACTTAAATTTGGTGCAAATACTGCATTGGCTTTATCTACATAATTACTAATGAATGATGACGCGGTATAACTTCCATAGGTTACTTGATAAGGTACTGACGAAACTATTTTATTTGTGTTAGGGTCGGGAATATCGTTGTAAAAATAGAACGATAATTCGTTAAATTCGTTTTCAAATTCAACGCCTGAATTGTCAGGTGTGTCCGCCTTATTAGTATTATTTGCGGGAGTTGCAACAGTGTTAGTCACCAACCCACCCGAATTATCTTTAGGAATAGATTGATTAATACCTTGTAACTCTTCTTTAGTTATTCTAGGGTTATTTAATATCTCTTGGTAGGTATACAAATCCTTAGTCGGTATCGTATTAAATTTAAGTCCTAATTGATAGATATCATACTTCACACAACCCGCAAAGAACGAATCAATGATTGAATTTAATTTTTCTTTACTTTGACCCTTTAATTGTTTTTCAACAATAACATTCATAACAGAAGGGTGGTCAACAATAATTTTCCAAGAAAGTGTTCCTGTTCTACTTGTATCTTTATAAGTGTAAATTGGTTCAGGTCTACCTAAAAATGATTGTGAATTCCAATTCGCAGAACTTTGGTCTGAGAATTTTAAATCATAAGGTGGGAACCACATAACTCTACCCCCATTAGGCCCTTTCTCACATGTAGGTAATTCATCATATGTAAATCCTGGTCTACTTGAAGTTCTCCAAGCTAAATTCTCAATGGAAAACATATATTTTTTAGCGACTAATTTACCTTGGTTATTCATTTGAATATTTGTTGAACCAGGGTTTTTAAGTGGGGCTATGTTTAAGTTGTATGTGTTATCAAATACAGAATTACTAAAACGTCTACCCGAAGTAGTAATACCATCAGTTTTTTGTAAATCGGCGTAAGTGTAGTAAGGTGTGTCCTTAGTGAATACACGACAATACTCAATTCCTTTTTCTGCCCCCGTAGTAAAATCAGTGTACGATAATACTTGAGAACCTTTAGTTATTTCTTTATATCCATCATGGAATACCTTACTAACTTGGTTAATTGCATTACCAACATGTTTTAAACGAGAAATACCCGTAACATTATCCGCAGACTCAATTAATCTTTGAGTTTGGTCTAAAATTGAAGTCTCTTTGAATGTTATATTAGTTGACTCATCTCTTGTATAGTAACTACTAACTTGGTTAAACTCAGGGTCTAAACTACCTGTACCTCCACCAGGTGTTGCATTAAAACCAGCATTACCTTTATATTTAGGTGAAGTCCAAACAAATTGTCCGTCAATACCACCACCATCACTTAATGGTTTTGCCGCAAGACCAAATTTTAACACTTCATTATTACCTTCATATAATATTGCAAGTTCTGAAGGTCCATAAACAGGCGCAGGGTCCTGTTGTCCAAAGACATTAACTGGTATTTGATTTGCTGGTGATGTTATTGTTGATGGTTCCGCATTTCTACTGCCAACATAATAACCACCAACTAAAGTTCCATTATTAGGATTAATTAAATTAACAGCTAAATTAACCAAACCTTGAGCAACGCCTAATAATCCACCATATTGATTTTTATAATCAGGTTGATATCTGTTATAATCAATATTACGAAATAAAACTGACCTTTGACCGTTACCCGTATTGGCCAAAAATAATTCAGATGCACTTCTAGATGTGTTTAGAATTGGACCTAAAAACCCTCCCGTTAGTTGATTGATAACATTTAAAGCGTTTGATGTTTGTTGTGATAAAAACCCTGGCTTGTGTTGTTGTGTGAAGTAATCACCAGGAATCATAGAAACAGGCCAATAAGCACTTGCTAATCTAGTTGCCAAATCAAACGCCGCAACAATAGGATTTTCAGGGACAGTAATTCTATAGTTTTTATAAATTAATGGTTCTTGTCCTGTTGCAATTAAGGCAGCCTCAAAAGGGTCACTTAAAGAATCTAAGTTAACTTGACCAACAGTATTTTGAAATATCTCAGCGGCAATTCTTTGTTGGAATAAGTAATTAAGTTGTTCCGCCCCAATTTTAGCAATATAAGAATCCTGAGATAATGAACCGTCAGTTCCATTTGGGTTATCTGAAAATAATATACTATATGGTGTATAAGAAGACGGTACAAATGTTGGTGGATTCCAATAAGGTTGATAAATTTTATTATTGTTTTGGATATCCGTAATAACTACCATATCATTAAACCCACCAGAAGGTCCATATATGTTTTCAATATATGCGGCGTCGATATAAAACTCATTAACTAAGTCTAATACCGTATCTGTTGGACTGTACTCCCCTTGATTAGGGTTAACGGGTAATGGAGGTCCATTGTATGTGATAGTTGTATTAAAACCACCATTAGGTCCGTATTCATTTAATGGATATAATATCGCTGCAAATGGGTCATTAGCAATTAAACCATCGGGTGAATCAATAACATTACTTACTGTTTGTTGTATTTCATAGGCAATAGGTCCTGAGGGTGGTGTGTAAACACCAGGTACATCATATGGCTCCAAATTTGTGGCTAATAACGCATTTCTAAATGAAGAACTGTTAACAAACGATAATGTACTATCAGGCATTTTCTATAATTTTATTATAAATAGACATTATGTTTATTTTTAGACTCTCATACTTGCCATTTCCATCAATTGTGTTTGATTAGATGTTGGGGCGGTTAATCCATTATTATATCGACCTTTAGTAACCGCAGTAACCATGGCTTCTTTAACTCCTGAATTTTCAAAGGCTAACATAAGTTGAGAAGTATCAATATTTGAAGGTGCGGTTATGTTTAAATTAATATTAACAGGCCCTGAATCGGTCATTCTTTGTGTTGGGGGTTCGTTTCTATTATTAGAACCCATTAACGCAGATAAAACATCCTTACCTTTAGTGAACGACGCTAAGGTATCTTCAGGTAAAAATTCAACATTTTGACCAGGTAACTTTAACATATCTTTCGCAGTTGTTGTGGGTATATTTTCGGAAGTCATAAAAGCATTACCTAATTTTTTACTACCATTTTGTAACATTTCAAGAAAAATGTTTTGTTCTTTTGCCAAATTTGATGCCGCTGCGGCCCCCTTATCTAATGCCTGAGACCAAGCTCCGTCTACAAATTTGGCACTAGTTGACATACTATCTTTAACCACATTAAAAGTATCACTTAAAGAACCTTCACCTTTAAATATCTTGTTAATTGAACCTAAAACTTCTTCTGCCCCTGAACCTAAACCACTTCTAATATTTCTACTACTTAATTTATCCCCAGATAAGGCTTCAGCTCCCGCATCGTATAATAGTTTTGGAGCTTCTAAGGCTTGATTAGCAATTTTACTACCAGCCAATGCTCGTCCTGTTCTATTGGCAATAGACTCTAACGACTTATCCATAGATTTTGAAATTGTTAGTTGGTCTTTGGCTAAATCCTCCATAGTTTTTGGTTGAGCCATTTCTTTAAGAGCCTTCATTTGGTCAGGGTCTTTTTGTAGTTTTTCAATTGCTTCATTAATACCTAATTCTTCGTCACCTAATTGAATTTTATACTCTCCACCAGCACCCATTTCGGCCATACCCGCAATTAACCCTTTTTCTTCTTCAGTAAAACTTGACGGGAATTTAATTTTTTGCATTTTATCCGCAACCTCAGCACTTGCTAACGCCATTTTAGCTAATTCACCTTTATTCATACCCAAAGACTTTTCAACCTCCATTAATTGTCTTTTAGCACCTGGCATAATTTCAAACTTACCGTCCTCACCCAATTGAACAAACTGTTCACTCATTTTTGAGATTTGGTTTTGAAGTTCAGCGGGGTCATTCTGAGCCATATCCATTAAACGTAAAGGGTCTAATAATTCAGAATTTGCAACACCTAATCTTTGCATAGATGCCGCTAATTCAATTGCCTTATCAGGACTAAATAAGTCATCCGCCAATGTAAGAGTCCTATTCATATCAACTCTTAATAACGACGCTTGGGCCGCCATCTTAGCCAAACCTGTAACACCACCCGCAAAATTAAATTGATTTAATGCGGTCATGTTTGAAAGAACCTCTTTACTAACCGCCTGAGCGTTAACACCTGACTCTCTAGCAACATTAACAACTTTATTCATTTCACCCGCCACTTGGTATACGGACATACCCGCAGCTTTAAAATTAGTGACAAGGGTTTTTGCGGATTCACCTGTAACTTCGGCAGTTGCATATAAATCTTTATAAGAACTTGATGTTAGTATTAAATTTCTGCCTAATGCTTCGGCAACGTCTTTTTGGATAGTGACAATATTATCAAAACTACCCCCCATTCGTTCAACTTCAGAGGCCGCATCGGCCATAGCGGCCTTTAAATTAACAATGTTTTCACGACCTTGACCAAAAGATTTAACAATGGTTGTCGCTTTATCATCAATTTCTTGAATTTGTTTCGCAATATCACCAGCACGTAAATTAGTTGCCAAAGCGTCGGTAATTCTACCAACACTCTGTTCGAGGGCTCCTTGGACTTTACTTAAAAAGTCACCGCCAAGTTCGTTATCTTCAGGTCCTGCCATAGTTTAAATATTATATATGTATAAATACACCAAAAACAATTTTACTAACCGTTTTTAGGTGTATTGTCCTCAATAATTCTATCGATTAGGTACTTTCGCATATAAGTTGGCATAATGTGAAATTCAGTATAAGATAATCTTATAAATCTCGCCAAAAAATAATACTCCTCAATTAAAAATTGTTTGTGATTAGAAGAAAGGCCGAAAAAACTCCACCCCAAAGGTAATCTCGAAAGATACCAAGTCTCCTGAAGGGGCTTTTACTGATTTTACTAAATCTAATGAAGGTTGATTTTCTCTAATAAAATTACGGATATACTTAGAATCCATAATTGGCATTGAGTTAACGAAATTTGAAATTTGTTCCTTGGAATCATTCCCGTTAATTTCAATAATTTGTTTTGCTAGTCTCCAAGTAATGACTGGCGCCGTTCGTCCTACAGGATATTGGTCAGCCATTTTACTGATTTCAGTTGTTTCAGCAAAACTTAATGGTTTTAATTTAACCGAAACTCCTGATTTCGGTAATGTTGTTGTAAAAACACCATTTTCGTCAGGTTGGTGTTGTGTTTTTTTAATGTTTAACTCATCCAATACTACTGTATGTGAAAAAGGTTTACTTGTTTTGGGGTCAGTTACAGATATTTTATATTCAGGGCCAAATGAAGTGTTACGTAAGAAAATAAGAATAGCCTCAATATCACCGTCCAATAATTCTTCAGGTCTTAAATCGTGTTCATAAATTTTACTACGTAATAAAGTCATAATGATATTATCATTACTCATTTGTGTTGCCCCCATCAAAGCGTTTTCGTCATTTGCGGTCAAGTAACCGACTTTAATTGATTTCTTTTTTGATTTATAAAATACACCACCTGAAGGTAGTTGTACTATATCGTGAGGTAAGTTAAAACTCTCCGTTCCTGCGTCAATGATACTTTGGTCCATATTGTTTGTCTTTTATAATAAAATATACAGTAATTTCTTTTTTTTTAAATAGAAACAAAAAAATCCACATACCTAAGCATGTGGATTTAAATATATTTTGACTGAAATATTTTAATAGTTAAAAATCAATAAACTAATATACAACGGTCCATTCGCATTGTAGCTGTGATACTTGCTAAAGCGTCTGTATTATAAGCCAATGAGTCAAAGTTAACATCCGATAAGAATGTTCCCTCTAAAATCCATTTCTCAACAACAACACCAGTTGGGTCTAACATTTCTAAATCGACGTTCTTTTTGTATCCTGCGGCATAACCCATACGACCTGTCACTGATTCAGCACATAGACGTACCCACTCCATAAGAGCTTGAGACGCAGACGGACCAATAGGGTCACGGAATTTAACGTTAAGAGTTCCCCAAGTAAAACGACCTGCAACATAGGTTGAAGTGTTTAAGAAGGGAATCTCAACAGGGTTTATAGTTATATGTGGTCTTGACGTAGATTCAACGAACCATTCGTTAATACCCAATGTTGTTGGGAACCGAAGAATGAACCTGTTTTGTCTTTTTGGTTCATACGGTATCGGCATTTTCATCAATAAATCAGCCATTTTCTTTCTTTTTTTGTTATTTTGTGTTTATTTTGTTTTCTATAAATATCTCCAAATAAATTTTTTATCTTTACTTTCAAGATTTAAAAAATTATTCTTAGCATATAAGTATCTAGTTTTATTTATTAATATTCTTTTTTAATTCCTCCTGCAGTAGAATAAGTCTTAATTATATTATCTGGCTCATTTTCAAAATGACTTTTAACTTTTTCCACATTTCTTAAATCATCATCTGAAAAACCAATTATAGGTAAAAAGTTATTAGTTATTTTATTCTTTAAATACGCTTTCTTCTTAATTTGTTCAGAAACTTCTTTAATATACTGAACAAATTCTTTTAAAGCTTTAATTTTTCCTTCTTCGGGATTTGTTGCCGAGCCTTCTCCATAACTCACAGGATAAAATCTACAAAGGTCTAAATATTCACGAATTATTTCACGTTTATTTAAATCACCCTCATCGGCAATGTGTCGAAATTTTTCTAAGTTCTTAACTAACTCGTCTGAGTTAATTCCATTTTTATTTGAAACAATTAGGTTGTATACCGCCTCTTTAATTACCGAAGGGGTGTGACCTCTAGCGGTAACGATAGAAAAAATAGACCCGTTATTTAACGCCTCCACAAAATCAGGCCAAGCAGGACCTTGTTTAGCTAACATTGAGTCAACAATAAATTGTTTATCTCCATCAACCCCAAAATATTTAAATGGTTCATCACTAAACCCTACAATAGTATGTCCTTCATATTCAAACGGTTCCTCACCTATGTCTGTTCTATATTCCGCAAAATCCTCAGTTGACATACCAAAATTATTACCGTCCTCATCTTTTAAGATAATCTTAGTTGGCATTATCAGTATGTTGTCATCCCAATCAAATGAATAGTATTTCATGTCAGGTGTTCCCTCTTCATCAATACCTTCTACTATTCTTTTTCTATTTATCATTTTCACTATTTGGCTAAACAAGCCGAGGTTTTATGTCGACTTGTTTGTTATTTTATTTTAGATGTTCTCAAAAGATGCACCTGTTGGAGTAATATAGAACGTAATGTCTATAAATTCTAACGACTTTGTAGGTTTAACGTAGATTTTACCCGTCATTTGGTTTCTATCTAAGTCAGCAGCATCTGAAGAAACTGTTACACGGAAATCGTATAAACCTCTGTCTCTTCTGATTGCGTCTAATATAGGGTTAACCGCATCTAAGAAATCTTGTCTTACTTTTTGGTCGTTTTGTTCAAACAGTAATCTTACAGACACCGCAGAAATTAATTTACGAGCTTGAAGTAATAATCTTCTTACGTTAATTCTATCAAGAGCTGATTGTCTAACTTGTAGTGTTTTATTACCCCAAATTACAGTTCCAACATCAGAGAAGGTTGCAATTGGGTTAAGACGACCTTGATATAAAGTATCTCTATCTTCTTGTGTTAACTTCTTACGTGCTTTAATAGCATTTACAATACCTCTTGTGTAACCCGCCGCGGCAAACCAAGGGAATGCTATGTTATCTGTTAAAGCTAAGTTTCTTGTAACCTCAGCAGTTGCAGGTAGATAGATTTGTGTGTTGTTTACAGTATCTCTTGTTAATACCCATGGGTAGTAAGTTGCGGTATAGTTAGAGTCTATTCCTGCAGTGTCTAAATTATCAACAGCTTCTTGTGGATAAATTAAATCCTGCGTATTAGTTGTTGTTGGAACAAACATGTTGAAGTCAGGAGTTGTACAAACATAAAGTGAGTCAGCTCTATCATTTTCAATCATATCAACCGCACTTCCAACTAAGTCAGAATGATTTACATAATCGACACCAGGTGTAACAAATAAATTAATATTAACCGCTTCAGGATTAACAAAAGTTTTTTGTCCTAATAAGTAAGCGTAGTAATCGGTGTTAGCGTAACCTTGTGTGTTATCTCCAACCGTAATTTGTTTAAATGCTCCCCAACCTGTCGCCGTAGGATATTTGATTGATGGACATGAACCTTTTAAGTATCCATTTCTACCTAATACGAATCTATCACTGTTTGTTCTATGTTCTCTATAGATATCCCATCCGTCAAATCCTCCTTGTACTAAGAATGAGAACTTACGAGCAAAAATTCTGTAGTAAGGGTTAGCTTCTGTATCAGGGTCTTTAGTAAACGGTGCACTACCACAATAGAATGCTGGGGTTCCACTTGTTACAAATGCATTAGCTATAGTAATACCACTTGCATCAATATCCATATGGAATCCTCTACTTCTAAAGTTCCAATCTTCACCCGTAGAATCACTACAAATATCTAAAGGAAGTTGTTTACCTTTGTAATAGTAGTAATCAACGTCAATACCTATAGTATCAGAAATACCTAAATAAGTTCTACGTACATTATCACCATTACTTCTTGTAATATCGTCAGCTCCTGAAGATAAACCAAATGGTGGATTATATACTACCTCACCTGGAAAATCATATTTTTGTTTAATAATTGGGAATGGAGGTCTAACACCCGCATATTCTCTAAAATTAAATCCTAAGAATCCACAAGGTAATGCGTCAATTGGTGCGTCTTCATTAAGTTCAATCATAACGTATTTAGAATTCAATTCATACTCACCGTCAATAGTGCCAATTTTCTTCGCAATGAACGCATTATCATTAGGGTCCATATTACAGTTAGTGAATTTTTCAATAACAACTGGACTTGAGTCCGAATCAAAGAAATCTCTAACTAATACGTCAAATGTTCCATTGTTAAATGAAATATTTGCTATTGAAATTTTAACCTCCGTGTTAGCCGCCTCACCATCAGCAATTGTTGTAAATTTAAATAAGTTGTAAACTTTGTTACCTCTTAATTCCGATACTACCCACGGTGATGTTGGTGATTGATATTGTTCTAAATACCAAGCGATTGATGTAGGGTCAGAACCTTGTCTTGCGTTAGGTAAAGCTGTTAAGTTACAACTTAAACCTCTAATAAACCCTTTTCTCCATCCGTAGTTTAATAAAGCTTGGAATCTTTCTTCAACAAATAAAGGAACTACTGTTCTTGGTTTTGCAAAGTTAGATGAACCAAATACTTTTGGTAAATACTTAGGGTCAGAATTTTGGAATGATGTTTCAAAGAAATACGTGTTACCATCTTTATTTGTAATATTAATACCAAATGTTGCGTATGGATTTTTAGTTACACCTGAATATGCACCTAAACAATCCATAGTAACATCTGTTAATCCGCTAACCTCATAAACAGGTCCATCATCTGTTGAGTATGTCGCCAAACCTCTTGAACGAAGTGTTGCAATTACTAAATCATCATAATCAGTAAACGCAGTTCCTGAAAACACATAAATTCTACCAATTAAAGTTCCTGTATAACAATTAACAGGTGCAGCAGTTGTTGTAGTTGTTGTTGATATTGGGGTTGGTGTAATACAAGGATTTGTTGTTGTTGTTGTTGTTGTTCCTGGTAATGTTGTTGTCGTTGTTATAACAGGTGGTGTTAAAGTCAAACCTGTGACAATAGACCAAAATGAATATCCACTATATGCCGCACTACCAAGATTATCAAATAAACTATAATACCAAGGGTCATTTTCTGGTGCCGCGTAATCAATAAGGTTAGCGTCAACATTATTAACACCATATACATTTGTTTCTGCAGTAAAGATAGGACTAAACGCTTCGTAAGTTTCTCCTGAAATTGGTCCGTAATAATAAATAGAGGTGTTTTCTGAAGACGGTTCGTTTAGAATATCAAAAATTTGGTTAGTCATGTTTGTACGAACAGTTGATAAACTTCCATCAAACAATTCGTAAGGAATGTCTAATTTTTCAGCAATTTCTGCCGGAATTTGTGTTGGGTTAATAAATGATATTGAACCAAAACTGTTATTACAACCTGAGAAATCAATTGCAAAGTCAACTACTTTATAATCAACACATGTGTCAATACAGTTAACCGTAGTAGCACTTTCACAATAGAAATCTACTGTTGCTGGGTCTACGTTTGCTTTAGTTGTTATTGTCCATGATGGACCCGCATCATACCCTGATAAACCTAATATTCTTGTAACAAACAATTGGTTAGATTGTTGTAAATAAGATTTAGCGATATACGCCGCTTCATATTTTGGTATTTGAGTATTTATGAATTTTTCGGGAGAACTTCCCCCAAAGTAAGTTGAGAATTCGTCGAAGTTTGTAATAAAAATAGGTTCGAAGGCTGGACCTTTTAATGTCTCCCCTACAATACCTAGTGTAGTAACCCCTACACTCTGTGCTACGAAACTTAAATCGACTTCAGAAGTATACACTCCAGGTGATACAAATACTTTACTGTTTGTTGCCATTAGTCTTGTGTTTTCTTAATTAATTTATTTTATTGATAAATATTATAAAAAAAACCAAAACACTTTACTTTCCTATAAGTATTTATTATTAGGGAGAATAAATTCTGCCTTTTTTCTACCATGGATAACAACGAAAAAAAAATAAAGAATTTAAAGATATCGATTGAAGCTCATGATATCTTAAAGACCTATTGTGAAAAAAGAGGGATAAAGATGTATCGTTTCTTAGAAAGACTTATTGTTGAGAAATGTAAAGGAAAACCCGATATATACGGAGAGAATTAAACCAATAGATTATTGAGCTTAATTATACTGTCTTTTGTGTCATCATTTTTAACAATAATTAATTTAAGAGTGTCGTTAGTGTTTATTTGAATTTGTTCAATATCAGAGCCATAATAGTCGTTATTAATGTACACCTCAAACGATTCAACATTATCGGTTTCACCTAAATTTAGGTCAACAGTATAATCAAAAATTTGTGTAATAATATTATTTCCAACGACAAATAAAACATCTAAAGTTGTACTTGCGGGGTTTGAAAGTTTTTTTGGTTGTTTTCTTGTTGTCTGTGTTTCAAACTCAACAACTTGTAATACTCTTGAAATTGCTGGAGAAACTTCAAACTCATCTTCATCAATTAAAAAACCAAGTAATATAAATTCATAACTTTGTACATAATATTTTCTTTTTTCCAAATCAAATACCGATTCATCACTAATATTACCCATTACTATTGGAATATAATGTCCTTTAATCACAGTATAGGCTTGTTTTGACGCAAACATCTCAATTACATTTTTATTGAAACTGTTTAGTTCTCTCATTCTATTACATACTATCTTAACATTATATGTTATATCAACAGGTACAGGTTGTGGTATTTTATAAATGTCCGCTCCGTGTCTTTGTCCGTCCCAAGTAGGTACTTGTGCGTAGAAATATTGTTTTCTATTAGGAATATTGTATAGTGTTGCGGGATTAGTTCCAAACTTAACTTCAGGAATACGAACAACTGTTATGAATGGGGGCTCGACATTTTTATCAATATTTTGAATGTTCCAAGTTTCCGTGAATTGAGACCAATTCTGAGTTGTAACTAAAATATCAACCATAGGTATTACCTTTCCGTCAACAACAGTTTTTAAATCTGTTTTAACAAAATTTAAAAACCCACCGTCCAAGTCGGCATGTAATATTGATTTAGGGAGATAGGTACCATCCCTATTAATCTTATCAACCAATTCCTGTCTTCTAGGTAAAAGAGTTTTTGACTGTGTCAAAGGAATGTTTTTTTTAATTTTAGGTAATGGCATTTTAATGTTTTTTTATTTTTTTTATTACGAATAATTTGTTTTTTAAATTAATCATATCAATTTCTTTTGTTTTGTATATTGGGTTTTTATTCGATTTATATACAAAACTATCATACTTGTAAGGGTTATACGTTATTACATTATCCGTTGGTTCTTTAGGAATATTTTTACATGGCGACTGACAATAATCAACTAAATCACCAATAACAAATGCGTGAACATTTTTTACCATTTCACGTCTAACTCGTTCTTTACCAGCCTTTCTAACTCTAAACTCAACATCTTTTAATTTAACGTAATCGGCATGTAAAATAACTTTTGATTTATACGACACAGAAAAAGTATGTTTGTGTAAATTATAATAAACCATAACTCTTTCACCTTTAAACTTATCCTCAGAATTATCATGGTCCTGTGTTTCTGTAATTAGTATTTTCATCTTCTATTTTTAACTTGATTAAAACCTTTTCTAATTTTATTATTAAATTGTCCTGATACTAACATCTTAAAATCGTGACTTAGCCATTCAAGATTTGGATTATTATTTTCAAAATACCGTTTAGTTCTATTCATTACCCACCCTTCGTAAACACCAAAATTATCAGGTCTATTACCTGGACTTCCACTTTTTATATCCTCATTTAATTCTTTAATAGCCATATCAAGATAGTGTTCTAACTCAGTTAACCTTCTTATTAATGCCACTTGAGATTCTGTTATTATTATTTTCATTATAAACCTCTAAATTCGTTATTAGTAACCGCTGACGCCATAATAGTTCTATAAAACGGTTTAAACCCTGCATACGTGTGTTTATTATCTGAGATGACTCTTCCGTCATTATTTACGGTATAATATCTAACTCTATCTTCTGTTTCATAGTAACCAATATAGTCACCATAACTAATATCAACACCTAACTCATCCAATTGTCTTTGGTAAACTGACACTTTAATATTACCCGGCTCAAATTGTTCTATTTTTGAATTACCTAAATATTTATTTTCAGGTGCCATAATTTGAACATACCCTTTAAACTCTATTGGTGGTAAAAATTTAATACCATCACTAACAGTTTCACCATAAACATCATCGGTTTTTGTTTTCAGTCTATCAATACGATAAAGAACTAATGTGAAGTTCATATCACCATATAACCATTCCTCCCCTATTGAAAGGTCTAAATTGAAATCTTCATCTCCAAAGAATTTCCCTATTCGAGTAATTGGTACTTTATTAGTTGACATATTGATAAATATTAAAAGATTACTTATTTTTAACTCAAACCAAATCTTTTGGAAAATAATATAGAAAATAACAAACCTCTATTAGAGAGAAGAGCATTAGAGTTACTTGAAACTTATTCAGGTGCAAATAACTATATCCTAAAATTAAAAACTCAAAAAGAATCTAATAAGAAATTTTATCCCACAAGAGCCCAATCTGATTATATTATTAATTATTACGATGTAACACCTAAAGTTGGAAAAAAATGGGTTGACCTTGACCCTTACTTTGCCAAAAAAATTGCTGACGAAAAATTATTAACTACAATACCTGAACAAGTTTGGGTTGAGAAGTTATTGGTTGAGAAAGAGAAAGCCTATCATGTTTGGGGAAAAGTGTTATCGGGGGAAACTATACACGAGTTTTGGTTACCTAAAGGAGCTTTAATTAAGACACACACAATTAAAAATGTTGAGGTGGATTATTCAAAGTACTCTCACAGACCTCCATTAGAACATCAAAAAATTGCCATTGAGAAACTTGCCGGGGCTAAAAGATTTATTCTCGCAGATGATATGGGTTTAGGTAAAACAACTTCCACCATTATTGCCGCTTTAGAAACAGGTGTTAAGAAAATATTAATTATTTGTCCCGCTTCTTTAAAAATAAATTGGCTAAGAGAGATTGAAAACTACACAGATAGGAGTGTTTATATTGCCGAAGGTAAAAACTTCTCCCAAGAACACGATTTTGTAATTGTTAATTACGATATTCTTAAAAATTTTTACGATTTAAAAGATAAAGAAAAATCTGAAATATATAAAAGTAATTTTGGTATAATCATTATTGATGAGGCCCATTATTTACAAAACGGTCAAGCACAAAGAACTAAATTAGTTAATAGTTTTGTTAAAAGTGTTGATAAACTTTGGTTGTTAACGGGAACACCAATGACATCAAGACCAATGAATTATTTTAACTTGTTATCACTCATTGAGAGTCCCGTAGCTCAGAATTGGATGGCATATGCCATTAGGTATTGTCAAGGTTACCAATTTAAAGCGGGAAATAGAAAAGTTTGGAATGTTACGGGGGCATCTAACTTAGAGGAATTAAGAGACCGAACCTCAAGACAAGTATTACGACGTTTAAAAACTGAGGTACTTGATTTACCTGACAAAATAATATCGCCAGTCTACCTAAGACTTAAATCTAAATTATATGAAGGCTTAATGGGAGAGTACTATGATTGGTATGAAAATAAAACAGACGAATCTTCATCGTTAACGGTACAATTTAGTAAGTTAATGAAAGTTAGACAAGTCATTGCGGAAGAAAAAATTAACGATACGATTGAATTAGTTCAGAATATAATTGACCAAGGAAAAAAGGTTATTATTTTTACTAATTTCACAAATACATTAAATAAAATTGCCGACCATTTTGGTAAACAGGCGGTTAGATTAGATGGGTCAACCTCTAAATCTATGAGACAACACGCAGTTGACCAATTTCAGGATAATGAAAAGATTACAGTTTTTGTTGGTAACTTAAAAGCCGCAGGTGTTGGGTTAACCTTAACCGCCGCTGAGGCCGTAATCATGAATGATTTATCTTTTGTTCCATCAGACCACACACAAGCGGAAGATAGAGCGTACAGATACGGTCAAAAATCTAATGTATCAGTTTATTACCCAATATTTGAAAATACTATTGAGGGAGCAATTTATGACATTTTAATAAAGAAGAAAAATATATTTGAAACCGTTATGGGTGACAATTTAGATAAAGCCGACTTTATTGAAGAAGTGATGAATAGAATAAACAATCGCAGATAATTTGAAACTTCCGCTTATTTATAATAATAAAATAAGCCTTATGAAAAATATTGAAAAAAAAATTGACCTCATAACCGAAAAAATTAAAACGGTTGAAAAAAATGAGAATCAAAAACTTTTCTTAAACGAAATGAAAAGAATTGGAATCGAACGATTACCATACGCCTACTCAGCCCTGAAACAATTTATTGACTCAGAAACTATGAACTACCATTATAATAAACATTATAAAGGTTATGTTGATAAATTAAATTCTGCTCTTAGTAAAAAAAAATATGGGGATTTAGAGTTAGAAGAAATTATAAAATCAATAAGTAGATTTGATAAAAACATTAGAAATAACGCAGGTGGTGCTTTTAACCACGCGTTATTTTGGAAAATGTTAACTCCTGAAACTCAAAAACCTCACGGTGAAGTTTTAACTCAAATTAATAAAGACTTCAAAAGTTATAATTCATTTAGAATTAAATTTGAGGAAGTTGCAAAAGAACGATTTGGTTCGGGATGGGTTTGGTTAGTTTTAACAAAGACTAATAAATTAAAAATTGTGTCCACAGCAAATCAAGACAATCCTTTAATGAACGTTGTTGAAGATGGTGGTTATCCAATACTTGGATTAGATTTATGGGAACATGCTTACTATTTGAAATATAGAAACAAAAAAGATGACTATATTAAAAACTTTTGGAAATGTGTTAATTGGGAATTTGTAAACAAACTTTACCAATTAAAGGTTGAATCTAAATTAAATGAAAGTCTTATGTTAAAAACAGTTATCTCTGAAGGTAAATCTGAAAGATGTGGTAGAGATACTAACGAGGCGATTAGATTTATATTTAATATCAACCCAAAAGTTAAAGAAATCTTTAAAATGAGTGTTAATAAAATGATGAAAGAAGTCTTTCCTGAAAACTTTTATGAAAATAACGAATTTGCCCCTGGTGAGATGTCAGGAGTTTATAATTTAGAAAGTGACGGACGTTCAGTAATTAACAAATTAAACACAAATTATAGTTGTTTCTGTGTTCTACTAAACGATATTAACCAAGTACTTAAAAAACAAGATAAACCTGAAATTAAAATGATTGGCCTAACACCATCTGAACAAATTAGTGAAGTTAAAAAACTTGTTAAAGTACTAGATGATTATAAGTTCAGAATTTTTTCTCAAAATTCCTCAACATTTCAAAACTTAATGAAAATTTTAACTCAAACTAATAGTTGGGGACAAAAAAGAGAGGATGAAACAGTTAAGATTCTTAAGAAAAAATTTGGTGATGATAACGTTATTTCTGTTGGTAAATTAGGAAGTAAAGAAGATATGATTGATGGTATTGACTGTGAAATCATAGTTGATGGCGTTAAATTAACAAGTCAGGTTAAACCGTTCACCTATATAAAAAATGTTGATGGTGAAATTCATGTCTCAGGTTCCGCAAATGTTAAAAAATATTCAACTGATTGGTTAATATTTACAAAAAATAATAAAGAAGTGTTAGTTTTTAGTAATAAAAATACTAAGATAATCGGGGGTCAATATGTTTTCCCGGAATCTAATTTAATTTACCGACTAAATTGATATTTATATAGAAACGAAAAACATGGCAATAATACCAGAAAATGAAAGAAGCCCATTATATACTAAAGTAAGACATTTACTTGGGGCACCTCTACGTTCGGTTGAATTAGAGGACGAACAAATGGATACGTTATTGGAATTCGCAATTGACGACTATTCTCAATACGTACAAAATTGGTTAATTGAATCTCAGTGGTCAAATCTATGGGGATTAAACTTAGACACACAATCTTTATCAAGAGCCTTTGTTACAAAGACATTAGACTTTGAAACAAGATATACTTACGCCTATTCTAAAATTGTTGGATTACAAGCTGGTGGTGATTGGGTCCTTAAAAAAGACTATATACAATTAGAACCTAATCAACAAATTTACGAAATACCCGCACATAGAGAGATTAACGAGTTATTATGGTTTACACCATCAGACTTAAATGGTGTATATTTTGATGCTTTTTCATTTGGAGGTTTAGGCGGTGGTGGAATTGGTGGACCTGGTGGTTTTTCACAAATGGGTAATACGGGGTCATATTTTATGATGCCAGCATTTGATATGTTATTAAGAATGCAAGAAATTAATATTCAAAGAAGAATTATATCAGGAGATTTAACCTATACAATAACCGCGTTACCTGAAGGTAAAAAAGCAATTCATTTAATGAATACACCTGGTGGTAAATTTGATTTTGGTAATAGAAATTTAAATAGGGGTAAAGTATGGTATTGGTATTATGATGTTGGTCCTGAAGATAGAGACAAATGTTTAAAAAATAATCCTGACATTATTAAAATGCCTTCAGATGTTCCTTTAGATAAGTTCTCTTGGCCCGAATTAAATAACCCCGCAAAACAATGGGTTAGAAGATATTTCATCGCAACTTGTAAAGAAACTTTAGGTAGAGTTAGAGGTAAATTTAGTGGTAACATTAAAACACCTGATAGTGAATTAACAATGGATTATACTAGTTTATTAACTGAAGGTAAAGACGAAAAACTTAAATTAGTAGAGGAATTAATTGGTGTTGAGGGTACTTTAGCCAGATTAAAACCTGATAAAGTAATGGAGCGTGAAGCTCTTTTGGCGGAGAATTTAAACAAATCACTTAAGTTTAGAGCAATGCCAAGACAAATATATGTAATCTAATATGACAATAAGAAAAAATTTTGGTAGAAAACAAATTGGGGATAAAATATTTGTTGGGGGTAGAGAAACTCAACCGCCCGTTAGTATGTCTCAAAACCCCGAACTTAGATTAGTTGTCAGAGAACCTAATTATAGTACTAATGGTGAAGAGTTTATATTAGTTAAAGATGTTGAACAATCAAAAATAACTTTAAACTCAGACACTACAGAATATATTGTTATTAAAACATTAACAAAAGTATTAATTGTTCCTAGTAAAAATAAAATTGACGAGTACTATGACGAAATTTTAATCGATAAAGGTGCTTGTGTTGAATTTCTTATGATGGACGATGTTTGGTACATTATATCCTCTGATGGATTAAAGTTAAGTTAATTTATAAACTTTTCCCATCCTTCAGAAGCTAATTCATATATATAATCAGGGCTCATTCCTCTTTTATCCCAATATTTAACTTCACCATCAGATAAAGTTAACACTTCCTCTAAGGTATCTTGGTCACCCTCTTTAAATGGTACTCCATTAATTAATTCACATTGTCCCTTAGTAAAAAAACCACGGTCTTCAGGATTGTTTACAATTAATCCGTTTCTAACTTCTTCTTTGAATACTACTAATAGGGGAGCAATTCTTTTATTAAAGGTTGTTATGGCTCTTTGTATGTTATATTCACCTTTCATGTTTGGATTATTCTCAATCTCAGTTGGTTCTAACATATAACAATTAAGTTGTATTATTGAGGTACTTTTATTCTCAGGTTCTTTACCATTTTCTTGGGAAAATAAATCTAATTCTTTTTTAGTATAGTTAGCTTTAGTAATTTTTTGAACATCACCATGAGAAGCTCTTAATCCGTTATTTACATAATAAATAACATCACCTAACTGAATGTTTAGATTATGTTTGATGGCTAACTCCATATGAGCCATTCTACTCATTAATGAGCCGGCTTTGGTTTTTTGAGTACAACGTTTTTTATAATCATCTAAAGATAATTTAACTTTAGCTCTTTGGGCAATTTTCATTAAAGGAATTTCTAAATTAAATATTTTCTGAACATACTCGTAGTACCACTCAACAAATTCTTGACCTTTACCCTCAAGTAATTGTTTAACCCCTTTATCTAAAAAGTCCTCAATGTATAGTGGTAATTTTTTAGATTTAATTGTATTACCAGTTAATTTAACTTTACCGCTTGACTCCATAACAGCATAGTTCTTACGAGCCAAGTTAATACATGACGGCCAAGTACCATCAGTATCTAAAGCCATTTCACCTCTCATGAATAAATCGTTAAATTCTGCAACGTCCGAATCATCACCAGTGTATTCCTTACCTTCTTTAACTTTCCAGTTAAGACCTTTACCAATATAACGTCTATTTTCCCACCCCTCAGGTTTAGCAAAGTTGACACCGTCAGTATCCATTACAAGTGGAGTATAACCTTTTTTAATAAAAAACTTAATCATCTGACGAAGATATTGTCTACCTGTACAGGTAATTTGTTCCCCCATATACATATCACCCCACGCAAATACTTGAGGTGCGGATAACGCGCCAAACATTGAGTTAATAAAAATCTTAATCGGTAATTGTTTACGGTCATAAGATAATGATTTCTTTTTATCCACATCATAAAATTCTGACGCCAAGTTTTTATACATAATACGAGCATTACGGAAATAAGATAACATTCCTTTCATCGCCCCTCTAACATCACATTCAGGGAATACGTCATGTACTAACTGAATTGATGGATATAGAGAAGAGTAGTCAAGTTTTAATACGTTTCTTGAATACCCTACTTTAAGTAGTCTTGATAAACCACCAACAAATTCTGTCTTTTCTTGTTTTTTTGGGATTGCTAATTTGTATTTATGAGACCAAGCTAACATCAACATTTTCCATAATGTTGCGGTACCCATTGTTGATACTCTTTCATATGTTGTAGGTACCATTGATGCTAATAGAAACGTTCCCTGATTGAACTCATCATCGACAGTTAACGTTTCCTCTAAGTCATCGTCAAGATAACGCTCAACTATATTATCACCTGTAACTTTAATGTAGGTGCCAGGAAAACGAGTGTCTAAATTATTAAACTCAGGTTTATCCGCCCTCTTGTATTTCCCATTAGTTACGTTTAACCAAAACTCTTCTTTATTGGCATACATAGAACCAATTTCTTCATGGGGGATGTATACACGGTCAGGCGCTTCAGCGTTAATGTATTGAGTTATATATTTCAAACCCGCTGATTTAATACTTGAGTTAATTGCTTGAGCTCTACGGACAGAGTGAATGATGTCGATGATGTTATACCCCCATAACCCTGTTTGAACAAATCTCTCAACCTCGTTAGCAAGTTTTAACATACCATCCTTTTGAGAGATTGGCCTTGATGGGTTTAGTGATTTTGATATCTTTTTAATGTCTAAATTTAGAGCCTTACATCTTTCGAATATCCAAAACCAGTCAAAGTTAAAAGAGTTATATCCACCAATAATTGATGGTTTTAATTCATCTATAATTCTAAAAAATTCTACAATACCTCTTCTTTCTTGGTCTTCGTCAGCACATTCAATAACTCTTTGGAATCCTTTATTGGTTTTGATTCCTATCATGAATATACGACCGTCTTTAGGTTCAAGAGAGGTCGTCTCTAAGTCGAATCCGAGTCTCGTGATGTCATTATATTCCTCGTACCCTTTGAATAACCTCTTCTCCCTTGAGATTAGATATTGTTCTACAGGAGGAAGAACTAAGATTAAATTTTTAGCTCGTTCTGACCATGGGTCTAACCCACCGTCCCTAAAAAATTGTATTAATGTTCGGTATCCTTTTAAAGATTTGACCATGAACTTAAGTCCTTGTTCTAATCTTTCATTACCTTCAGTTTCTAACTTATCTATAACAATACCATATTTGGTCATTGCCGCTTTCTGTTGGTCCTTAGAAGATGAATAAAAATTCAAACCTCTTAAGTCACCAACCCAAGCAAATGCCGTGAAAGTATCTTTTTTGATTATTTTACCTTGACCAGGTATTTCTTTAATTTTGTATATAGAATCTGTGACATAATCAAACTCTATGGCCACAATATGTTCTTCAGGGTCGCTCCCTTCAAGAAACGACTTAATTTCTTCTTGACTTATCACTATAAATTATTTTAGTTGGTGTATTAGCTACCGAATAAGGTCGGCATTTACCTTCGTAAATAAATATAGGTTTTGTTTTGTTTTATATCAACTAAGTTTTTGAAAATATTTTTCAATTCTTTGACTTAATCTAACTCTTGGGTCGTCATGAGTTCTACCCAAAACATGATATGGAACTATAAACCCAAAACTTAAAAAAACTCTTCTTGAGTTAAACTCTTCTGTCCAATGTTTGTATAACGAAGCCTCAAAACAGTATAGGTCTTTTTGTTCTATTACAGGTGAAGAACCGTCTATAAAAATTTTATAATCTTCTGATAACACACTTATGTTACACTTATAATTTATGTAACCATCAATCGACGCATCATAGTGGGGTTGTATTTTACCACCTTTTTTCATATCAACCGCTTGAATAAAGATATTATCAAGGGGTAGGTTATTTTTTTCAGATATCCTTTTAAAAATAGTTTTGATAATTGGGGGTGTCTCTTGATTTGAAACTTTAGAAACTGATTGAAAGTTTGTAATGTAGTTTGTAAGTTCGGTATTTGAGATGTCTATAACACAAGATTTTCCCTTTAGTGTTTTTGAGATTTCACTTAAGTGGTAATTGGGGTCACCGTCTTCAGGATTTAATGAATCTACCCAATCTACAATTATTTTGACCTCATCATTACTGATGAAATTTTTTACTATCTTATAATTTTCAGATTCCATTTATTAAGAAATTCTTTTGGACCAATTTCTAATTCCATTATAGATAAGTTTTTCTTAGCGTAAATAGAGTTCATTTTTTCCTCAGAACCTGCCATTGTACAAAACCAATGAGTTGCAGGTTCTTCTCCTGTTGATGAACAAGGTATTTTCATAACATTTTTATTTATCCAAGCTTCTCTTACTTGTTCTACCTTATCGTTTTCTGTTAAAATATTTATTCTCATAGGGTTATTTTTTTAGTAAATTAAGTAGTTCTTTTTTTTCTTCTCTTGACATTGGTTTACTCTTAAACATATTAAAAACTTCAGTTATTTCTTCAGAAGTATATGTGTTAAGTAATGTGGTTTTTGTATTCTCACATTCTCTATATGTCATTTCATAAGCCTCCTTTGAGTTATCAACCCAAACATCATTTTCTAAAGATTGTAGAAACTTATTATCACTTTTTCTTTTAATATATTTTATCATTTTTTTAAATTTTATAAATTTAATCGTTGAATACCTCAAACGTTAATGTTCCACTAGAACAGAATTGATTTACTAAATTGGTTGACATTTCTAAAAGAACTCCATCACCGTCATCAGAATATACACCTAAATAACTCATATCTGATTCAGAGTTTAAGTAAGTTATAAGTTCTGACATATCATTTACTGTACCATCTCCGTAAAGTGATTGGATGTAATTTCCATTACAACGCAAATCAATACTAGTAAGAGTAATAGGAAAAGATGTTTCTACAGTTCCACTTATTACAATTGGTGTTGTGTCGGTATCTTGTTGAATTTGAATCTCAATAGGAAAATAATACAAACTATCAGGAACTGATTCAAGTATCTCCGTATCAAACACCGCAACAATAATCGCGTCATCTTTCTCGGATATACTTATAGGACCTATAAAAGTTTCTAATAGGTTAGGACCGATATACGGATTTGGATTTCCACCACCTAAAACAAATGTTGTGTTTCTATTAAAAGTATTATACAATGGTCCTGTGGTTGAATTAACTCCAAAATAAATTCCTTCGTCAAAAATACCATAATCCCACTCAATGTCAAATCCCAAATTGTTTTCTAATACTTTTACCACTAAATTACCGCTAGATACTAAAGTAGAACCGTTACTCCAATTTGTTGGTATTTCTCCTGTTGCAATAAAAACACAACCCGTTTGATTAGGATTAAAACCAGTAACTGTAATTGTTATATCATTTGTAGGCGTACTACCACTAAGTTCAGTTCCTAATATTGTTATTGTGTCTCCCACAACATAATCAACTCCACTTGTTACAACGGTAATTGAATTATATGTCGTTCCACATATATAAACATCAAAAGATGCCCCACTACCCAAACCACTTGTTGTTCCTGTAAGACCGTTAAAGACTCCAGAACCATTTGTTGCGGTACCAACATAATCAATATTAAGAATTCCTCCACTTGTTACATCGGCAATATTACTAAAATCATCATCACTAACATAATCAGTTATTGTATAGGTTTCACCTATAATTAAACCATCATTAAGACCACCAAAACCACCTAAGGTGGTACCTGTTTGGGAACCTAATTGAGTTAATAGTGCTTTGTAAGTCGATAAACCACTTGTTGTTCCTGTAACATTTAAATTTCCATTGATTGTTAGGTCACCCGTTATGGTTTGTCCTGTTAAATCATTAACAATATATTTTGTTGCCATTTTTTTATTTTTTAATTTATTTAGTCAATAGGTAATCCAGCCATATAATCAACAGTTATATCATACCACTGGTCATCAAACACATATTTCATAACTTTATCAACAACAACATATGATTCAAATTGTGTTGTACCGGAACTAACATCAGAATTAATAAAAATACCACTTAAAAAATATACGTCATTCTCAGTGTTTGCTTCGGTTGCTGCAGGTAAATTTGCAATAATATAATCATAAGCAGAATCTCTAATTATTTCAGTTGCTAAAATCATTTGTTTATTATATACTTCTTCACTAGTACCTGTAAAATTTGATAATGAATATTTGTGCGGCCATAAAATATCAGTTAATTTCCAAAAAGAATAATTACCATTGTCAAATGGTGGATTTTCTATATTTGGAGCATTAGTTAATACATTTACAACTTGGTCAATTGCCCCTGCAACGGCACCACAGGTATTATCAGTTAAACTATTTGCTTTACCTCTTCTTAACATTCTACCTGAACGTCCATCTTCAGTAACACCAATGTGTGGCATACTTGTAACGAACAAGGTTCCGTCAAGAGTTGTAGCTACGTGACTTGAAAACGCTCCAAATCCGACACTACCAACAAACGGATAACCTGCCAATCCACCGGACATAAATGGTCCTAAGAAAGAATTAATACTTGTTGGCCATCCACCGATATTTCCGGGTAAGTATGCTGCGTCAACGTCATCAGAACAAATACCTTCAGCTAAAACAATATCAGTTGATGGTATTCCTTCATTTGTAATATATTCTGTTGTATATGTTCCCCACACTTCAGATAATACCGCTCCTGAGAATGGTTGTACTCCTCCGTCAACGGTAACAGTTCTTACTGTTTCAGTATATGCACTCTGACCTGTTAATGGTGCCGGTACAACTATTTCATATATTCTATCATATAATGGAACGTCTAATTCGTATGTTCCGTAAGGATAATCCGAAATATTATCAAATGGTATTACTTCAGGCCCTAAATTAATAGTTCCACCAGTTGTGGGTAAAAAAGTAACGTTTGCCGTTAGTCCTGATAAATTTGTACTTGTTATTCTAATTCCTTGTATCATTTTTTTGTTTTTTTTTATTTTATTTATTTATAATATTAATCCGAAATTCAAATCATTTTCTGGTATGTCTAATACGTTTAACCCACCTAAACAAGGAGCTTCAGTTAATGTTTCTATTGTTAGAACATCCACTTCATCGTAATACGATAATCTATAATCTTCATTTTTATTTTTGAATACATTAACTGTTGTTGTGTTATATAACATACCTGTACTTAAACAAACATTATTAACTTCAGTATTAACAATATTCCATTGGAATGAATCACCAATTGTGTTATTGTAAAAGTTATCAGGAATAGTATTATTGTAGAAATATTCACCGATGGTATTATCTGTAAAATCATTTCCAATTCTATTTCCTTGAGAAGACGACCCACCAAAACCAAATCCATCTTGTACCTCATTAGAGTTAAAATCAGTTCCTATTGTGTTGTACGAAAATGAACCATAACAAGTATTAAATGAAAAATTATCACCAATATTGTTATGTGTTGTTACACCACTAAAAGAATTAGGTGAACACCCAAATCCTATATTATTATATCCAAACTCCTCAAATATATCATTACCCTTAAAATCTGTTTTAATTTGGTTACTCCAAAAATCCCCTTGAATGTCGTTACCTTTAAAATTATTCATAATTTGGTTGTTCTCAAAAAGAAGACCTAAATTATCAACTCCACCAATTGTGTTTAGGTTGAAATCATTTAATATTGAATTTTTTCTAAACTCCCAATATATGGTATTATTATTAAAATTATTTAAAATGTTGTTGTATTGAAAATTAACTTTAATTATATTATCTTCAAAATTGTTTCCAACTCTATTAGCCCTAAAATTATCTGTCCCAATAGTTAAATTGGTTCCAATAGTATTATTTTGAAAAACGTGTTCAATATTATTTTCGTAAAATTGTGAATATACCGTATTACCATTATACCCGTTCCCAATTAAATTACGATTATAAGTTGAGTAACTTTCATTATTATTATACCCATTACCAATATCATTATTATAGAAGTCACCATAAATTTTATTATCATTAAACTGATTTCCTATTTCATTATTTTGAAAGTCACTATTAGTCCAAACATTATTGTTAAAGTCGTTCCCAATATTGTTTCTATAAAAAGAACCACCAATTAAAATGTTATTGTCAAAATCACTACCAATTCTATTATTGTCAAAATTAGAGGTAATGTAATTATTATTGAAACTCTCACCAATTATATTACCGTCAAAATCATTGTTCGTTGAGTTATTATAAAATCCATCACCTATTTGATTATTATCACAATCATCATTAAATGTGTTATTATATGAACCGTTACCAATGGTGTTGTTTCTAATTGAACCTATTAAGAATACATTATTTGCGAGTAAAAAATTTCCAGTACCAAATTCTAAATGTAGGTTAGAATAGTTACCAATATAATTATTAACCGCTCCACTTTCATCAATGGCATCACCAAATGTTGTATATTCAAAAACTTGGTCTTGTCTTATATTAGGTTGGTAATAACTCATTATACCATCATCAATTCCAAAATAATATGGTGAGTCAGTAGTTACACTTATTGTTACACCTGATATAATTGCTAAAGAATTACTTACAACAGATATAACTTCAAAAAATGAAGGGTCTAAATTTCGCACTGAAACAATGTCACCAGTTGAGAAATTTGAGGTAAATGTTGTACCCGTGTTACCATATAACACGGCAGTTGTTCCTGTTAAACCACTTATCCCAACAAGACCACTTAATGGTAGATTTTCGTAATATGAATATCCGTTATATCTTTTAAATAAAATACTTCTGTTATCATAATCAGTTCTATTATTAAAGTTATCAATTCTTTCAGTGATTCTACCTTTTGCAGGACTACTCGTGATTTCGGTGGTATTCCAAGTTATGTCGTATGTTATTTTATCATTAGGGTATAATGTTGAATATACGGTAGGAGAAAATCCTGTTGTAGATATTGCCAATAATAAAATTGGCTCTGTTGTTCCTGTTTTATAGTTACCCGTAGTAATAGGGTTTTTGGTATTATCGTAGTTTGGTTGGTCATAACAAGTTTGGAAGTTGGTCATTAAATAATAACTTCCAGCGGTTAGTGTGCCACCTGTGGCAAATGAATATAAATTATCGTAAGTTCCTTCGTTATAGTTTGAATTAGTGAACGCAGAATATGCTATATGGTATGTATCACCACTCAATTCTACGGGAAATAATGTATCCGTTGTTACTCCCGAAAGATATGTTAGTTGTCCAATTGTTTTTCCTGTTAATGCCATAATTTGTTTTTTATTTTATAAATAGTTTAATTTTTAAAGATGGATTATTAATATTCTAAATATTCATTATCCCCAACACTCAAATATTGGTCTTCACCAACTAAGATAGGATTGATTAAAATTTCGGGTTCTGGCGTTGGTGTTAATGTTGGTGTTGGAGTTGGCGAATGTGTGGTTGTTGTTGTTGGGTTATATGTCGTAGTAGTTGTTGTTGGTTGAGGTGTCGGTGTTGGTTCAGGACATGTTGGACAACTTGGACATGGAGAAGTTGTTGTTGTCGAAACAAAAGGTCCGTTAACACAACAAGGGAATTCTGAAACATAACAACTATCATAAACTAAGTCATCCGCAATAAATGAGTCTTGGATGTTGATGTTTAATTTTTCACGTATTGGCAATATTAAAACACCATCATCGTTTCTTAACATAAATTGTCCTTCATATGAACCAACTCTATTAGTGTCTTTTGAGGTAAATTGATAATAAATGTAATATTCTGGTTCGGCGTTGGGGTCTAAGAATGTTTTCTCAACAAATCCTGCCGGTCTTGAACTAATTTTTGGAATACCTGTATCAGAATCAACCATTGAAAAGAATATTGCCGATAACTCAATAGTTTTCATGAAGCTATCATAGTCACTTCGACCATCCTTCACCACTTGGAGTTTAATCACAGGTAAGGTTGCGTTTTTCTTAATGTAGAAATCCATTTAAAGTTTTTATTATAAATACTTGATAAAACAAAATTATTTTTTATTTATCATCATCATCAAAAACTAAAGAAGGGATGTGTAAATTTTGTCATTACACAAATCTTCAACCACTATGGGCTGAAGATAATTTAAAAAAAAACGATAAAATATTAAACTAACTTTCTTTTCTTAATGAGCCGTCATAATGGTCAAATCGATTGTGTTCTGTTGGTGTTAATAACAGTAATCCCGGTTTAATATTACCTTTAACCGTTTCTTGATAAGAATAACTCATTAGTACCTGTTCGTGAGGGTGAGCCCATTTTGTCTCTAAATAACATTTATAATTACCCTCTTTTGTTAATACAATTGGCCAATTACATAAAAAAATCTCACCCAATACATATGGTAATCCTTTGTGAATATGTATTTCATCAAATTTTGTTTTGGGGGAATTGGTGTCTAATCCTTGTACAGGTAATTTAGGATTGTTTGGCCAATGTTTTTGTCTGAAATCTTGGGGCACATTATACCATGAGAATTGAATATCGTTTGAGCCGTAAAATTCACTAAAATTTAATTTTAAAAAATCAAAATTTTCTTTTTGAATAATCTCTAATGATTTTTGATATAAGTTACCCACAAAACGAGGAAAACCATTTCTACAAACTTCATTCTTTTTAGGATAAAATGACATGTCATCTTCAAACCAATAATAAAAATCCAAATCAGTTTCATCAAAATGTTCGGCAACAAATACTCTACCACCAACAATACCTATATTATTTTTTTTAATATGTTCAAAACCATATTGTTCACATAGTTCAAGATATCTTGGTGTTGTTGATAAATCAGTTGAATTATCTAATAAGAATTTCTTTGGTTTCTCTACAAAATCTTTATCGTAATCTAACATTGACTGAATAAGAACCTCCAATTGTTTTGGTGAGTTAAAAGTAATCACGTATAATCCAACTTTTGATGTGTCCAAATTATTAACAACAACATCTTTTGATACTTCCGATTTTACCTCAACTGTCATATCTTTTAAATCCTCAAAAAATTTACCCATTAACCCATTACCTTCAATTTCAGAATAAGTAATTAAATTAGGGTATTTGTATGTCATAATTGTAAATAACGACTCTTCAGTTCCCATCAATCCTTGGGATAATGTATCGTTCATTAATCCATAGTATAAACTATTTATTTCAGAAATAAAATCTTTTTTTCCACCAAAGAATCCTGCTCTTGCAACCATATTAACAGGTTTTCCTGCTAATTCACATAACTCTTGATATTTAAATCCGTGAATCTCACTAGTTGTTTCATAAGGAAAACAAACAAAATGGAAATTCTTAACTAACTTAGGTAGTTTATCTAAAACCTTATCACTTGTAAAATATCCAGGGTGAATTGTATTTGTTAATCCCGCGTCAATCCAAAACATATATTCTGAATTAAACTTATCTAAAATTTTTGCGTCGTGTAAAAGATAAATTTTAGACATAACTAAAGGGTTATACATCTCTAGTTTAGCTTGAGTTGACTCTGTTAACCAACCAACTTGATTATACCAATCAGGATTGGTTCTTATCTTTTGTATTTTATCATAAAAATCATTATTTTTAAACCAAGATAACTCTCTGCGAACAAATTGTGTATTTTCATTACGTCTATTCTCTGAAACAAATTTTTCTAATTCCTCATCACCAAAAATTATCATATTTACATCAACTTGTAAAAGTTGTTGAAATTTATCTAAATAATGTTGATATGTCCGAGACCACCCTTCGGTGAGTTTATCTCTACCTAAATCCCATAAACCGGTTACTAATGTTATTTTATTCATATTTTAAAATTTTTTATATTGTGCCACATCATATAGAAAGGTTTTGGTGTATTTTTTCCTTCATTCCACATAGTGTAGTGATAATCATCGTGTTCCCCAGACGCAAACGCGTTAAACATAAGTGTAACCTTTTCATCGTTATCAATTAAATCGTAGGACGGTTTCATAATTACTTCTTCAGTACAAAGTAAGTTTTTTTCTAAAATTTTCTCAGTGAATTCCCAAAATAAATTTATATATTTCTTTAATACTTGAACATCTCCACCAAACATACCACCAACCGGGTATGGAGATTCAAACGATTTGTTTAATATTCCATAATTTAAAAACGGATAACTTATTTGAGGACCATATGAACAAACAAACATTATTTTATTTTCACAGATTTTATTTAATTTATCATACACTTCACTATCAATTAATTTTGAAAAATTAAACACATCTAAATGAGCCCACCAATTTGTTGGTACGCCTAAATTTTCAGAATTCTCATTGTGAACTTTAGAGTACATCCAAGGGAATATGCCCGGGTGTTGTAAACCAACATCCACCCAATAAACCCTATCAAATCCGTCAAGTTCTCTTTCTAACACATCAAATTTTCCCCACATTATTTCAGGACCTCTACCATCCAAATCGGTATCAAAATTATTATTTCTAATCATTTCAATTTCAGCGTGATATTTTACATCAGATAATTCTAATATTTTCAACTCTAAATTAGTTAAATTATACTTTACTTTAATATCATTAAGTTCGTCATAATTTTTACTATGAGTATAGCAAATAACCGGTAGTCCACTACCAGTACAATGAGAAATTAAAGAACCTTGATATCTTATTTTTCTAACTGGAAGTACTCCTTGAAATGGATACCCCTCAACATCCATCCAATAAGCCGTTACAATTTTTGATTTCATATTTTATTTTTTAATACCCCAAAAATACAAATCTTGTGGCCAATTTAGTCTACTTTGAAATTCATATTCTGAAAATATTTCATCAACATTAATTGATTGTCGAATATCATCTTCTTCTAAATTTCGATAATAATTGTTTTCTAAACTTGAAGTAAATGGACTATCGCTTGGTGATGTTCTTTTTGTTCCGTGTTCCGGTCTACCTGTTGTGGCGCAAGTAAATAAAAACACGCCATCTGGTTTAAGTAAATCGATACCTTTCTTTATTGTTAATTCCCAAAATTCATCGTGTTCAAAACATTCTGAAGACACAATTACGTCAAATAATTTTTCATCATTATATTCGTGACCTCTACATACAACATCTACGTTGTTTCCTTCACCAATATCTAGTCCGATGTATTCGTAATTTGTAAACAAATACCTGTTATTACCATTGATATCTAATGAGCCGATATCTAAAACTCTACAATTCTCAAATTTATTTGGGAATTTGTCTCTAACATACGTTAGGAAATCTTGTTGTTCTTTGTGTGACATAATATATATATATAATTAAAATCTAATGTGATAATCACCAAGTTTAGTATAAAATCCGAAACATCCTTGTAAAAAGTGATTAAACACTCCATTGTAGTTCCATTTCATCCCTGCTTCTAAAGCCGATACCCCAATCTCAAAACCGTCAGGGTAGTTTCTAATATCATTATGGATTGAATACCATAAAAATTGTTCCCATCTTTGGGCAAAAAATCTAAATTTATAATTATTTTTAAATACCAAACATTGTTCATTAACAACGTGAGCCTCATCCCATTTATCATATTCTAATATATCATAATCATAAATTTTATCTCTATAGAAACTATTTTCAGGGTCTCGTCTACCATCACCGATACTTGCAGGTCTTTCAAATGCAAAATCAAATCCTTCGGTTTCCATATAATTTAACATATTTAAAATCTTCTCTTCAGAAAACCCGCTTTCCAAAATCCAATCACCGTCAGTAAAGATTACGTAATCAAATTTTTTAAATTCTGTGTCTAACGCTAACATTTGTTTTTCATTAGACAAAACGTGTTTAATTGATAAACACTTATAATTTAAATGAAAACTAAACCCACCTTTAGAATCGTGTAGACTTTGTAATGACTCTCTATTAATGTGAATTTTTTCACCTAAATCAGGGAAGTTAGGGTTATTTGTTGTTATAAAAAATTCACAGTTTTGAGTTTTATCTCTTAAACTTGTGTATAACTTTGCGGTTAATTCTTCATATGGCTCACCAACAGCCAAAGTTGTAAAACAATACTTCATTTTATAAATTTATTTCGTTTAGGTAATTTAAACACTGTACGCCACTTGGGACTGTTGGTTCATCATTTTCATTCATTTGCATTCCAATAAAAAAAGTTTTATCGTCTCTATGTATATAATTGGTTTGAATATCGTAACCACAATAAAACACATTTTCGTCACTAATATTTTCCATATAAATTCTTAAAATTTCTTGGTCGGACCCCCAACGTAACTCATCAATATTAACAAACTCAATAAAGTGTTTTTCAAACTCTTCTATTTTTTTCTTAATACCAAATAACCCACTTGGTACGGGTGCATGCCACGGATGGTCTCGGATAATAAAATAATCTTTATTTGTTTCTTCCCATTTTCTAATATATTTTACTTCTCTTTCAGAAATTCTACTGTCCAAATCTCTAACTATTGAGGGACTGTCTTGTAAAAATGAAAGAAATCTCCAAAAATATGGGAAGTGAATTGATTCTTTATCACCTAACTTTATATTTGACACATCCACCATTGTCGCACCTAATGAAGACAGTTTTTCGACATAACCTTGAATTATGTTTTGAGGATGGTAATATATTACGGTTGTCCAATCTGGTAATAATTCTTTATTAATTATAACATTTTTTTCGGCTCCCATGTAATACTTCATTTCAGTACCAAAAAGACTAAAATTGATTGTTTTTATCATTTGTATATATCTGTTACGTTTATTAATTCATATCTTGGTTCATCATCGACCGTTAAATTAACATATGAGTTAAACACGGGGTTATTTGAGTTTTTACCGGAATTTGGACCATCATTGGTAATCGGCCAATATATTTTATTGGCGTTAGATAAAAAACAAGCCCAAAAAGAAAATGTTCCTTGAGCGGCGATTATTGTATTAAATGATGTGATTTCTGAAAAAACTTCAAGTATATCACCATCAATTAATTTAGGGTTATATTTCTCTAATTTATTAATTAATGATTGATGTTTGTTTATATGGTCAAATGAAATATATAAATTATCAAAAGTTTCTTGAGATATAATATTAAGGTAATAACTGTCGGGTAAAACAAAACTTCCGTCGTAATTACTACTTCTTAACATAATTACTAAATCGTTACCAACCCTTTTATCTTTAACGATACTTTTAAAATATTCTTTAACCTTAGTCTTATATGGTTTAATGTAATCATATTTTGAAAAATATGATTGATTTAAAAATCCATGATTTGGGTAGGATTGTATTAAATTTTCAATACTACCTAATTGTATGATGTCGCCATCTTGAATAACTTTAATTGGGTCATCCACAATATTTCCTTTAACACCTTTAAATGGGAATAGGATTTCTTTATATTGTCCATTTTCGGTATCTTCTCTTCTTACTAACGCGTTTTCGGGAGATATTAACTCATACCCTAATAGTTCACTAATTATTCTACAAGCGGAATATATAAACAATTTATTCCCCAAATTTTTTCTTGGTGATGAAAAATGTCCTCCCTCTAAATATGAATCATATTCATCGTAAATTTTAACCATTTTTATAAGTTACCTGTTATTATCTCACACCAACCTTTAGACTCACTATGTGGCCATACAATCCATTTATTTGGTTTCTCAGTTGTTTGAAAATCTCTCCATATTTTACAATATCCATCTTTGTCAGATTTTAATCGATTAATTTCTTCCTTATCCGCATCTTTCCTATATAACTCATTACCATTACTACCCTCAAAAATTACCGCCCAAAAATCATAGTCATTTTCTGGAACTTGAGTAAAACCAACATCAATACAATGTTTAAAAATAGTGGCGTAACTTGCTAACCATTCTTCTTCAGTTTCATAAATTGTTGGATTAGGTGCGTAATGTTTATCTAAAGTATATTGTTGTGCGGCTCTATTTGAAAATCTAAGACCTGAATAAATCTCATAGTCTTTTAAAGTTCTTTCGGTTCCAAATCCATAATAACTAAAATCCATTGTTACCTCTTCACCATCCATACCAAATAGTTGACGATTTTTTTTATGGGATAATTCATTTTTCTTTCCCCACTCTTTATCGTCGTCCCATTGTTTTGTTCTACCTTTACGGGTGTATTCGTGCCAAATCACAACTTTATGTGGGTGGAATAAATCATATCCGTGAGTGAATGCTCTAACGGCGATTGATATCTCTTCTCCGTGAAAATAAAATTCAGGGTCGTGTTGAACTTCAACACTAAATTGACCAAGAGTGAATGCCATATGGGCAGAATAAAATCGTGAAGTAACCGGTTCTTTAAGGGTTTCCCATCCAGGAATTGTTTCAGGTAAAAAGAATACCGCCCCTTCAGGAATGAATCTATCAAAAGCCATTCTCCAAGGTACCGTAACTCTGCCTTCCGGGTCATTGTCCGGGTCAAATGAAGATACGTATCCTGTTAATAAAGGTTTCTCAAATCCTTTCTTTTGAAGTTGTTTAACCATTTTGATTAAGGTGTCGTCCCAATATTTTTCAAATCTCATATGGGAGTCTATTTGTAGGGTATATTCTTCGCCTTTATATAATTGTTGAACTTGGTTTCTTGCCCAACAAACTCCTTTAGCGTCAGAATATAAAACATCAATAACTCTAAATCGTTTATCTTTAGCATATTCTGATAAATCATCAAACCCATCCTCAGGATGGTATTGACGACAAATTCCGATTACTAAATTTTTTGGGTTTTTGGCATTCTCCAACATTGATTTGATTGTTGGGATAAGTTGGGGGTCACGATAAGAGGCTATCTGAACAAATATTTTCATGGTTTTTATTTTTAAATAAAATATAAAAAATATTTGTTGTTAATAAAGTATTACCCTTTAGTTTTTTTATGAATAATTCTGTTGTTGGTTATGCGATTGGTGTAGGTGTTGGAGTATTTGTTGGTGTAGGAGTTGGTGGTAAGTTTAGGTTAGTATCACAACAACTTGGTACTTGAGATGCTCCTCCAACAAATAATCCTGAGATATTAGATAATGTTTGTGTGTATGGGAAGTTAACATCAACATTATATATTTCACCACCACTGTTACAAACATATATATTACCACTATCAATAAATAAACCATACGGTTGGCTTGTGGTTGACGTAATATCGACCTCAACTTCAAAAGTACCTGACGGATAACTATATTGACTAAGGAATACTCCATCATTACCTTCATTAGTAACTAATATTTTATTTGTAGTTGTTAATAAAATATCACCCGAAACATACCTACCAACCCCTAGTGTTCCAATTACAGTTGAGACTGCGGTACTTGTGGTAATATCTAAAACAATTATTTGATTAGGTGTTACTGTATCGTCTGTTGAGATTAACTCAGTGTTGGTAATGGAGCCTAAACCATTCCCTAAATTAACACCTAAAGGGTATTCGATAGTTCTGTTGAACGTTGCCGACCAAGGACTTAATGTTATGTCATATTCTAGAATTGTCCCATCATACAACCATAGTTTAGTTGTTGTATGTGCAATATCTGGGGAAAAAGTAAAAGAATTACCTAACAATACGTTAGTATTTGATGATGGAAAATAGGCGGATACGTCAGTACCCCCATTAATTAATACAGAACATAGTGGTATTATCGGTAAAGGTGTAGGTGTTGGAGTATTAGTTGGGGTATTTGTTGGTGCTGGTGTGTGGGTTGGGGTTACCGTTGGTGTTGGTGTTACAGCCGGACAACCCAATTTAAAATAAAATCTAGTTGAATCAATAGGAGCGGTAACCACAACTGTTGCGAAATCAGGAAACGCTGTTAATTTAGTCCAAGAAGCAGTAACAAAACCTGTACCTACAACACTTGGATATCCTAAGGCATTTAATTGTGAATTAAAAATGGCGTTACCCCTAAACCCTGTATCAATAACCAAATTCCCATCCCAAAAAACTTGGAACTTATCTGGTACCTGATATGCATTAAAAGTACAGGCAACGGTTCCCGTATACGAACCTAACTGAACTGTAATCTGCCAAGAACCTGTAATCCCTGTGTTAATGTTATATGGAATATCACAAACAGTTTCACCAGTATAAATTGGTAATTCTGGCGGTGATGTTGGTGTAACTGTTGGTGTTACAGTATTAGTTGGAGTGTTAGTTTGGGTTGGCGTATTTGTTGGAGTTTCAGTTGGGGTGTTAGTCACAGTATTTGTTGGCGTATTTGTTGGTGTTTGGGTGTTAGTTACAGTATTTGTCGGAGTATTTGTTGGAGTTTCAGTTGGTGTTTGAGTTGGTGTATTTGTTGGTGTATTTGTTGGTGTTTGGGTGTTAGTTACAGTATTTGTCGGAGTATTTGTCGGTGTTTGAGTTGGTGTATTTGTTGGTGTTGGAGTGTTAGTTGGTGTTTGGGTTGGAGTGTTAGTTGGTGTTTGGGTTGGAGTCACAGTATTTGTTGGTGTATTTGTTGTTGTATTTGTTGGTGTATTTGTTGGTGTTGGTGTTAGAGTATTTGTTGGAGTATTTGTTGGAGTTTGAGTTGGAGTATTTGTCGGAGTGTTAGTTTGGGTTGGGGTGTTAGTTGATGTTTGGGTTGGTGTATTTGTTGGGGTTGGGGTGTTAGTCGGTGTTTGGGTTGGAGTATTTGTTGTTGTAGGGGTATTTGTTGGCGTTATAGTATTTGTCGGGGTTGAAGTATTTGTTGGTGTTGGAGTTAACCCAAGTGTGACTGTTGGTGTCGGAGTGTTAGTTGGTGTAGGCGTTTGAGTTGGTGTTGGAGTGTTAGTTGGGGTATTTGTTGGTGTTTCAGTTGGGGTTGGAGTGTTAGTTGGCGTTGGAGTATTTGTTGGCGTATTTGTTGGTGTTTCAGTTTGGGTTGGAGTGTTAGTTGGCGTTTCAGTTGGAGTATTTGTTGGAGTTTCAGTTGGGGTTGGAGTGTTAGTTGGAGTTTCAGTTGGAGTATTTGTTGGAGTATTTGTTGGGGTTTCAGTTGGAGTATTTGTTGGAGTTTCAGTTGGAGTATTTGTTGGCGTTTCAGTTGGAGTATTTGTTGGTGTTTCAGTTGGAGTATTTGTTGGTGTTTCAGTTGGGGTATTTGTTGGCGTTTCAGTTGGTGTTGGAGTGTTAGTTGGTGTTGGCGTAACTGTTGGTGTTGGCGTGTTAGTTGGTGTGGGCGTATTTGTTGGAGTTTCAGTTGGAGTATTTGTCGGAGTTTCAGTTGGTGTTTGGGTCGGAGTTTGGGTCGGAGTTTCAGTTGGAGTATTTGTTGGAGTTTCAGTTGGGGTATTTGTTGGAGTTTCAGTTGGGGTGGGCGTATTTGTTGGAGTTTCAGTTGGAGTATTTGTTGGAGTTTCAGTTGGGGTATTTGTTGGAGTTTCAGTTGGGGTAGGAGTATTTGTTGGTGTTTCAGTTGGAGTATTTGTTGGAGTTTCAGTTGGACTTGGTGTGTTAGTTTGGGTTGGAGTGTTAGTTGGTGTTTCAGTTGGAGTATTTGTTGGCGTTTCAGTTGGTGTTTCAGTTGGAGTATTTGTTGGCGTTTCAGTTGGTGTTGGGGTATTTGTTGGCGTTTCAGTTGGTGTTGGGGTATTTGTTGGTGTTTGGGTTGGAGTTTCAGTTGGTGTTGGAGTATTAGTTGGTGTTGGAGTGTTTGTTGGTGTTTGGGTTGGCGTTTCAGTTGGTGTTGGAGTGTTAGTTGGCGTTGGAGTGTTAGTTGGTGTTTGGGTTGGCGTTGGAGTATTTGTTGGAGTATTAGTTGGTGTTTCAGTTGGTGTTGGAGTGTTAGTTGGTGTTGAAGTGTTAGTTGGCGTTTGGGTTGGCGTTTCAGTTGGTGTTGGAGTGTTAGTTGGTGTTGAAGTGTTAGTTGGCGTTTGGGTTGGCGTTTGGGTTGGCGTTTCAGTTGTCGTTGGTGTTTGAGTTGGCGTTGGAGTATTTGTTGGAGTATTAGTTGGTGTTTCAGTTGGCGTTGGAGTATTTGTTGGAGTATTAGTTGGTGTTTGGGTTGGAGTTGGTGTTGGTAAACAAAAAGTTAAACACTCAATTATACCAACATATTCTCCCTCACCAGTGAAATTTTGTTCACAATTACCCTCGACACAATCATAAGTGTTACATATACTGTCACACTCTTCAAATGTAGAGAAATATCCTGTACCATCACCTGGGTCAAAACAATAAATACCATTACAGTCCCAAGACGGAATATACGTTGATGTAGGAGTTGGAGTTTGGGTTGGAGTTTGGGTTTGGGTTGGAGTTTTAGTTGGTGTTGGAGTTTGGGTTGGAGTTTTAGTTGGGGTTTTAGTTGGTGTTTTAGTTGGTGTATTTGTCGGAGTTTTAGTTGGTGTTACTGTATTTGTTGGGGTTACAGTATTTGTTGGTGTTACTGTATTTGTTGTCGTAGGAGTATTTGTTGGTGTTACTGTATTTGTTGGTGTTACTGTATTTGTTGGAGTTTGTGTAGGTGTGTTAGTTGGAGTTTCAGTTGGAGTACTTGTTGGAGTATTTGTCGGCGTTTTAGTTGGAGTTTCAGTTGGTGTTGGAGTGTTAGTTGAGGTTGTGGTTGGTGATAATCCTGGTGTTGGTGTTTGAGTTGGAGTATTTGTCGGCGTGTTGGTAGGTGTTTGGGTTGTGGTATTTGTTGGAGTTTGGGTATTTGTTGGTGTGTTGGTAGGTGTTTGGGTTGGGGTATTTGTTGGTGTTTGGGTTGATGTAGGTGTTGGGGTGTTAGTTGGGGTTGTGGTTGGTGATAATCCTGGTGTTACTGTATTTGTTGGGGTAGGAGTATTTGTCGGAGTTTTAGTTGGAGTATTTGTCGGAGTTACCGTCGGTGTACTTGTTGGTGTATTTGTCGGTGTTTGGGTTGGAGTTGGAGTGTTAGTTGGTGTTACTGTATTTGTTGGTGTATTTGTTGGTGTTTGGGTTGGAGTTGGAGTGTTAGTTGGGGTTGTGGTTGGTGATAATCCTGGCGTTGGTGTGTTTGTTGGGGTAGGAGTGTTAGTTGGCGTTTCAGTTGGCGTTTCAGTTGGGGTATTTGTTGGCGTTTCAGTTGGGGTATTTGTTGGCGTTTCAGTTGGCGTTGGGGTATTTGTTGGTGTTTCAGTTGGTGTTGGAGTGTTAGTTGGGGTTGTGGTTGGTGATAATCCTGGTGTTGGTGTATTTGTCGGTGTTTGGGTTGGACTTGAAGTGTTAGTTGGTGTTACTGTATTTGTTGGTGTTTGGGTTGGAGTTTGAGTGTTAGTTGGGGTTGTGGTTGGTGATAATCCTGGTGTTGGTGTATTTGTCGGTGTTTGGGTTGGAGTTGGAGTGTTAGTTGGTGTTACTGTATTTGTTGGTGTATTTGTTGGTGTTTGAGTGTTAGTTGGGGTTGTGGTTGGTGATAATCCTGGTGTTGGTGTGTTTGTTGGTGTGTTAGTCGGTGTTTGTGTAGGTGTTTGGGATGGTGTTTCAGTTGGTGTTGGTGTTTCAGTTGGTGTTGGTGTTTCAGTTGGTGTATTTGTCGGAGTTTCAGTCGGAGTTTCAGTCGGAGTTTCAGTTGGTGTTGGTGTAGGTGTATTAGTTGGGGTATTAGTTGGAGTTTCAGTTGAAGTTGGCGTGTTAGTTGGCGTTTGGGTGTTAGTTGGCGTATTTGTTGGAGTTTCAGTTTGTGTAGGTGTGTTAGTTGGTGTAGGTGTTGGTGTTACAGATGTTGGTGTATTTGTTGGTGTAGGAGTATTTGTCGGTGGATAACATGTATTAATACAAATATTACCAACATTAATACCGACACCTACATCCCCATATGGGGATTGTCCACAATAATACAAAGTTACACCAGGATTTATTACTGACGATAATATAATTCCGTTACATTCGGCTAACCCAAAATTAAGGTTAAACAGTGTTGAGTTTGTAAATGTAATACAATTACATCCCCCTAAGGTTTGTGTTGGTGTTGGGGTTATTGTTGATGTTGGTGTTGGTTCAGGGCAACTATATAATTGTAAATCAACGCAATTATAGGAATCGGTAACATTAACCAATATTTGTTGAACATTGGTTAACTGTATTGGTATATTAACTAGTAATGGAGTGGTTGTTACATTAGTCGCAACAATATAACAATACGTGTTAGTTATATCGCATAATGTTACGGTAAAAGGGCCAACCCCACTCAAACTAGTTATTACAAGACTCGTCATTACAATAAATACTATGAAAATTCATTTACCTTAAAGTGAAGTAAACAAACTTTAATCTGTATTTTATCCCTTTTTATTTTATATTTTACATATGAAAAAAATATGTCTTGATTTAACAGAAGCAAAGGCCATTGGGGATACTTTATGTTCCACACCTGTCCTTAGAAAATTATATGACTCGTATAACTCAAAAATTATTGTTGTAACAGATTTTCCTGAGTTATTTAAGAATAATCCGTTGGTTGAAAAGGTATACCAATCAAGTTCAATTAATCGAGACTTTATAAATTCAAATTTTATATCTCATAATTCATTTTATGAAAATGGTCAAAAAAATAATAAGGGTATTGAGTTCAAACATAATAGAATAGACATAAGACAATATCACGCAATTAAACTTGGGTTTATGTTAACTAAAGATGAGATGGGGTTGGATTATATTCCCGACACTTTCGAACCAATTAATAAGTTACCTGATAAATACGTACTAATTCATCCTGTACAAAACTGGCCAAGTAGAACATGGGATGCGGTTAAATGGATGGAGTTAACTAAAAGATTAAATGAACAAAACATTAGTGTTGTTTCAATAGGAAAAGAATCTAGCGAAGTAGGATTTTTTAATGTTAAGAAACCAATCTTTAATTTTGAAATCAAAAACGGAATTAACCTAATGAATAAAACAACATTAAGTCAGTCATGGCATTTGATTGATAAATCAATGTGTTTTATCACAATGGATTCGGGTTTATTACACTTAGCCGGAACAACCGATTCTAATATTTTACAATTAGGTAGCTCAATTAACAAAGAATTTAGAGCTCCGTATCGAAACGGTTCCCAAGATTATAAATACCATTATGTTGGTGGTGGGTGTAGTTTGTTCTGCGGTTCTGATATGAAATATGGGGTGAAGGAATGGGGAGATATTCAAGGAGTGCCTCCATTAATTAATTGTTTGGAAAATAAACCCACATTTGAATGTCATCCATCGGTTGACCAAGTGTTTAATAAAATTTTAGAAATTATATGAAAATAGGAATATTACTTTCGGTATACAACTCCGAAGAATATATTGATGAGTGTTTACGTCCTTGGATAAACTTAAAAAATGAGTTCAAAAAATTTAGAGTTGAGGTGACATTAAACAAACAAATAATCCATAACGAATTTATACACATATAATATGAATAATATTTTTACAGTAACTAATATTGAAGAAAATGGCGTAATCCATTTTGACTTTAATGGTGATGACATAAAAGAAACATACGAGGTCTCAATTATCGATGACAATACGGGGTTAACCGTACACAAATCAAACATGGGGTTACAAAAAGGAACCAATTGGTGGATATCAACTGGTGAATCTAACGCGAAAAGACTTAGAAACATAACCTTATCAATTATGTATGGTGACCTACAATATTCTCAGGAATTAAAACTATTTGGTCAAAATAGATTTTTAGTAATTAACTCAAAACAAGTTAAATTATCTCATTTGGGGGATGATTTATTCCCAATTGTCACAGAAATCTTTTATGATAAAGTATACGAAAGAGATTTTGTTAGACTTAATATTAATGATGTTGTTGTTGACATTGGAGCTAATTATGGGGTTTTCTCATTATACTCACAAATGTTTAATCCAAAAAAAGTTTATGCCGTTGAACCTCTAAAAGCAACCTTTAAGAGTATGAAACAAAATCTTTTAGAATATAATGTAACTTGTATTAATAAATCAATTAGTAGTGAAAACGGTTTTGAAAAATTTATGATTACCGAAGTTAATGGTAATAATTTTTCACAAAAAAATAAAAACGGGTTTCGCCCATCAAGTGTTATTGGTGAAGAAATTGTTGAGACAACCACCATTAATCAATTAATATCTGATTATGATATTCCTCGAATAGATTTCTTAAAAGTCGACTGTGAAGGGGGTGAATTAGATTTATTCCGTACTATCAATAAAGAATACTTACAAAACAATGTTGGTAAGATTGCCATGGAATACCACTCAAGAGAAATTTATGATGAGGTTATTGAAATATTAAAATTAAACCACTTTATAATTGAAGACACTTTTGGGTCTAATGATATTGGATTAATCTACGCTTATAACAACAATTTAATATAACAATGGAAAAGAAAAAAATATTAGTAATTTCCCCTCATTTAAGCACTGGTGGTGCGCCTCAAGTAACTTTAAATAAAATACAATTAATAAACGATGAATATGAAATTAAGTGCGTTGAGTACGCATTTGTTGCGTGGTCTTACGTTGTCCAAAGAAATCAAATACAAAATTTGTTAGGTAATAATTTTCATTCATTAGGGGAGGATAAAAACGAGTTAATTAGAATTGTTAATGAGTTTAAACCTGATGTTGTTAGTATGGAAGAATTCCCTGAATTTTTCATGGATGACTCTGTCACAAAAGAATTATATCGAGAGGGTAGAGCCTATACTATATTAGAGACAACACACGACTCAAGTTTTCCTGTGTCATCTAAAAGATGGTTTCCTGATAAATTTATTTTTGTTAGTGCGTTTAATGCCTTTAGGTATTCGATATATGATATCCCATATGAAATAGTTGAATATCCTGTCGACTATAAAGATAAGAATAAAAAACAAAACCAAGATTTGCTCGGTTTTGACCCATCATATAAACACGTATTAAATGTTGGCCTTTTTACATCAAGAAAAAATCAATCTTATATTTTTGAAATTGCTCATAAATTAAAAGATTATAAAATAAAATTTCATTTCTTAGGTAATCAGGCGGATAATTTTAAATCTTATTGGGAACCTTTAATTAATAATAAACCGGATAACTGTGTTATCTGGAGTGAAAGAAAAGATGTACCGTCGTTTATTGAGGCGTCAGATTTATTCCTATTCCCATCAAAAGGTGATAGACATAATAAAGAACTAAATCCAATCGCATTGAAAGAGGCGTTAGAGTATAGGATTCCTATGATGATGTATAATCTTGATGTTTATTGTGGAAAGTATGATAATTACGAAAATATTACTTTTTTAACGGGTAATGTTGATACTGACATTTCTAATTTATTATCTATTTTAAATCCGCGTAAGGAAAAGTACGATAACAATGAATTGGTCATTGTCGGTACTTACCCAAACACTAAATCACGTGAAAAATTAACTGTTGAGTGTATTGAGTCAGTTAAAAAATTAGGTAGAAAAGTAATGTTGGTTTCTCATTATCCAGTATCGGATGAGATTCAAAAAATGGTGGACTATTATATTTTTGATTCAAATAACCCAACAACTGAACATTCTTACTATACTAAGTTTTATAATTATAAACCAGAGTTTGATGTTGAGATTAATATTAATGGATTAAAAGATACTAACCAATCGTTACCTGTTTTAACTAATTTAATTAATGGGTTTAAATCCGCTAAAGATTTTAATTTTAATAAAGTATTTTATATAACCTACGATGTGATATTACATCATGATGACATTGAATATGTAAATCAATCGTTTGAATCTTTGGATGAAAAAGATGCGTTCTTGTGTACATTACCTACAGCATCTAATGTTGGTATTGAAACTACCGCAATGACATTTAAAACCGATTTCTTTTTAAATAAATTTTCACATATAACAACTAAAGAAATTTATAAATCAGAATGTGAAATAAATAATTGCCAAAACTTTTTAGAGGATTTCTTTTATAAAAAATTAATAAATGATACCAACGTTAATATCATAACAAATGAACAAAACACGTTCTTAATTAATTCAGGTAAAGGTGTTTCATCTAACTCAGAATACTATTCAATACTACCAATATTAAACACACAAAATAAATGGGTATTTTATTTCTTTACATATAATATTGATGATAGAACCGTTAATGTTGAGATTAATAAAAATAATGAAACCATTTATTCAAAATCGTTTAATATTCTTAATAATCGTGAATTCTTAAAGGAGATTGATTTTGATGGAAATCCCACTGAAATTAAACTAACTTTTTTTGAGGGTGGTATTCAGTATAAAATAGAGTCATATGTATTAAATAATGAAACCGTTATCAGTTATAAAAACAACGGATGGTTCAAATATAAAAAACTACCTAAAATCAAATTAGTTCATTTACAAACAACTAATAATGATGAAAGAGAAATTCTTTCCAGAGAGTCGGTACAACAAGTAATTCCTTATGGAATCAAGTATGTTTTACATACCAATGAATTGTATACGTCATTACCACCATCACATAATTGTGTTAGACCTCATAACGTTAGAATGGACCAATATGACGAAACGGACACTGAATATGGGTACGCTTTAACACCAGCACATTACGGGTGTTTTGATTCATTCAAAAACGGTATTTTATCTGAGTTCGACAATGATTTAGATTTCTTAATGGTTTGTGAGGGAGATTGTTTAATTGAGGTGCCGATTAATGAGTTTATTGAGAAAGTGAAACAATCTTGTGAAATTATAAACCAAGAAGATATTCGGTATTTTTCATTTGGGGATATTAAAACATTAGATTTTGGGTGGCACCAATCATTAGTTGTTAGAGAAATACCTAACCAAGACATACTGTTTATCTGTGATAAAATTATTGGGTTACAATGTATTTTATTTCCCGCAAAAAGTAGAGAATTTTTAAAAGATAAATTAAGAAATCATAAATGGGATTGTGCCGACACATTCTTTAATATTATTTTTGGGGAAAATTCATTAAATATGGGAATCTTAAATAAACGTATTACAACTCAAGCTGATGGTGTATCACTTATAGATAAAGGACATAAAACATTTATAAAAGAATGAAAAAATTAATTGTTATAGGGGCTTACCCAAACACACCAAAAAAAGAAGAGGTGTTAATTAATGAAATAAATTCACTAAAAGATAGTGGTTTTGATTTTATGTTGGTTAGTCATTATCCTGTATCAATTGAACTACAGTTAATGGTTGATTATTATATCTATGATAAAAATCAAACCCTTACTCCATTAGATAAATCACTATGTTATTGGTTTAAAACTAACTCTTTTTCCATAACGGTTAATAACTCAAGACATTCGTTACCGATTTGTCAAAATATGTTTAACGCGTTTAAATTTGCGGATATAAAAAAATACGATTTTGTTTATTTTATTGAGAATGATAATTTATTCTCGGAAAATGATGTTAGAAAATTAAATAAATTGGTTGATACTATGGTTGAGGAAAAAAAGAAATGTATTTTCTTTAAACCTGAGGAGTATAGAGATAATGGGTCTTATGTTTATGAGACACAACTATTCGGGATTACACCGTCCTACTTTAATGAGATATTAAAATTACCAGTAAATGAAAATGAGTGGTATGAACATTTAATGCCATTAACATTAGAATTGGCGTTTTTCCAAAAGTTACACAATTACGAACATGAGTTTTTAATCATTAATGAACACTCAAGTGAATACTTTAGTGAAAGCGATATCAACTTATTTAGAGTTGAAAATTTTATGATTGAGGTATTACATAACATTAAAGACCCGTCAACCCCTATATTATATTGTCATAGTGGGGAGAGGAATTCTTATAATTACCGAGTTGTTGTTAAAGTTAATGATAAATTGGTTGAGGATAAGATTGTTTATCCTACACATTGGTTTTATACACCCTTATCATTAAGGGACGATAAATTAGTTGTTGAGGTGTACGAAGGTAATACATTAGAGTATGTTAAACAAATGACACTAAACGAGTCTAATTTAGAACAAATAAAAGAAAAAGGATTAATAGAATTTAATTAACATGTCACACGAATTACAACAAGATTTTTTTAAAAGAGTAAAAGACCACCTCCCAAAGTTTTTTACTGACGTTAAAGTATTAGATATTGGGTCTCTCGATATCAATGGGAACATTAAACATTCATTTGAGCAACCATTTTATTATGTGGGTGTAGATTTAGGTAAGGGAAATAACGTTGATGTTGTTTGTCCTGGTCACTTATATGATTCAGGATTTCTATTTGATGTTGTTACATCTGCAGAATGTTTTGAACATGATATGTTCTACGCAAGAACATTACAAAATATGGTTAAATTATTAAGACCAGGTGGGTTATTGGTTTTTACTTGTGCATCAACAGGTAGAGCTGAACATGGCACCTTAAGAAGTAGTCCAACAGATGCACCGTTTTTGGAAGGTGTCGATGAAAAATGGGCTAATTATTATAAAAATTTAACAGAAGATGATATTAGAGCGGTAATGGATATTAATAACACATTCACTGAGTTTAATTTTGAATTTGAATCTCGTGCCTGTGATTTATATTTTTGGGGGATAAAAAAATAAAAAAAAAATAATATGTTACAAAAAAATTTAAATACTGTTTTAAAACATAAGGAAATTTTTAAGTTTAATTCACCGTTTGAACATTACGTCATTGACGATTTGTTTGATAGTGAATTACTTAAAAAATTTAATAATGCCGAGCATTTAAAATCTATTAAAGGTAATGTCTCAACATTTTTAAACGATAAAGAAATTAAAACAGGTATCTCCCACATTGATGAGTCAGGTGGTGAAGTTTATCAAGTCTTATCATTTTTAAACTCAGATGAGTTTGTAAATTTTTTAAGTGAACTAACAGGGATATCTGATTTATTTTCTGACTCAAATTTTAATGGTGGTGGTATTCATTTAATACCTAAAGGTGGTAAATTAAACATACATATTGATTTTAGTAGAGCACCATTTGATGATTCTAAATTCAGAAGATTAAATGTTTTATTTTACCTTAATGAGGGTTGGGAAGAGAGTTGGGAAGGAGCTTTAGAATTATGGGATAAAAAACCAAGTGACGGTGGGGTATGTGTTAAAAAAGTTTACCCAACTTTTAATAGAATGATTATTTTTGGAACTTCTAAAGATTCTTGGCATGGTCACCCAACACCATTAAATTGTCCTGATGGAGAATATAGAAAATCATTGGCGACCTATTATTATTCTTCAGAACATGGAGATGATTTAGAAATACACTCAACAGTTTATTAATATGATTAATATTGATGTAATTTGTTTAACAAATACTAATGATACCGAATTCTATGAATTAACTAAAAGAACCATAGATACCTTATCATTAACAAATGGTAATTATAAATTTAACATTAAACTAATTGAATCAAATTACAACTCAACATTTATCTATGATTATCCAAATGTTGACTACATCAAATTAAATCAAGATTTTCACTATAACCGATTTTTAAATATTGGTTTAAAATATTGTACTAATGATTGGGTTTTAATAATTAATAATGATTTAGTTTTTACACCTGAATGGTTAGATAACATAATGGTTGAATACCATTCAGACCCTAATATTAAATCATTCTCACCATTTGAACCTGATTGGTTTAATAAATACTATTATGGATTATTTAATGAAGGTAATGTTTACACAGGATATACCACAGGGGTTGAACTTCTTGGATGGTGTATTTTAGTTAAAAAAAGTGTTCTTGACATTATAGGTGATTTTGATGAAAGATTTAATTTTTGGTGTCAAGATGATGATTATGGTTTAACATTACATAAATACAATATTAAACACGCATTAATAAAAAATTCTGTGGTTTATCATGTAACCTCAGAAAGCAATAGACTAATAAAAAAAGAAGACCTATACTTTAAAACAAAATTAATGGAAAAAGTATTCGAAAAAAAATGGGGGATAAAAAAATTTAAAATGAGAATAACACAAGTAACACCAGGAGTAATACCTATTCCACCAAATGGATGGGGGGCGGTTGAGAAGATTATCTTCAATTACCACAACAATTTAAATTTATTAGGACATTCTTCTGAGATTAAATATCTAAATGAAGTTGACCTTGATAATACCGATATTATACATATTCATATCGCTAACTTAGCGTTAGAAGCTTACGAAAGAGGTATACCTTATATCTTTTCATTACATGACCATCATGTTGTATACAATGGTAAAGACTCATTTAATTACAAACAAAATTTAGAAGCCATTCAAAAGTCAGTAATTTCATTCTGTCATGCAGAATTTCTTATTGATTATTTTGATGAAACAGATAAATTATTTTATTTAACTCACGGAGTTGATACTAACTTTTTTAAAGTTGACCAACCATACCGAACTGAACATAAATTATTATGTTTAGCAAACAATGGTATTGGTGGTGATGCATCTTATGATAGAAAAGGTTTTAGATATGCGATTGAGGCGGCAAAAATGTTAGATTTACCAATTACAATTGCTGGCCCCGAAAACAATAAAAACTTTTTCCAACACCATTTAGATTTATTAGAATACGATAAATTAACACTATTATTAACAAATCCAAATGAGGATGAGATATTAGAATTATACAAATCGCATTCAATTTTTCTACACCCATCTTGTTTAGAGGCGGGTCATCCTAATTTAACATTACTTGAAGCGATTTCTTGCGGGATACCAATTGTTGGTACTTATAGTGGTACCCAAAAAATTAAAGGTATGATTGTTTCAGAATTAAGTTCTAATTCAGTTGCAAATGGGATACAAGAAATTATGAGTAATTATAATTTCTACGTGGACCAAACTTTAAAAAATAGAGAGAAGTTTGATTGGTCGGTTATTTGTGAACGCATGTTAAAAATGTATGAGGTAACTAAACTAATTAAAAAAGAGTATAATTCAACGGATACAAAAATGTTGTTAGTTGATAATATTAACAACACCAAAAAGATAGTACCTAAGATTGAAGACAAGATTGATTGTACTGTTCATTTTGTTAATAACCCATTTTTTGAAATAAAGGGAACGGGTGTTAAACAATATAAAGTACTGTTTTACGATAACGGTAATTTAATTTATAATACCGAATTAAAACCTAACATGTGGACTAAACTTAATAGACAATACTATACTGATTGGGATATTAAAGTTTTTGATGGTGATGAGTTAATTTATAGTTATAAACCTAATTTCGATAACAAAAGAGTATTCATTTCATTTGATTCTAGTTCTCTCGGTGATAGTGTTGCTTGGATACCATATGTTTTAGAGTTTAAAAAGAAACACAATTGTCATGTAATTGTTTCAACATTTTGGAATAAATTATTTAGAAACTCTTATCCTGAACTTGAATTTGTCGAGCCAAGTGCTACAGCTCATGATTTAATTGCTATGTATACTATTGGGTGGTTCTATGATACAAATAAAGAACCCGAATTACCAAATACAATCCCATTACAAAAAGCAATAACAAATATCATTGGTTTAGAGTTTAACGAAATTAAACCAAAAATTGATTTTATCCCATCTAAACGACCATTTATTGAGAAGTATGTGACTATCGCAAATGAATCAACTGCGGGTGTTAAGTATTGGAATAACCCAAATGGGTGGAGAGAACTTATTGATTATCTAACGTCAAAAGGTTACAAAGTAATTAATGTATCCAAAGAAAGTAACCGTATGGATGGTGTTACTAAATTAAAAGACACATCAATTGAGAGTACGATGAATTGTATTCATCATAGTGAATTCTTTATTGGACTATCAAGTGGTTTATCATGGTTATCATGGGCGTTAGGTAAACACGTTGTTATGATTTCTAACTTTACGGAACCTGACCATGAATTTACATCTAATTGTACAAGAATAACGAATCCTTCAGTTTGTAACGGATGTTGGAATAACCCAATGTTTAAATTTGATAAAGGTGATTGGAATTGGTGTCCTGAACATAAAGGAACTGAAAGACAGTTTGAATGCCATAAATCAATAACATCTCAAATGGTTATTGATAGAATACAACATTTATTATAATGAATATTAAAGTTTCAATTGGAGAAATAGTTGATAAATTATCAATTCTAAACATTAAAAAAAACAATATTACCGAAGAGTCCAAACTATTTAATATTATTACAGAATACGATTATCTATATGATGTCGTATTTAATCAATTAAAAATTGAATCAGACGATTTTAATAATTTATTATTAGTTAATGAAAGTCTTTGGAAGATTGAAGATGATATCCGTGATAAAGAACGAGATAAAGTATTTGATATTGAATTTATTGAACTTGCTAGGTCGGTATACACAACAAATGATAAAAGAGCCGAAATTAAAAAAGAAATTAATTTAAAATATGGCTCCTTATTTGTTGAGGAAAAATCATATTCAAATTATTGTTAATATTAAAAAATCGCATTAACAAAATCATTGGAAGTATTATAAGTAATACCATCTATTGTTGCCGATTCAACACACATACCATAAATTTGATTATCTAATTCTATTGTTAGATTTATTGCATCTGCAATTTGATAACCAAATTCATAATGTTCATTTGTAAAAAACCTATCTTCATTATTCCAATTAAGACCATTTTCTATTTTTATAACATTTAACATTTTTTATTTTTTTATTTTTTTATTTTAATATTCCCATATTTTCATATATATTTGAGAAACACTATCTGATGCACTAGTTAATTGACAAGTTGCAAAGATATAAACGTCATTTACCCAATTAATATTTGTATTTGTTTTTCGACCCCTAACATATTCACTAGCAATTTGAAATGTGCTAGAAAATGTTTCTGTTCCTTGTAGAGTACCTGTTCCTGTTCCTGTTTGTTCGTAAATAAATAAATGTCTACTAAAAAAAGCAAACCCATTTCCTGTTGCGGTACCGCGCACAGCTATTTGACTAGCACCAGAAACAGATACTGATGTATTAACAAAAAACGTATAACCGTTTGTTCCACCAATACCAGTCTTAGAAAATAAACTTGTTATTTGAATTAAATCTCCTGATGTATATGTACCTCCTGGAACTAATAAAGATTGCATAATTACTTGACTCGTCGTACCGGATGAAGTTACGGGAGTTGTGTTGTAAATACTATTCATTCCCTTTCCGTTTATTTTTGTGTTCATACCTCTATTGTTATTCCTAATGATTTTATGGTATCCGTACCGGATGCTCTAAGTCCTGTAATAAAAAACTTACCACCTCTTGGTAACCAATCTGTAAATGAAAATGAACTCACAGTTGTTGCAAAGTCACCTATATCATTAAAGAAGTTAGCAGTTGAAAACATACCCTTTGCGGTTGATGAGCTATCAAAACAAAAAACTCTATATATATATGGGGATAAATCAGTTGTTGATGGTGACCCACCAGTTGCTAATAATAATGCACCAGATAAACTTTCCGATGTATTAAAATAAAGTTTTAGTGTTATTTGGTTATTTGCCCCACTTTTTATAAAGTTAGCTCTGATTAAAATTATTGCCCCTGAAATTAAAAAATCAGGAGGTAAATCAACTGAACCTATAATCGTTTCAGTTGCACAAGCAAAAGAGGTACCAATTGTCCCATTTTGAGCCATTCTTAATAATTTACCATTTCGTTTTCTTATCATATTAAACTAATTTTGTTACAATATATGTTGACCATTCAACGTCTGCAGGAAATACAGTTACTGCTGTACTCGAAATTATTGTAATAATAATATAATTATCTACAGTCCAATCTATAGTGGTGATGTTGCTGTATGCAATGGAAGGACTTAGGTCTATCACCCCGGTGTAAGTCGTTCCTTCATTTAATACATATGTTGAATTACTAACATTTTGAATAAACAATCTTCGAAATATTGGTGTTAATACGTTAACTGTGCCCGCTTGTGAACTTGTACCAACTAAAGTTTGTGAAGTATTAATAGATGGGCCAATACGGATTTTAACAATTACATTTTGATTTGTGCCAGTTTTTACCACTCTATTAAGTATATCAACTATATCATATTGCGCAAATGTGTTAGCTGGTATTAGAACACTATCAATAACCGCTTCGGTAAAAGTTATTGTTTGACCTGAGCTACTCATTAACCCTTCTTTTGGTGGATTATAAGTTTGACCTTCAACTGTTCTAATCATAGTTTATTTATTAAATTTCTACCCAATCATTTGAAGGATTAAAGTAAATTATATCATATAATGCACTTATTTGGTAACCAACAATCCTTACAATGTCTAAAGCTCCTGAAGGGGCGGTTGATGTTAAATCACCAGTTGTTGTGGAAAGGTAAAGTATTTTTCCGTCCGTTGAGGTAAATGCCGCGTTTTTAACATAACCCCTAACTACAAGTCCATCCGAAACTGTTGTACCTAAAGCAACCCCTAACATTCCTGTAGCACCTGATGCCGCGTTTGCATCGGTTAAAGTCCACGCAAGTGAAGTATTTAAATAATAAACTTTTCCTGCCGTTAAACTTGCTCCAGTACCAAATGTCACAATATCACCATAACCACCAGTGGTTCCGGATAATTGAGCAATTGGGTTATGAATATTAACCATTGAACCGGTAATTGTAAAAACACTAGGCGGACCTGAACTAAAAGTTAAATAAGTTTCAGCGACGGCAGCATTTGTAGTACCGTCGGATGTTAATACTCTATTATCACTTGGAGTTGAAATGGTGTTAAATCCAGTTCCACTAGTTCCTGAAGTTCCACCTCCACCACCGCCTCCGCCACCGCTTGTTCCTGAAGTTCCACTACCTCCTCCACCTGTTACAGTTACTGTAACTGAAGTACCTGTACCTGTAACTGAAACACCTGTACCAACAAAGTTCATTGATGTTACACCTGCGGTTACTAATGTTCCTTCATCTGAAACAGATAAAGATACTCCTGAAGTACCACTTAAACCTGAAGTTCCGCTAGTACCTGAAGAACCACTTGTTCCACTTGAACCTGATGAACCTGAAGTTCCACTAGTTCCTGATGAACCTGAAGTTCCACTAGTTCCTGAAGAACCTGAAGTTCCTCTTGTTCCGCTAGTTCCTGAAGAACCACTCGTACCTGAAGTTCCACTTAAACCTGAAGTTCCGCTAGTTCCTGAAGAACCACTTGTTCCACTTGAACCTGAAGTTCCGCTAGTACCTGAAGAACCACTTGTTCCACTTGAACCTGATGAACCACTTGTACCTGATGTTCCTGATGAACCACTCGTACCTGAAGTACCACTTGAACCTGATGTTCCACTAGTTCCTGAAGAACCTGAAGTTCCTCTTGTTCCGCTAGTTCCTGAAGAACCACTTGTACCTGATGTTCCTGAAGAACCACTTGTTCCACTTGAACCTGATGAACCTGAAGTTCCACTAGTTCCTGAAGAACCACTCGTACCTGAAGTACCACTTGAACCTGATGTTCCGCTAGTTCCTGAAGTTCCACTTAAACCTGAAGTTCCGCTAGTACCTGAAGAACCACTTGTTCCACTTGAACCTGATGAACCACTTGTACCTGATGTTCCACTAGTTCCTGAAGAACCTGAAGTTCCTCTTGTTCCGCTAGTTCCTGAAGAACCACTTGTACCTGATGTTCCTGAAGAACCACTTGTTCCACTTGAACCTGATGAACCTGAAGTT